ACATTTGACACATATCAAGATTGTGATGTTCTCATGCTTGAGTTTGGTGGAACTAATTTGCAGTTCTATCAGAAGTACTGGGATAAAACTGTTGAGATGATTAAAGCACATAAGGGTCGCATCATCTTTTTGAATGACGATCCAGATCTTCCATTCCTTTGGGAGTTGTTACCTGATGAAGATTGGTCACGTTGGACTATTGCAGCCAATGCGACTGAGTGTAATGAAGTTGCAACTATCCTGAAGTGTCCTATCGGAACTACAACTGTTGATTTACCCATGGCATCTGGTATGGAGTTTGCTGAATTTCATCCAGGTAATATTGAGAAGGTGGTTTACATTGGTAGACCAAATGGCAGAACCAAATACTTCAAAGAGTTTACTTCTTCACGTTGTCTTCAAGTTGCAGGTAAAGAAGCTGAATGGGATGATTTTGAAGCACTTGAGATTCTACCAAACCCACAGCAAAGAGATCGTAGAAAGTTCTATCAACAGTTCTATGGCTGTCTAGCTGTCTATGACGATAAACATAAGAAGTCTGGTTGGAGAACTGGTCGTGCATATCATGCTCTTTATGCAGGTATTCCTGTCTGCGCACCGAAAGGTAACAATGGTTTGAATTGGTGTTTCCCTACAGATACCAAAATGGAGTTGGATAAGTTTGCGTCATTCCCAGAGGAAGTCCGTAGAAATATCTGGGAAAAGCAGAAAGCTGTTGTAGAAAAGACTGGAAAGGTTGATCCATTAATCCTATGATAGTTTCTTATGACATCGATGGGGTTCTGGCTGCTCAGCCACCGCCATCCGAAATGAAGTGGGGTAAAATGAATGGGGTTCAAAGAAAGGCTAGGAAGGACTTTTTGTACGATTGGTACGAGAATGCCGAGAAACTTATAGAGCCAGTTGAGACCCAATTTTACGCCATTTCTGCAAGAAAACGAGAGCCAAGAATACATACAATCACAAAAGACTGGCTGAATAAATATTATGGTGGAAGAGTAATTTCCTTCCATCTTCTAGATAATACCAGAACTGTTGAAAATGTAGTCCGATTTAAGTCCGAAAGGGTGCTTGAATTGGGTATACAACGACATTATGAAGACAACAAAAAAGTACTGAGAGGGATGCGCAAACTGTTACCCCAAACTGTTGAGTTGTATTTTTGGGAAAGGGGTATGCAGGAGCCAGTTCCTTTTATCAAATAGGGCTGAATATGAAGTTCCTGGAAAATTATAACTCCGACTGGATGGACATGCTCAATTTTTATGAGCGTCCATTTAGGGCTAAACTTGTTCCAGCAAAAGTCCTCAAGGATCTAGACAAGTATAGAAACGATTCAAAAGGTTTAGCCAACTATCTTAAAAAGTGGCGAACTAAAGTTGTATGGAGAGAAGAGAAGTCTAAGGCTAGTTGGACTGAGAAGTATGTTTGTATTGGTGGTGAGTATGATCCAGAAAATAGACAGTCACTTTTAATAATACATACAACCAAATTTGATACATTTAATTTCAATGACCAAGTTTGGGAAAAGTTTAAGTTTCGTTTATTGCAAACTTTGATGCATGAGATAATTCACTTCATGCAATATGATAGACGTGATGATACATGGAGCAATTATGTTGTTCCTTATAAGAAAGTTGGTATAGCCAAAAAAGACGCAGAAAGAAAGTACCTTTCTGAGTTCGATGAGATACAAGCATATGCTCATTGTGTATACCTAGACTTCAAAGTACTAAGACCAAACGTAGATATTAATACGCTACTAAATCGCTGCAAGAAATCTCGCGATTCAAAAACCCTCCACTATTTCCTCAAGACATTCGACTACGACTTCCGAAACAATGAATCTCCAAGAAAGATCATTGACCAGATCGGTAAGTGGGATCGCAAATACGAGAAAGTTATTCGTAGACAGCGCAGACCTAAATAGTACAATAATTATTGTACGGGGTTCCCATGGCACAAAAAGGTTTCGATTACGAGAGAAACGCACATAACGTATTGAAAGAATACAAAATCACTGTAGGTGATCCAGCTGGCGCATCGCACGATAAACCAGATCTTTCTATCGTCACTAAAAGTATATCAACATCAACAGGATGTGAGTTAAAGATATCCCCAACTGCAGCAGGATCTCTAGTATTAAAATACTACAACGGTAAGTGGGCATTCGCTGAAGACCTTAAAGGCGATCCTGAGAAAATCATGATGCGAGATATCGCAACTCAATACAACCTTCTCCAAGAAATGAATGTATCGGGTACTGCTGGTGAGAAGTGGAGAAGTAAAGTTCCTATTCTACAGAATGACCAAGCTGGTAGAAAAATACTTACTGGTGGTATTAAAGACAAACGCAAAGCGTATGAAATTGATATACAAAGTTATAAGGGTGAGAACGAGGTCCACATAACAGTCCCAGCTAAGGCTATCTGTGACTACTACAATAAGAAGAAAACCTACTACATCAATGTAGGTACTCATGGGTTCTATTTAATGAATAAATTCGATCCGTTAAAATTGAATGCCAAGCTAACCAAGAAGATCGAAGATTTCTCAAACTGCACATCAGCTAGAATCAGAACTAGATGCCAGCCAAAGGGTGGTGGCGATTACCAGTTCGTTATGACTTTAGAATTTTCAAACCTAAGAAAATCTCTCTATAACCTAGCACCCATTACATCCCAAAATAACGTCACTATTAATAGAACAGCTTACAGCTTAACTGACAATCAGTCTCTACTTAAAGCATTCGCTTCATAGACTTTTATAAATACCTCTGTAAGTCATTGTTTTCAATGGATTAAAATAACCCTTCAGAACGTAGGGTTACTAAAATAATGCTTTACTTTATTGTAAAAGTAGGGTATAATAACTGTATAGATGGGTAAAATGAAGTCGTTCCAAACATTCCTTAAAGAAGAAACCGAAGAAGAGAAACTGAAGCACATCCATCATGTAGAGGATCGCCCTCTATTCCATGGTTCTTCAGGGTTCGAACATGCTCTTGGTGCACTAAACCATGGACATGAACACATTAAAGCTGGGAAACAATCCAGCGATCTGACCATGAAATATGACGGATCGCCATCATTGGTTTTTGGAAAGCATCCAGAAACTGGAAAATTCTTTGTTGCTTCCAAGTCAGCGTTCAATAAAAACCCAAAAATCAACTATACTGCTAAGGACATTGACAAGAACCATGGTCATGCTCCAGGTCTCGCAGAAAAATTAAAGCATGCTCTAAAACATCTACCAAAGGTTGCACCTAAGCAAGGTGTATATCAGGGTGACGTTATGCACTCTGAGGGTGATGTTAAATATGATGAGAAGAAGGGAACTGCTTCTTATACACCAAATACAATTAAGTATACTGCGCATGGCGATGAAGCCAAGAAAACAGCCCAATCTAAATTTGGGTTAGTTGTTCACCAAAAATATGAGGGTAAAGATTTTGCTTCGATGAAAGCAACTCCTCATCCTGATATGAAAAGTTTTGGTCAACACAAAGATGTGCATCTTGCTGGTGCCGAGCATGATACTAGCAAAGTTAAATATACTCAAGCAGATCAGAAAAGATTCCAAAGCCACATGAATGCTGCAAAAGATATTCATGATAAACACGGCGATAAGATGTATGGTGCGATCCATCCAGAACACAAAGGTGATGCTGGACATTTGGGAACTTACATCAATCAAACAGTTCGCAAAGATACAAAACCAAACGCAAAAGGATTCATTAAACATATTCAGGATGTTTATGAAAAGAAAGCGTCTAAACTAAAGTCTGAGAAGGGACAAACTGCTCAGCGTAATCTTGGTTCTGGTCACGCTGCGCATGTTGAGAAAAATAAAGAGCATTATGAGAATCTATTTAAAATGCATCAGCATTTACAGCAAGGTAAAAACCTTTTAGTTAAGAATTTAAACCAGCATACTGGCGGTCTTGAGCATCATATTGGAGATAAGAAAACAGATCCTGAGGGATATGTTATAAATTATACGCACAAAGGTAAACAAGAACCATCTAAAATTGTTAATCGTGCAGAATTCAGTAAAGCCAACTTATTAAAGCCAAGAAAATGAAGACATTTAAATCTTATATTGTAGAATCAGAAAAAGACGTTCATCATGTTCTTGCTTTTGGTCGAATGAATCCTCCAACTGCTGGTCATGAGAAACTCGTAACCCATATGCATGATACTGCCAAGAAACATAATGCAGAACATACATTGGTATTATCAGGTTCGCATGCAACTAAAGACGGATCTAATCCATTACCACCTGATGTTAAAAAGAAACATGCAGAGAGAGCATTTCCTGGAACCAATGTTAAGGTAGCTGATAAAGAACATCCTACTGTTCTTCATCATGCTGCTGAGTTGCACAAAAAAGGTGTTACTCATTTACACTTTGCTGGTGGCGATGATCGTAAACCAATGCATGAATTGATTAAAAAGTATAATGGAAAAGAAGGTCCACATGGACATTACAATTTCAAGAGTATAAAGTTCCACAATGCAGGTAAACGTGATCCAAATGCAAAAGGAACTGAAGGTATTTCTGGAACTAAACTTCGTGGTCACGCTGCAGCTGGTGAACAGAAAAAGTTTGAATCTCATCTATCGTCACAGATGAAACCAGAACATAAAACAGAATTGTATCACGACTTACGTAAACATATGGGTGTAAAGTAATGAAAAATTTTAAATCGTTCTTAGCAGAAGAACAATACTACGAAGAATTGCTTATCGAAGCAGCTGATGATGCTTCCAAAGAGGGTGGTGTTTCCAATAACACTAAAGGTGTGTTGCACGAACTATTAGTCGGCAAACATTTAAATGGTGGTAAGCATCTAGAGAAACACAAGAATGAAAACGATGAAACACCTGAGCAAGCACACGAGAGATTAAAGAAACAAATTCACCCTAAAGATTATGATAAGATCGCTAAAAATGCAGAGAGTGCTGCCAATCATATTAAGGCACATATCGATTCTACTCACAAAGGGCATAAGATTTCAGCAGTGCATTGGACTTCAAAACCTGGAGATACAGAAAAGGTAACTGGTCACAAAGCAACACAGAAAGAAGATTCTTCTGACGTTTATGTAACTACCAAGCATCCAAAGACAGGTAAAGAACATCATCATGGCGTAAGTTTAAAAGTCAGCGATAAGTCCAGTAAAAACATTCCGTCTTCAAGTCTTGGTATGGAATCTGGTGGTTCAAAAGCCAGACAGCATTATAAAGATCATCAAGACGCAATACTTGCTGCTCATCCTAAATTAAAAGGTAAGAATAAAGACCAGCGTAAAGAAATTGCAAAAGCAGATCCTAAGTTGCATGATGATATTAAGAAACGCAACAAAGAACTTTTACATAAAGTTGCTCACGATCATGCTGCTGAGTTGCAGCACCACTTAGACAACAATAACCACGACCATGTAGTTAAACATATTCGTGAAGTTCTACATGCACATAAGACTCCTGCAGAAGAAAAGGGGCACAGTTTTATTAAGCATACAACATATCAAACTGCTAAGGGTGTTCAACACCATACAAGTAAGCCAAGCGAAGACCACGAACATATCCTTAAAGACCATAAGAATATTACAGTTAAATCCAGTGGTGGCTCTGTTCACTTCTATCACAATGGTAAGAAGTTTGCTTCTCAAGCCCATAAGTTCGACTCTCAATCTGATCCATTAAGTTCATTAAAGAGTGCAGGTAAAGCTGTATGAAAAAGTTAATACTGATTCTTGCCGTAGTTTCTTTATCTGCATGTTCTGTTATCCTACCAAGACCACACGACCCAGAAATGTTTGGTCGTTTAGTTGATACCAAAATAGCAGTTGATAAATTAGAATGTGGTAATCAGTTAATGTTCCAAAACGCAGACGAGTATATCGAGAGATTAAAAGTTTATGCTGTTTTAAGATCTGACCCACAAGCAGAAGCTATTGGAAAATTGCAAGAAGCTATCAAGAAAGCAGGAGAATCCAAGAACAAAGTATTCTGCGAATCTGTTGTTAAAACAAATAAAGTTAGAATCGATGTAATAGTAGATGCTTGGAAAGGAAGATAATGACTACATTTACAACTGAAGATAGATTAGTAGCAGAAGCACCTTATCATCCAGGATATGAATCTATAGGATTAGAAGAAATTAAGAATCCAATTATGGATGAGGTAAATGAATATCGTGCATATAAAGCACGACATATGAAAACTGCCAAAGGTATTGTTGAATTTTTAAGGGGTCCAAGATGCTAGAACAATTAAGAGAAGCAGCAGGAATGGGTGGTCCAGCAGCAGCATTGGCGAACGAGTTATTGGTTATTCGTGAAAATTATGAACAGGGACAGCTATCCAAAGAAGAATATGAGTATTTGGTCAATGAAATCGCTGAAATTCGTGCCCAACAGGAGTTAGCCACAGACGAGGTAGCCTGTCGTTGGATCGTTGCAGCAGCAAAAGCGTTAATTAGCGTGGCATAATTGCCTAAATAAATGAATAGAAATTACTTTATAGATGGATTAAATGAAAGATTACAGACAACTAATCAAAGAACTACCGTCCAGTACTATTGTTTGTGCAGTTAGCGAGTTTAACCCTCCTACAATCGGTCACGAACTACTAGTCAAGACAGTCAAAAAACTGGCAGAACAAAAAAATTCTGACCACGTAATCTATACATCCCCATCTAAGAACAGTATTATCCAAGAAGATAAGAAAGAACATTATCTAAATTTAATGTTCCCAAATACTTCTTTTAAAAGTATCACATCTTTATCGGAAACGATTAAAGATTTGTCGCAGAAGTATAAACATGTTGTATTGGTTGTCGGCAGCGAACAATCAGCCAGCTTGAAAAAAATTGTTAAAGAATCAAGTTCCATTCAGATTATTTCTACTTTAGATAAAGACCCAGATGTAAATTCTTCAAAGATGAAATCTTTTGCTACTAAAGGAATTTTTGAAGAGTTTAAGAAAAAGTTGCCAAGTTCTGTTCGTGAGTTAGATGGTCGTCGTTTGATGAACGATGTCCGTATTACGATGGGTTTAGAACCAATTAAAGAGCAGCTTAATTTGGTCAAAGATACTGTACGTGAACAATATTTCCGTGGTGAAATTTTTAATGTCGGAGATATCGTTGAATGTAGTGGAGAAAAATTAGCAGTAGTTAAACGTGGCTCAAACCATTTACTACTTAAAGAAGCTAGTGGCAAATTAGTTTCTAAATGGATACAAGACGTAATACCAACGGAAGAAAAAGAAATGAACGAAGACTTAACAGATAAGACTTTAAAAACCAACGATAAGATTAAAGTTGCTCGAGTAATCGCAACTATGCTTGGTGTGGATAAAGTTGAGGCAACTGCAAACGCTGAGTTGCTTGTTAATACTGCACTACGCAGAATCAAATCCAAGACTTTGAATCCAGAAGCATTGAACATTGTTAATAAGATGTTACAACTGGCTAACCAAGTTGGTATTCAATATGACACAAATTTAATTCCACAGAAACTTACTCAAGAAGAAACTTCTTTGGATGAAGCAACTCCATATTATAATAAACCTTCTTTCATCAAGAGAATGTCTCGCATGGCGAAACAAGAAAGACAGGAACGTGAGAAAAAAGAAAAAGAACAGAAGAAAGATGTAAAAGAGAATCACTGCAAACCTGGACATAGTTTAGTTGAACCAGGAGCATCTGAAACTTTACGCAAACAAAAAATTAAACAACAATTGGGTGAAGTAGCTCCAGTTGATGTGAGCAAAGTTAATCATGCTGGCGATGAACCACATGATGAAGAATGGGAAGATACTGGTATTTGTCCAGTACACAACGTAAAGCATGGCGAAGAAGGATGTGAACACACTAGAGATGTGTTAGAAAAAGAATTAGATCTTACTGATGAAGAAATCGATCACATTATTAATACTACACCAGATGATGAATTCATCGATGAGTATGAAGATGATGAGTTTGGTATTATCGATCCAGATACTGGCGAAGAATATGACGATGAAGAATGTGCTTGCACAATGCAAGAGCAAGCAATTCTGGAAGTTCTTTCAAGAACAGAACGTATGCGTGCAAGAGTTCGTTTTGCAAAATCTAAGGCTAAGCGTGAACGTAAAGCATCCATCGCATTAAGAACTCGTGCCACCACTAAGACTACAAACAAACGTGCACGTCGTCTTGCAATTAAGTTAATGAAGAAACGTCTACTCCGTGGTCGTGACTATAACAAACTTTCAGTTGGAGAGAAAGAGCGTGTAGAAAGAGTTATTCAAAGACGCAAACAAGTTATCGGTCGTGTAGCAATGAAACTTGTTCCACGTATTCGTGCTGTTGAGAAAGCAAGATTATCACATACAAAATATACTAAAGGATCTGGAAATGTTGCGTTTTAAAGATTACCTTACAGAAGATAATGCCAAACATGATGAGGCAGAAGAGCATTTATCAAAAGCCAATGACGCTGAATCTAAAGGTGATATGAAGTCATTTCATGCACACATGGCGGATCATCATGATGCTATGTCCGAGTGGCATGAGTCGAAGGGTCGTTCGGCATCAGCAGACAAGCATGCTGAAAAGGCAGATGAACACCATGAAAAATCTTTAACTGTTAAAGAAGCAGCTGTTGATGCAAAAGGATTTAAATCTTCAACTGGTGGCTTGACACAAAAGGGTCGAGATCATTATAACAGAACAGAGGGTGGCAATCTTAAAGCACCTGTAACAACACCACCATCAAAATTAAAAGCTGGTAGCAAAGCTGCCAATCGTCGCAAGTCTTTCTGTGCCAGAATGTCTGGCGTAGAAGGACCAATGAAGAAGCCAAATGGCGAGCCAACTCGTAAAGCATTGGCATTAAGAAAATGGAATTGTTAATATGAATGAAACTTTAGTTACTGCGAAAATTTGCTTAGCAAATACATTCTTAATGTATTTTAAGGCACAATCTTATCATTGGAACTTGGAAGGGATGTTCTTTCCACAGTATCATGAATTTTTTGGCAATCTTTATGAAGAAATTTATGGAGCAGTTGATCCAATGGCAGAAGAGATGCGTGCGCTTGATGAGTATGCTCCAAAGAATATAGAAGAAATGTATAAAGTTACAACTATCGATAATGATAATAACGCTAGTAATGTAACTGAAATGCTGCAAGATTTACAAGAAGCCAACAATAAAACCATCGAGAGCCTAAATAAACTGTTCGATCTATTATCGAAAGACAAAGAGCAGGGTTTTGCTGATTTTATTGCTGGAAGATTGGATGCTCACAAGAAACATGGTTGGATGATACGTTCCAGCTTAAAGAAAATTGGAGAATAATAAATGGCAAAAAAGAAATTTGCAGATTTAGCCAGTGCTTGCTGGAAAGGCTATAAAGCAGTTGGTTTAAAGGATAAGAATGGAAGAAAAGTTCCTAACTGTGTTCCTGAAGAAACAGAAGTAGCTGACGATATTATCGAAGCTAGAGTGTTTGCAACTTATCAAGATGCGAAAGCTGCTGCAGCACCTGGACAAAAACCTAAGTTGAACCCATCAAATAACAAGTATATTTTAGTTTCTGAAGAAACTATTGACGAAGAAGATGATTACTCTAGACGTCATACTGTAGTTGCTCATGTTTCTGATAATACTGGAACTCCTGCTGATGGTGAGAAGCGTGAAGTTATAAAGAAAGCACTATCTATATTGGCAGCAACTCCAAAGCATGCAGAGCGTGCTGCAAGAAAACATTTCTCTGACAAAGGATATAAAGTTCATAAAATCTCAGCGAAATTAAAAGAAGAAGTTGAGTTAGAAGAAGCCACAGTAAGCAAGAAAGATTATTCTTGGGGTAAGATGATGACTGTTCATCACGGCAAAGATATTTCTTATCCTCTACATCCAGAACACCAAAAGATTGTTAAGGGTTTACGACCAAGTGGTGAACATTCGAAGGCTATGTATAAAGATGAAACTGGTAATCAAGTTCATGTAACACGTGAAGATGACAAAGTTCATTTTGTTTCTCACAGAACATCAGGCAGTAAGAAAACTACTGTTGATTACAAACACTTTGATGAATCAGTTCCAGCAAAGAACACTGACATTGCCGATAAGAGTTATTTAAAAGATATGGGTAAGAAACCATCTATCAAATCAGATTTGAAAAACTTTAAGAACTTCTTGACAGGTAAGAAAGAAACCAACGAAGAAGTTGAAATAGAAGAAGCTAGTCAAACTTGGAATCATGCTAAGGTCAAAAAGAATACAGTTCACGGTACATATCATTCATCTTCAATGGATGTTTATGGTAATATGACTGCGCATAAAAAAGGTTTCAAAACTTCTAAAGAAGCTGACGATCACGGAAAGAGTATTACTGGTAAACGCACTAAAGCGTATCATCCTGGAGAAAGAACTCGTGCAGTTTATGTTGATGAGTCAGTTGAACAAGTGGTGGAAGCAGCACCATTCAAAACTAAAGAAGATGCTGTGAAGTATGCTAAAGAAAAAGTTAAAACCCATCGTGACAATCTTGATGGTATTGAGATTTATGCTCATAGTGGTGGCTTTGATGTTAACCACACTATGAACGCTAGTGGTCGCAACTCTCTACAAAAGATTAAAGCAAAACATATTGGAACTATCTACAAAGAAGAAGTTGAAATGGAAGAAGGTTACTACCAAAAGCCAGCATCTGCTTATCGTCGTAAAGGTGACGAGATTGGTGGTGGTTCTTCTAAGAATAGTGTTCCATTTGATGGTCCATATACAAAGACTAAACCTGTTAAAAACTCAGATGGCACTACTCAATCACCAATGAGTCGTGCACGTGAACTTGCTAAACAAGCTATTGCTGCAAAGAGTAAAATCAAAGAAGACGTTGTTGATGAACAAGCTCCAGTTGCTCCAGTTCCAGATAAGAAGTATATCAAAGGAACACCTGAGAATAAAGCATACAAAGCAACTAAGAAACCAATCAATGGTCATCCAACTAATAAGGTGTCCTGCGAAGAAGTTGAACAGATCGATGAATTAGATCAGAAAACTTTAAAGTCATATGTTAGAAAGAATTTAAAGTCTGGCGATACTAGTGATAAAAGAGATGCGGGGTTGTACACGGCAACCAATAAGATTGCCAAAAAACAAGCAACATCAACTCTCGATAAAAAAGTTAAAACCCTTGGTCAGACAAGACCTAGTGAAGTGAAAAACCGATATGAATATGAAGCATCTCGTTCTGAATTGAAGAACAGAGGTATTCATCATTTCGCAGGTCGCAGAACTAGAACTGAAGAAGTCGAACAAGTTGACGAGAAAGCACCTCCAGGATTTGAGGGTACTGTTAAAGCAATGAAGAAGCATAAAGAAATTGATAATCCTTTTGCTCTTGCATGGTATATGAAGAATAAGGGTATGAAGAGTCATAAAGAAGAAGTGGAACAATTTGACGATAACGGAGAGGTAATAACTAACATGAAAACATATAAAGAGTTTGTAGAATCTCTTGATGAGGTTAAAATGGCTGACTTACCAGTACGTAAAGTGAGTGGTCGTGGTTATGGTACTGAGTATTATAAGGGTGAAGCCGAAGCAGACAAAAAAGGTTACGACGATGAAGACAAGCCAGCTAAACCAGCTGCAGAGAAACGTGGTCGTGGTCGTCCAGCAGGTTCTACATCTGGCGCACGTCAGAAGGGAACTATTGCTAAGAGAAAAGGTAGTGGTGTCGAAATGACAGGCTATCCAGTACACTTGCCTAATTTCAAATAAGGAGAATAAAATGGCACTATGGGGAAAAACAGACGCAGCTGGCAGCAAGCCACAATATCTAAACACTGCTGGTAAAGCAGCTGTTGAGGGTATCTCTGCAGCAGAAGCAGCAGTCGCAGCAAACAAGGCTAAAGGTGTTGCTCATGCAGGCTGGGTAACAACTAATACATACACTGATGCACAAGGTGTAACACGCAACAAGACTGAAGTTCTAGTTGCTATGTCATCAATCACTGGTGATGACAACACTGATGATACAACTATCGGTGCTGATGCCTAATAAATAAATTGGTTGAGGGGAGATTCCTCCCCTCCTTTTAGAATGGGTTAGTATGTTAGAGAATATTAAAAGCGAACTTGAAACACTGAGAGCAGCGCACAAAGAAAAGATGGATTTTCTTACGCAGTTACGCAACACAATGATGCAGACTGAAGCAGAGATTCATCAGATTAATGGTGCGATGGCAATGTGTGAAAAATTTATGGTTTCGGCAGCAACTGAAAAGAATGATGATGCTCGAAAAATTAAATGATGCTAATTTTTTAGTTTATGCCATGCGACATTATGATAATCCGCAATGTCATAGCATAGCTGAATTTGAAGATGACCTGAAAAAATTTATATACTTGAAAAAATTAATATACAGGTATAAAAATTCAGGTGAATTAAGAGAGCGATTAATATTAAACCACATTATTGTTTTATACAATATCTTTGGTGAATCAACAACTAAGATGTTGTTTCATAAAATTGAAGAAGACTTGTGGCCACAACTAATCACTTTCTTAGTTTATCTTAATAGGATGCCAGAGACTATTCCAGAATATGGAATTAATCTTACTGATATTAAATTGGACGAAACGATTATCGCAGTATTAAGGAAGATATGAGCAGACTAATAGACAACTTGATAGCATATAGAATTTTAACTATGCTTATCAAGCCATTTGATGATACGCAAGCATATAAGTTAGGTATCATTGACGCTAAAGGTAAAAACCTTAAGAAGTCCAGCACATTAAAAACTTCTGCAGAAAAAGATGCTTATACTTATTTAAATCGTCTTGTTTTCAATATGAAAAAGATTATTAACAAACTTCCAGGTGGAGAAAGTAAGTTAAAAAGTCTTGTAGCTGCATTGTTTTTAGTTAAAGAATATTATCAAAGTAATGATAGAACTACATCTTTAATGGAACAAAGATATATTCAGATCTTAGAGATGTTAGAAGATAATGTTTATTTGGTAGAAGAAGAGATTTTAGTCAGTAAGTTTTTAAGTGAAGATGCAGTAGCCAATGTTGCTGGTGCTGGTGTAGCCACCGATACTCCTGCTCCATTAAAGAAAGATATTGCTAAACATAAACAAATGGCTAGACGTAAACCACCTCTTGAGGCAGCATAATGTGGTTGTTAAGTTTCCTTCCAGACGCATTACTCGTTTGGATAATTAATGGTGTATTACTAGCTGGTATAGTAGGTACAACAGTTTCAGTTTTATTTAAACTTGCTATTCGTTGGATACCTTGGATTATACCTTATCGTACTCTATTGCAGGTAGTAAGTATAGTGTTACTTCTGGCAGGTGTTTACTTCAAAGGTGGTTTGGCAATCGAGCAAGAATGGAGAGCAAGAGTTAGAGAACTTGAAGCCAAAGTTGCATTATCTGAAGAGCAAGCTAAAACAGCCAATGTTAAAATCGAAAAGGTTTATATTGACAAAGTTAAAGTTGTTAAAGATACACAAATAGTAATACAAGAAAAGATTAAGAATGTAGAAGTTAAGATTGATTCTCAATGTAAAGTGTCATCAGAAACAATTGACATTCTTAATGAAGCAGCGAAAAGACCTGAGGTCAAGAAATGAGAAAGTTACTCATTATTATACCAATAGTATTTTTGCTATCTGGTTGTTTAACCACACCAGTCAAGCGTAAGTTCCCAGAAGTTCCACAAGCACTTTTGGTATCATGTCCTGACTTAAAACAGATAGAAACAACTGATAAACTTTCTGAGGTTATCAAAGTTGTCTCTGACAATTATGGTATGTACCATGAATGTCGCATTGCAGTAGAAACTTGGATAGAGTGGTACAAGACACAAAAAGACATTTTTGATAGTGTGAAATGAGTCTTGTGTAATGATAACTAATAACGAAAATTTTCCTACTATGTTAGATCAAGAAAGAGTAGCCAAATTGGAAACACAGGTCGAAGCCATCAAAGAAGATGTCGGCGAAGTAAAGAATGACATCAAAGAATTGCATTCTAGAATTACCACAGGTAATCGTGAGATTATGGATAAGCTCGATGAAAAAATCGATGCACTTGCAAAATCCGATTCAGAACAGCACTTATCTCTGAAGTCTTCAATGGATAAAGTTAAAGAACGTGTTGATATTCTCGAGCGTTGGAGATGGATGATTGTAGGCGGTGCAATAGTTCTTGGATATGCATTGGGTCATATTGACGTTTTACAAAAGTTTATAAAATAAATTTGCTTTTAATTGTGAACTGGGGTAAAATAGTTACTCTAGTGGAGTTATTATGTTATACATTGATGTTAAGTTTGCAAGTATTCTTGGATCACGTCTAAGAAATTTCAAACAGAAAAAAGATTACCTTTGGAATTATTCCTGTCCAGTCTGTGGTGATAGTACCACAAACAAACTTAAAGCACGTGGATACATCTATCGTGCAAAATCAGATTTATTCTGTAAGTGTCACAACTGCGGATATGGAACCAATCTCGGCAACTTAATCAAGTATGTCGATACAAAACTTTATGATGAGTATGTCTTGGAACGCTACAAAGGTGGTGCTACAAGATATAATGACCACAAAGACATTGCTGATACCAGTGTCGTCTTAGAAACTCCACAAGAAGATTTACTTGAGGATGATATCCTCGAGAGTCTTACACGCATCGATAAATTACCAGATGGTCATCCAGTTCTTCAATATATAAACAACCGACAGATACCAAAGGATAAACGGAACTTACTCTACTTTGCTCCAAAATTTAAAGCATATACCAATACCGTTACGCCAAAATTTCAAGAGCCAATAGTAGATGAGCACCCAAGACTTATCATTCCTTACTTCACTGCTGCTGGTAAATGTTTTGCATATCAAGCCAGAGCATTTGGTAAAGAAGAGCCTAAGTATTATACAATTAAAGTAGATGAAACGCAGGAGAAAATTTATGGACTCGATCGCTTGGATTATAGCAAACGCATATATGTTGTTGAAGGACCAATTGATTCGCTATTCTTACCAAATGCAATCGCTGTGTCAGGAGCAAGTTTTGATACCCCTACTATTCGGCAGCTACTTACTAACGCAACGATTGTAATGGATAATGAGCCACGTAATAAAGACATAGTGAAACAACTTGACAAATATATTAGTTTAGGCTATAATGTTTGTATGTTCCCCGACACCGTAATGCAAAAAGATATCAATGAAATGATTTTAGATGGTAAAATGACTACTGACGAAATTGTTCAATTGATAAATACGAATACCTTTTCAGGTGTTGAAGCAAAATTAAAATTTAGTACATGGAGAAAGATTTGAAAGTTAAATTAATAAATTATTCGCAGGGAACACCTGAAGTTATTGAAGAAGGTCTAGATAATGTTCAAGATTTAATTGCTTACTGTGCCAGAGTTTCAAACCCCAGTAATCAATACAACACAGATACAGCAGAAAAGTTGATTCGATATCTAATTAAAAATAAACACTGGTCACCACTAGAGATGGTGAGTGCATGTTTAGAAATTGAAACTACACGTGATATCGCAAGACAAATTTTACGCCATCGCTCTTTTTCCTTCCAGGAGTTTAGTCAACGATATGCTGACCCCACAAAAGAACTTGACTTTGTACTTCGTGAAGCACGACTTCAAGATACAAAGAACAGACAAAACTCAGTTGAAGTTAAAGGACTAACACTAACTGAACAAAATCTAATAGATCAGTGGAGATGGAAGCAAGAAGAAGTTATTTCTGCTGCGAACCATGCATATGATTGGGCTATCAAAAATGGGATCGCCAAAGAGCAAGCAAGAGCAGTTTTACCAGAAGGTTTAACTGTCTCACGTTTATACATGAATGGCACTTTGCGTAGTTGGGTTCATTTTATTGAACTGCGTAGCGCAAATGGTACACAGAAAGAACACATGTTAGTTGCACGTGAGTGTGCGAAAGTAATAGCAAGTATCTTCCCAATGGTGGAAGAATTCGTAAACAAATAATAATAAAATTGGAGCAATATATGGAAAGTGTCGTGCATGGCATTAAGGTTGACTACAGCCGAGATAATTTATTCGATGCATTGGGATTAATGAGATTAAAAGAATCCTACATGAAAGATGATGAACAATCTCCACAAGAAAGGTTCGCTTATGTATCAAAACAATTCGGCTCTAATGAAGAACATGCGCAGAGGTTATACGAGTACAGCAGCAAGCATTGGCTTTCTTATTCTACTCCCATTCTTTCTTTTGGTCGCAGTAAGCGTGGGTTGCCTATATCATGTTTTCTTAACTATATTGAAGATACAGCGGAGGGACTAGTTGATAACCTATCAGAAACTAATTGGCTTTCTATGCTCGGGGGTGGTGTTGGTATTGGCTTTGGTATTCGTTCAGCAGACGATAAATCTACTGGTGTCATGCCTCACCTCAAGATCTATGACTCCAGTTCTTTGGCATACAGGCAGGGTCGTACTCGCAGGGGTAGCTATGCTGCTTACCTGTCTATTGATCATCCAGACCTTATCCCATTTTTAGAGATGCGTAAACCAACAGGGGATCAGAATTTGAGAACCCTAAACATGCATCATGGTGTAAACATCCCTGATGCATTTATGCATATTATCGAACAGTCAATGCTCGATCCAAACTTTGATGATTCTTGGGAATTGAAAGACCCGCATAGCGGAGAAGTTCGTGAAACTGTTTCAGCAAAAGAATTGTGGCAGAAGATTTTAGAATTACGTATGACGACAGGTGAACCATACTTACATTTTATTGATGAATCTAATCGTAAGCTACCACAATGGTTAAAAGATAAAGGTTTAAAAGTTAATCAATCAAATCTTTGTTCAGAAATTATTTTACCAACTAACGAGAAGCGAACAGCTGTCTGTTGTTTATCTTCATTAAACTTGGAGTACTATGATGAGTGGAAAGACGATCCTCTTTTCCTTGCTGATATTGCAGAAATGCTTGATAATGTTCTTCAGTATTTTATTGATCATGCACCTTCCGCAATCAAACGAGCGAAATATTCCGCCATGCGAGAGAGAAGTATCGGCATCGGTGCGTTGGGTTGGCATGCCTACCTGCAAAAAAATAATCTCCCATGGGAAAACCCAATGGCAGTTGGAAGAAACAAAAAAATATTCAAACACGTTAGAGAGAAGTTAGATGAAGCGAATCAGAAGTTGGGGACTGAGCGAGGTGAAGCACCTGACGCAGTGGGCACTGGGAATCGCTTTAGTCATCTTATGGCTATTGCTCCCAATGCTTCTTCTTCCATTCTTATGGGCAACACTAGTCCTTCTATTGAACCTTATCGTGCCAATGCTTATCGCCAAGACACTCTATCGGGTTCTCACCTAAATAAAAATCGTTATCTGGATAAAATCATTCAGAAAGAATCCGAGAATCATAAAGAAGGTTGGGCGGATGAGGTGTGGTCAAGTATTATCGCCAACGATGGTTCTGTGCAGCACTTAGAGTGGATGGACGACTGGACTAAAGAAGTATTTAAAACTTCGATGGAGATTGATCAGCGTTGGGTTATTCAACATGCAGCAGATCGTCAAGAGTATATCGACCAAGCACAATCTCTGAATGTTTTCTTTAGACCAGATTCTCATATCAAATATATTCATGCTGTTCACTTTCAAGCATGGAAACAAGGATTGAAAACAATGTATTATTGTCGCTCAGATAAGATTGCTAAAGCAGATAAAGTTGCTAAGCGAATTGAGAGAGAAGTTATTAAAGAGATCGATTTAACAGCACTGGCATCAGCTGACGATGGTGCTTGCTTAGCCTGCGAGGGATAACATGGACGCATACGAATTATTCTGGAAAATAAAAACTATTTGGATGGATAATACGGATAAACAGAGCGGATCAGGACCAAAACATACACAACATATGGCGACGATGATAATGACTAGAGATGGTTATCGTGAGGTGATTGGAGCTAAATGGAATTCAGAAATAAAAGCAATAGAACTAATTACAGACGAGGAATAAGATGGTAAAGAATAAAACGAGTAAAATGACTGATGAAAGGAATTATTTCAAACCTTTCAATTATCCATGGGCATATGAAGCGTGGCTAAAACATGAACAAGCACATTGGTTACACACTGAAGTTCCAATGGCAGAAGACGTTAAGCAATGGAAGAAAAGTTTAACGCAAGAAGAAAAAACATTCTTGACAAACATCTTTCGTTTTTTCACACAAGGTGACATCGATGTGGCAGGTGGTTACGTTAAGAACTATCTACCATACTTCCCACAACCAGAGATTCGCATGATGCTTTCTGGTTTCGCTGCACGTGAAGCACTGCATATTGCTGCGTACTCGCACTTGATTGAAACACTGGGTATGCCAGAATCAACTTACAATGAGTTCCTTGAGTATCAAGAGATGCGTGACAAGCACGATTATGTTCTTGAGTTATCTTCGAAGAATGGTACATTGGCATCAACAGCAACACACATTGCGGTGTTCTCTGCATTCACTGAAGGGATGCAGTTGTTCTCTTCATTCATTATGTTGTTGAACTTCCCTCGCCATGGTTTGATGAAGGGTATGGGTCAGATCGTTACTTGGAGTATTGTTGATGAAACGATGCATGCTGAGAATATGATCAAATTATTTAAAGAGTTTATCAAGGAGAACCCAGAGATCTGGAATGATGAACTTAAATCTAAGATTTATACTATCGCTGAAAAGATGGTTGCATTGGAAGATAAGTTTATCGATCTCTGCTACCAGAATGGCGAGATGCGTGATCTAAAAGCTGAAGATGTTAAACAGTACATCCGTTACATCGCAGATCGTCGCCTTATCTCGCTAGGTATGAAAGGTATTTTCAAAGTTAAGAAGAATCCTTTGCCATGGGTAGAAGAAATGATTAACGCACCAGTGCACGGAAACTTCTTTGAGAATCGTGTTACTGACTATGCCAAAGGTGCATTGTCTGGCAGCTGGGATGATGTTTGGGGCAAGGCTGCTTGATGGCATTCTTGTACCTATTGGTGATGACCCACATCACCATCATTTGTGTTACTTTGTTTTTACATCGAGGGCAAACTCACAGAGGTATTGACTTTCATCCAGGTCTTTCCCACTTTATGAGATTCTGGTTGTGGTTGACAACTGGTATGGTAACTAAAGAATGGGTTGCCATACATCGCAAACACCATCAGAACTCTGACAAAGAAGGTGACCCACATACCCCACATATTTTCGGTATTTGGTATATTTTATTCGCTGGTGTTTTCTGTTATGTTGAATCCTCCAAAGACAAAGAAATGATTGCTAAATATGGTGTCGGTACGCCAGACGATTGGGTCGAGAAAAATGTCTACTCTAAATTTCCATATGCTGGAATTGTGGTAATGTTAATTCTTGATTGTTTATTCTTTGGCTGGTGGGGTCTCTGGGTTTGGGGTGTTCAGATGATCTGGATTCCATTCTGGGCTGCAGGTGTTATAAATGGTTTGGGGCACTATTATGGTTATAGAAACTATGATAGTAAGGATAAATCAACTAATATAGTTCCATGGGGGATTATTATTGGTGGTGAAGAACTGCATAACAATCACCATGGCGAGCCAGCAAACCCAAAATTAAGTAGAAAATCATTGGAGTTTGATATCGGTTGGATGTGGTATAGGATTTTTAATACATTAGGATTAGCAAGGGTAAAAAATGTCGACTAAATATTTTGAATGTGAATCATGTGGAGCACGAGGAAAGATCGTTCTCAAAGGAGATGACCATTCAACAGAAGATGTGGTATATTGCCCAGTTTGTTCTGCTGACATCTACGAAGAAGAGGATCTAGACGATGAAGAATAATGTGGCATTATCAAAACAAAACAGTAGAATCATTACCTGAGGATTGTGTTGGGTTCGTTTATTTGATCACAAATAAAACCAACGATAGAAAATACATAGGTAAGAAGTTAGCAAAATTTTCCAAGACAACTTACAAAACAGTTAAGTTGAAAAATGGAACAAAAAAGAAAAAGAAGATTCGAGGTAAGATTGAATCTGATTGGCTAACTTACTATGGTTCTAGCATTGAATTAAATAAAGACGTTGAGAGATTGGGTGAGGAGTCATTCACACGAGAAATTTTGTACTACTGCAAATCAAAAGCAGAGTGTTCATACATCGAAGCACGAGAGCAGTTTTTAAGGAAAGTATTAGAAACAGAAGAATATTACAACGGACAAATCTCTGTTAGAGTCCACAAATCACACATACTACACAAACTATGAAATACCTATTATTCATAACAGCATTGGCATTATCAGCTTGCGCAGCTTACTACTCAATTATGGGTCTGGTGGCAATTTTCGCAGCAGCTGTTATTCCTATTTTAATTATGGGTTCGTTGCTAGAAGCATCGAAACTTGTAGTAGCATCATGGCTTTATCGAACTTGGAAAGAAATTCCAGTGTTGATGAAGACATACTTTACATTCGCTTTGGTTGTATTGATGCTATTAACTTCTATGGGAATTTTTGGTTACCTAAGTAAAGCACACTTGGACCAAGCAATCCCATCAGGTGATGTGCAAGCAAAACTTGCACTAATAGATGAAAAAATTAAAACAGAAAAGGAAAACATAAATGCAAATCGTAAAGAACTTTCTCAACTCGATTCTCAAGTTGATCAAACCATCGCCAGAACCACAGAAGCCAGCGGAGCAGAGCGAGCCATCTCCATCCGTAGAAACCAGCAAAAAGACAGAGCCAGAATCCTCCAAGAAATCGGCACCTCGCAAACCAAGATCGCAAAACTCAACGAAGAGCGTGCGCCAATCGCCAGCGAAGTCCGTAAAGTCGAAGCCGAAGTCGGTCCAATAAAATACATAGCAGCATTACTTTACGGTGATAATCCAGAAACGGATTTGCTTGAGAAAGCAGTCCGCTGGGTTATTATCATGATTGTTATTGTATTTGATCCACTTGCAGTTCTAATGCTAGTTGCTGCCAACTGGCAAATGCGAAAAGATGAGAGTGTAAAGTCAGTAGTAATTAAAACTGATTCAGAAGGTAATGATGTAATTCAGTCTATAGTTCTTAAAGATAATGATGAATTAGAACCCGAACCAGATAAACCTAAGTGGTCAGATATGTTCTTTAAAAAGAGTCCATTGCCAATGGAATCTAAGAAGATTATCGAAGATTTCTTTGGTAAAAAGAAACCTGAAGAACTAGAGCCAGAACAAATGGCTGAGATGAATAAAGAAGTAGATGTTATTATTCCAGAAACTACTCCAAAAGTAGAAGAGTATGGAACTTTTGGACAACGTGAAAAACGTATAACATTAGAATCTAATGTTGAGACAACTGATAATATTTCTATACAACTTCCACCAGAAAAACCACCGAGAATGCCATTAAGATAAATTTCTTATTGCGAAAACCCCTCAAATGCCTAAATAATAGGTTACCATGAGTAGTTGTTGAGATCATAAAACAATTAAAATAAAGGTTTAAAATGACTAAAAAGATCGCTACAGCGGTGCTTTTTGTCATGGTTTTGTCCCCAGCGATGGCTGATCCCATCGTCACTGATTCGACAAGTAGATCTACCACAGATTCAACTTCAAATAGCACCACAACAGTAAAATCACCACCTCCAACAGCGGTGGCTCCAGCAGTCACAGTTATCAATTCAGACGTTTGCGCAGTAGGTGTATCTGGCGCAGCACAAACACAAATTCTTGGTATCTCCTTTGGAGCAACTATGGTTGACAAGAATTGCGAAAGATTAAAATTAGCTCGTTCCATGTATGATATGGGTATGAAGGTAGCAGCAGTTTCTACACTATGCCAAGATGAGCGAGTATTTACAGCAATGATGAATGCAGGAACTCCATGTCCTGTTGATGGGAAAATTGGCGAGCAAGCTAAGAAAATCTGGGAAGATAATCCAGACAGAGTTCCACAAAAAGTCAAGAGTAAAGACTAATGAGATTTTGGGGTTTAGTGATTTTAGTTTTTTGCTTGGCTCTATTTGCGCCAAGAGCTAAAGCACAAGTTCAAATCCCTGGAACAGATTTTACCTTAACACCAGTTAATGGTGGAACAGGTGGTTTAGTATCAGTACCAATTCCAGGTGGTGCTGGTTTGTCAGTTACAGTTGGAACTGGGTCAGCAGCACTTCCATTACAAGATATTAAAAACAATCCCAATGCTGTAAATATCTCAACATGGGATGACTGGTATAATGAAGTTCCACTTGGATTCACATTTCCATTCTACGGACAAAACTTCAACAACTCTTGGGCGATGACCAATGGTTTAGTTACATTCCAAAACCCAGCAACATCTGGTCTCTATGGCGCATGCTGCGAAGGTGTTGATTTACGAACCACAAGAGATTCAAGATACAACTATACCATCTATGGTTTGCATACTGATTTATATTCGTGGACTAATAATCAATATTATCTTCGTGGCACAAACGAAATGACTTATGGGTGGTATAACTCAAGTCAATGCTGTTCTTCTGCTGGTGGAAATAGTTTTGAAATTAAAATTAACTCATCTGGTTTAATAGACACTAGAATTGCTGGTGCTATGGTGAGTTGGAACAGAGTTACATCTGGTATGGCTGGCGATTTATCAAAGGGTGAGTATTTTCAAGCATATCATGGACAAGGTATAAACATTACTCCTGGGAGTTCAGGTATTTTTAGTTGGCAAGCATTAAGTGGCACTGGTGCTGTTGATATGTGTTTAACGAACCCACTATCTTCTCCATCATGTCCAGGTTATGCAGCTGCGTATTTAACTCAACAGTGTTCAATAAGTGCTTTGTACGATCCATCATGTCCAGGTTATGCAGCTGCATATTTTACTCAACAATGTACTGCTAATCCACTATTTGATGTTAACTGTCCAGGTTATGCATCAGCGTATCTTAACTATCAGTGTTCAATAAACTCTCTGTATTCTACAACTTGTCCTGGATATGAGCAAGCATACTTTAATCAACAATGTTCATTGAATGGATTATACAGTCAGCAATGTCCAAATTACGCAACTGCATATGCTACAAAAATGTTACTTGAACAACAAAACATGGCATCAACAGTAGCTACTGCTGGTGTTATAGCAAGAAACGATCCTTCAAATACACAACCATCAACTACAACTGCTTCTGCTACAGTAAGTTCAGATGGATCGGTTGCAGTTGGTGTTTCAAGAACAGGTGATAGTAACGTGGATAGAGTTATTGCTGCACCCGCACCAACAACAAACTCTGCAGCTGCACCGAGTGCTCCAGTACAATTAGCACCACCTCCACCTGCGCCAGCTGCTCCACAACAACAAGCACAGCAAGAAAGAAAACCAGAAAACAAACCCGAAGCTGGAGAAAAGACAGCTGCTCCACAGACTCAACAAGCACAAGGTGGTAATGAAAAACCAGCAGCACCAAATGCTAGACAAGCATTACAAGAAAGAAGACAAGCAGCAGCAAGAGCAGAAGCTGTAGAAAAAGGTAAGAACCTCGCAAATGAAATGGGTAAAGTAGCAGACATGGAATCTCAAAAGCAGATTCAGAATGTTGTGATTCAAGCAATGGGATTTACTCCTGGATTTGATTCTTATAGCAAAGCAATGATCCCAGATGGAGTTGGTTATAGACCATATACAGTTTATGGGAACCAACGAACTGTGGATAATCGTAGTGCTTTAAGAATGTTTGGTGGATCAGATAGAGTCCACAATGAAATGGTGGAGAGTCAATACGCAAAATAATTAATATCAACTCGGAACCTACGGAAATTTAAAGGATATTAAAATGTCAGAAGAAATTAAAGATGTCAATAAAAAGATTGACGAAGCAGAAGCAGCAGTAAAGAAGTATGCTAGTAAAGATACGGTTATCAGTATTGGTGGATATGAATTTACACCAGCCAAACTGATGGTTGCATTTACATTAGTGTCTTCATTGCTTGGTGGTCTTTATGGTACGTTTGAAGTCTATAAAGACTACATGAGTATGAAAAAGAAAATTGCTGAGTACGTAACACCTGACTTAACTGAACTCTATAAAAAGATGGAAGTGTTAGATGCAAATACTAGCAAGATGACTGAATACACAAACAACATTAAAAACGACTTAAAGAACGATGTTCGTAGAGTTGAGGGTGTTGTTGAAAACTTAGAGAGATCTACAAAGGCTAGTCTAAGAGATACTGATATTGCTATTAAAGAAATTAAAAAAGACTCTGATTCTACATTGAAAGAAGTTCGTAGATATAGTGACCAGAGCGTAAAAGAAGTGACACAAGAATTAGTAAAAAATCAAAAAGAAACAACAGCGGAAATCCGTGCGTTGAGAAACGAAGTGGACATGAAGATTAAGAAAGCATTGGATAATCCTCTGTCTCAATAAGGGAAAAGGAAATGACAGAGAAAGTGGACCTAAATAAGAAAGTAGACGACCTAGAAGCTGCAGCTAAAAAGTTTGCCAGCAAAGATACAGTAATTTCTATCGGCGGATATGAGTTTACGCCAGCCAAACTGATGGTAGCGTTTACGATTGTATCATCTACACTAGGTGGTCTTTATGGAGCATTTGAAGTCTATAAAGATTATCAAGGCATGAAGAAAAAGATTGCGGAATATGTTTCCCCTGATCTATCTGAATTGAATAAGAAGATGGAACTCACTATGCAAAATAGTGAGAAAGCTGTTCAATATACTCAAGATATTAAGAACGACCTAAAGCAAGATATTCGTAGACTTGAAAAGGTTGTTGAAACTGTCGAGCGTGATGGTAAGCAACTTAATCGTGAAGTCGATCAAGACATGCGCCAAATTCGTAAAGAAATAGATAGTAAGATACAGAAAGCATTGGACAACCCATTGGCTGGAAAATAATAACTACAAGAGAGTAATGGTATGAATGATAAACATCTACTGTGGCTAATAGGAGTTTTGTTACTGATCCCTATTGCGTTTGCAATAGTAAGTAAAGAATCATTCCGTTACCCATGTCAAGACCCATCTAATTGGGATAAGGAAATCTGTAAGTTGCCACTATGCGACGTTAACAGAACTTGTCCAGAACACATTTTTAAAGGGCAGAGAGATCCAAGACTCGGTCCACCAAAAGATGGTGAAGTTGCTAGACCAGCAGCTGCATCAACAACTACAGGAGCATGCAAATGAGCGAACCAGTTATGTATACAGAAGAGCAGTTAATGGCTCGTCTGAAGTTCTTCATCGGTATCTGTTTATCATTTACCCTTGTTGGAATTGTTTTCGTTGTTCTTTATTCAATTATCTTTGTTACTCAACCATTGAACGCTATTAGTCCTATCGACCAGAAGTTCTTTGAGTTAATTATTCCTATCGCAACATTCTTGACTGGTACTCTATCAGGAATTATGTTGGCAGGTGGAGATAAAGATGCACAGAAGAAAGCACTCGAAGCAGCAACTTCTGGCTGGAATAAACCAACAACTCCAGCACCAACTCCAATGAGTTCACCGATGGGTATGCCACCAAGACCAATGGGTATGCCACCAATGCCAATGTCTACACAATCATATAATCTTGAGCCAGGAGATCCTGTAGCAAGAAATACAAGAAACGACTAATATCATGAATTGGTTAAGAAGCATGGTATCTGATGGCCATAATGGAACTGTCAGCAGCAAACGAGTTGTAACACTATTAGCGTTTTTGTTATGTGCTTATGGGTTCGTTGCTGACATCCAAGGGTATAAGGTAACGCCAGCTTTATTCGATTCAATGATTTATCTTGTGATAGCAGGACTGGGATTCACAGCTTCTGAAAAATTCGCAAGAAAAGACAATGATAAATCCAATTGATCTTTGGGTTTGGTATTTTCTACAAATATGGTTTCTTCCATATCGTCTAGCAGGTGGTAGCGTTGATACAGCCTGCAAACCCTCAAATTTAACTTCAAAATAACCCTACAAACTGTAGGGTCTTCCCAACCCCTCTCTAGTAGAGGGGTTTTTGCGTTGTAAATTTGCAAAACTGGGGGTTTACAATAATTCAAAATGGCTGTATAATAGTCTTATGATGATTGAAAAAGGAAACAAAATGTTGAATGTGAATGTTGGTGATGTGATCCGTGCTTATGACTTCAAACCGATGGTTGGTCGTGAAGACTGTTTCGTTGAAGGTGTTGTTGAACAAGTTAAGAACACTGAGCAAGGTTACTTTGCTTACAAAATTACTGCTACCAAAGATGTGTTCGGTGGCGAGATTCAAAAGAAAGGTAAGCACTCTCGTGTTGGCAAAATTGTTTTCGTACCCCATGAAGTTTCTTTCATGGAATATGCTGGTCGTGTGATCAACTTGTCGAGGATTTAATTATGATTAGGTTTTTTATTGGTCTCTTAATTATTTTCGGTGTTTCTGGTGGTCTTGACAATGCTAGTGATGCTGATTTACCTTACCTACTTCTGGCTTGTGCTGGTGGATTTTTGCTGATGATTATCGGTTCTCAATCAATGGAGCGAAAAAATGATTGATCTAAATAAACTCACCCCAGAAGAAATCGAAGAACTGGAAAATTTGGAACTGCAAAAGCAATATGAGTTTATGTCTTATGCAGATGAATGTGCAAATGATGATGCGCAATATTATGGAGAACATTAATATGAATACAATTGAATATCGTGGTCAAACTTTTGATCGTAGTCATGGTAGCCCATTTGATCGTGGTGCTGCTGATAGCTGGTATAGTCGTCCGCAAGACCCGCACTGGTATCCTGAGGGATCCTATCGTGGCGATCGAGTTGAACCTAAAGACATGAGTATTGCTGAGATGCGTGCTTATTTTATGGGTTATGAATATAATGAACAGTTTGGTGGCAAAAAAGATTATGCGTGATTTGGTTTTTTACATTATACAACCTGCGATTATTATCTTCGCCATTGTTGTGTTTGTTTCAGGTTTCTTTTAAGAAAAGTCTTTGTGGAGGAATATCCTTGGTAGACTTTAAACAGCCAAAACAGCATCTGAGTGTTTACTACTATCAACTATGCCAAAGAAAGTAGTACTAATTTTGAAAAGGAGTTGTTATGTTAGCATATTGTGACTATATCGCTAAAGTTATTAGCGAAGCAATGAAGAAAGATGCGGATAAGTATAGTTCTTACATTGATAATGTTGGAAAGACGCAATGGGATTTAGATCCACAAGGAAAGTTTTTATCTACTCGCAAGACTATGTCTGTGATTGATAGAAATGGTAAAGCGTATCGTGTGACAGTAGAGGAAGTTAAATGACAGAATTTTTGAAGTGGTTAGGAACTGCGTTGACTATTGCTGGCGCAGTTGCAACTTCATTGGCTATGGATCCATTGAACGTGTATCTGTTTAATGCTGGTGCAATTACTTGGCTTGCTGCTGCAATAAGGATGAAAGAGAAAAGTCTTATTGTAGTCAATGCTGGGTTGTTGGCTGTATACATCTTTGGAGTTATCTACAGACTGCAATAATAAAATAAGTTGACATTAAAATGAAAGTAGTGTATAATTCAATTAAACCTAGAAATCCTATAGCAAAGGATTTGCGCACTCCCAAGTATCGTATGAGAAAGGTGGAGTCTAAGGTTCAGTACACACGTCAACCCAAGCACAAGAAAGGTAGCTATGAATATCAATATTGAACTTAACAAACCAGACTTACATAAGTCAGTTATTGTTAAGTCGCACGCATATGACCTTGTAGAATTTACAGTTAAACAAGTGTCCTTCGATAAAGATGGTAAGGAACTGACGAATAGTTATCATACTACCTTTTACAACACAAAAGAATTTAAAGATTTTTTCCAACCATTAGTTAATGAATTAAAAGTGAGATTTGATAATGACGATGCAAACAGTATTCAAGAATGATAAAGAGTTCGAAACTTTCAAAGAGTGGACACATGGACTACTACGAGACGCAAACACAAAAGATCTGTGCATTACTTTTACCAAAAAAGATGGTACAGAAAGAAAAATGTTATGTACTCTCTGCGAGGGAAGAATACCTGCAGACAAGATGCCCAAGGAAGAAACTGCGAGTAGCCAGACTTCTGGATCCGCAGTACGAGTCTTCGATACAGAAAAACAAGAGTGGAGATCCTTCCGTTGGGACTCCGTAATTAAAGTGGAGTTCTCGCTGTGAAAACAATTATTGCTATGTTTGGTGTCACTGTTGGTGTCATCATTATTATTGGTTTGGCAGTTCTTCTGCCAATTTTATATCTCTGGGCACTAAACACTTTATTCCCTATGCTCGCAATCCCCTATACATTAGAGACTTGGTCTGCAGCAGTTTTGTTGCACATCTTCTTCTCAAAATCAATTGAAATTAAAAAGGATAAATGATGAATTACGTATTGACACCTGAACAGAAAACTGATCTACAAAAAGCCATTCGTGAAATCAGCAACTCTATGATTCGAACTGAAGCAGAACGTGATTTGATTAAAGAAATTGTCAAAGAACAATCTGACCAGTTGCAAATCCCAAAGAAAATTATCAACAAGATTGCTAAAACTTTTCATAAGCAGAGTTTGCACCAAGAAGTTGCAGACCATGAAGACTTCGTTGAATTGTATGAGAAAGTGACCAGTGCTGGTACACAGAAAAACACCACCCAACCATAAGCACAGTCTTTTATATCTCATGGGTGTCACATGGAAATATGACACCATGTTCAACTCCACATTCACAGAACAAAACCTACAAGATTTGTTGTATGATGCTGGAGTTGAAACTATCGCAGTAGATTATGAACCCAGCGATACATATGAGAGTTTAGTGGAAGATTTGAAAGAACTCGCTACTGATGTAGATTATATAATGGGTTATAGTTTTGGGTGTTTTCTTGCTATAGCATCATCAACAGAAAATACCAAAGGGATAATTTTACTTGATCCTAATGCAGAAATAAATCATAATCAGAAGAAGTATATTGAGGATATAGAAACTGCCAATAGGTTTTTTGAGAGGGATTTATCCACTAAAAATAAAAATATTGGAGTGGTCGATAGATTGATTATTTCACCAAACAAAACTAAAACATTATTGTTGTTTAGTGAGTGGGGTAATTCTAATAATTCTCTATGCACAAATGGAATGTATTTAAAATTTTTGGGTGAGAAGAAAAAGGTTGTTATAAAGAATTCTTCACATTACGTAATGTTAGAACCAGCTAGATATATTCTAGCCAAAGAAATAATGGAGTTTATTCGTGCTTGATTATCCTGCTTGGAAAAATGGTAAGTATTGTAAAGTCAAAGACCTAACAGTTTCTGTTTTAGATCTTGGCTTAATTCATTGTGATGCAACTTATGATGTGCTTGCAGTGAGGAATGGTGAAATTGAAAACCTAAATGCACACCTGAGTAGATTCATCCGCAGTTCTCAGGGATGGAGAATCCCTGTTGAGTACTCTGATAACGACATCGAGATAGTTATTCAAACATTGGTAGCTATGGCACCGACTGACGATCTATTAGTTTGGATCGGTTTGACTAGAGGTATACCTACTTCTGGTAACCCAAGAGATTTAGCCAACTGTAAACCGAATCTCTTCATCTATACCAAACCCTACTATGGGTTCAATAAAGAAAATACAGCTACAGTTTGCTTAGCGAAGCAAAAAAGAAATACATCTATTGATCAAACGATGAAGAACTTTGCTTGGAATGATTTAAACCTTGCACAGTGGGAAGCAATCGATCGTGGATATGATACTGCTGTGTTATTAGACCATGGTGGACTTATTACTGAGGGTCCAGGATTTAATGTTGGGTTTATTCGAGGTGGAAAGGTGTACGCACCTGCCACGAACTGTCTTAAGGGTACTGTGATGGAATTAGTTAAATCCTTATGCGATAGAAATGGTATTTGGTTTGAGTATGGTAATATCCTACCATGGTTTGCTGAAACATCTGATGCAATGTTTCTGACATCAACAGCTGGAAATATAATTACAGTGAAGTGTTTTGAGGGTAAGTATTTTAATGATAATGATACCTTACAATATCTACAACAGAGGATTACATAATTTATGCTATTGTTTAAATATTTAGATAATTTACCTAAAGTTCCAGAGCATTTAATACCAACAGAAGTTGATATTAATGACAAGCGTAACTATACTGCAGAGATGAGAACAATGAAATCTTCTTCTGGAGATATACCAAACATTCTTTACACTAGAAATAATGCTAGTAAAGAATTAAACGACTGGATTGTTAATAACATCTCTGATAAGTTATTTTTACCTAGTATTCAGATATCACATTATATTGGTGGCTCTAATACACATCTAGCCCATACAGATTCATTCCCAAGGAAATGGGTTTTAAATTATGTTTATGAGAGGGGAGGAGAAAATCCTTCAACTAATTTTTATAGAGAAAAATCAAACCCTCTAATTCGTCCACATCTAACTAAACCAGAAAATAAAGATAAACTTGATTTAGTGAAATCTGTTCATGTTGATACTCACAGATGGTGGATTCTTAATGCTCTAGTTATACATGATGTTGTTGGTATAACAGGAAAGAGAAGTGCAATCACAGCTGGGATTGGTGCAATGAACCCATTCTCAGTTCTACGTGGTTATGAAAATTTAGACTTTAGTAAAATCCAAAACGACAATTGATATGGTTACAACAGAAATTAGTTTAGAACAAAATAAACATCTACTATTCCTTTTACCTGGACAGAGTTTATCGCCACGTGCTTTCTGGGACTTTAAACTTTCAGATGGTCACACGCACATAGACTATTTTCTTGGTGCTGGTATCGATGTAATCTTATTTGATCCATGTGGTTATGGTGAGAGTACTGACTATTATCAGTATGACAGAGTTGGATATGCAGATCAGATTGAATCTGCTATTAAAGAACTTAAGAAAGAATACGTTTCCAAAACTATATTTGGTTTCTCAACATCAACTGCTCCTGCGTTGATTGCTGGAGAAAGAGGTTTATTCGATAAGATTATCATTCACAGTCCATCTGTTCGCATGGATAAAAGATATTATGTTGAGTTTGACACAGAATATTTTGAAACTGGCATCGAGAAACTTAAAAAAGAAAGACTCGAAAAGATTAGTGACAAGTTGATTGGCAAACCAAATAGAATTGACGGATGGGAACAAAAGATTCTTGATGTTGTTGGCTCTACAACATGGAAAGTTCCATCGCAACCTGTTTATGATATCAACAATTATTGGGTTGATACTGGTCAACTTGGGTTCGATCCTGCAAAGGTTCCACCGATCCTAAGTATTATCGGTGAGTATGACTATGAGTCTACCACAGGTGGATATGATACCTTTAAGGGACTGTTTCCAGACTCCAAGGAAGTAATTATCCCTCAGTCTACCCATTTCTCTATGTGGGAGAATTCATCGGCTCTAACTCGCTTGGAAATGATCCAATGGGTCTTGAAATAACCCTACACTTTGCAGGGTTATTAAAAATAATGCTTTACAATAATTCAAAAGTAGGGTATAATTGTTATTAGAAAGTGAGGAATTATTCCTATGGCTATGAATACAGCGAAACGTAAAGAACTTATTGCAAAAGTTAATGGTAGTGAACCTGAGTTAAACTCTGCTAGGTATAACAGCAGTTTTCTTGAGATACTCAACTACTACAACTACAACAACGACGACAAAGATAAGAAGAAGTGGCTTATCAGTCATGTTGCAAAATCAAACAAGAAACTCGCAGCACAACTTCTGAAGATTGACGAGAAACATTTTCGTTATGCTGGCATCCTTGCACGCATCAGCGATCGTGGTGGTCAACTAGCAGAAAATCATCTACTATTTCTTGAGAATCGCATCAAAGAACTGACTGCGATGAAAGAAGTCAAGAAAGAAGTTATCGTTAAAAAAGAAGAAACCCCTACCAATGTAATTTCTATTCAGGAAAGAATGGATGAGAAAGCACACGATCTCGCTGGTGAGATCGAAGGTGCCATCGATGACTTCGTGTTGGGTGGTTGTAAGTCTGACTTCTCAGCTAAAAACTATCTACTTGCACAACAGGTAGCAGCACCGATTGCTAAACGTATCGGGGAGTTGTTCGTGCCAACAGCAGATGAATTGCGTGAAGCAATCGCAGGTGATGACGAGCAACTTGTTGAAGGATACTCAAACTTTACCAAGCGTGAACTCAAGAAGTTCTTGGAGTTTGTTGATAATATTATTGCTGACTGTAACCAGATGGTTCAGACTGCTAAGGCTAATCGTGCTCCACGTAAACGTAAGGAAGTACCTGCAGGTAAGCAGGTAGCGAAGATGAAGTATCTCAAAGATTTTGCAGAACTTAATCTAAAGTCTGTGAACCCAGCAAGTATCATCGGCTCAACCGAAGTCTGGTACTACAACACCAAATACAAACATGTTGGTGTATACAAAGGTGAGAATGGTGGAACTCTATCAGTTAAGGGAACTACCATCATCGGTTTCGATATTAAAGAATCAAAGCGTATGACTCTACGCAAACCCGAAGAATTCTTCAAAGGGTTGTCGTTGGGTAAACGTGCATTGAACAGTGCAATCAAAACACTAAAGACCAAACCAGCAGTACCGAATGGTCGATTCAATGAAGACTGCATTTTACTTGGAGCATTTTAATGATTTTAGTTGATTATTCTCAGGTAGCTCTGAGTAACATTTTATCATTCCAACGTGAGTTGAAAGGTAGCGAGTCTGAGATTAAAAATCTGATTCGCCACGTAACACTCTCAACACTCAAGTCATACAAAAAGAAATATGGCAAAGAGTATGGTGAGTTGGTTATCTGTTGTGATGGTCGCAAGTATTGGCGTAGGGAGTTCTTTCCCAACTACAAGTGTAATCGTAAGAAAGCACGTGACAATAGCGATCTGGATTGGACTTTAATCTTTGATACGCTGTCGCAAATTCGTGATGAGATCGCACAAAACTTCCCATACAAAGTTTTACATCTGGAACGTGCAGAAGCTGACGACATTATCGCAGTAATGGCTAAGTGGTGTCAAACTAACGCACTGGTTCAGCAAGGATTAGTGGAAGAACCACAGAAAATTTTGATTGTATCTTCAGATGGTGACTTTATCCAGCTGCAAAAATATGATAATGTAACTCAGTGGTCACCTATCCAAAAGAAATATGTTAAAGCAACTAAGAAAGAGTTGCACGAGAAAACCATTACGCATATCGTTAAAGCAGGTGACGATGGTATTCCAAACATTCTGAGCAACGATGATGTATTCCTCAAAGGCGAAAGACAGAAACCTGTTTCTGCAAAACGTCTGCAGGAATTTATTGAAAATGGATTTGTTGCATGTAATACAGATGAGGAACGTCGCAACTGGCATCGCAATCAAACACTGGTTGATTTTGAATTTATTCCTGACGATGTGTCAAAGCAAATTATAGATACCTATGCGGATTATAAAACGACATCCGACAAGATGACGATAATGAATTATTTAATCGCCAATAAATGTCGTTTACTATTAGATGAATTGGAGGATTTTTAATGGCTACAAAATTAGTTACTGAGATGTTGACTGAGATCAATGATAATCCAGTTAATATTACAAAATATAAAGATAATGGTGCACTGCGTTTGATTTTTGAGCATGCGTTTGACCCCAACAAGAAGTTCTTTCTACCTGAGGGAGATCCTCCTTTCAAAGAAGACGCTGCACCCATCGGCATGAGTCCAGCAAACTTGCATATGGAAGCTAAGAAGTTGTATGTATTCTGTCGTGCAGACTTAAATAAAGTGCGCAGAGAATCATTGTTCATTCAACTCCTTGAAGGATTGCATCCATTCGAATCTAAATTGATTCTTGCAATTAAAGATCAGAAACTTACCAAGATGTATCCAAAGATTACACAGAAATTAGTTTCTGAATTTTTCCCCACTGTTCCTGCACCAGCTACGAAGGAAAAGAAAGCAAAAAACTCTCAGGCTCCAGCAAGTGGAGCCACAGCTTAACTGCGAGGTTTGCAACTAAGAAAACTATACTTGACAAAATTGTAGTTTTCCTGTATAATTTTATTATGAAATTTTTGAAAGGTGACCAAAATGCCTAATTGGTGTGATAATGCTGCAACTCTAACTTCGAGTAAAGAGAACATTGATGCTCTTGTTGCTGTCTTGGAAGATAAAGACAATCAACAAGTTTTCCAACATCTACGTCCACGTCCAGAATCTGAAGAAGAAAATTGGTATGAGTGGAATGTAAACTACTGGGGAACCAAGTGGGATATTTCTGTTATTGACTGGGATCGTTATGATGATGAAACTGTTTGGATCTCATTTGAAACTGCATGGGCACCACCGATTGCATTGTATGAATTCCTGTTTGAAAATAACTGGCACGTAGATGCTGTTTATCATGAAGGTGGTATGGGATACTGCGGTAAGTGGGAAGATGGTGAAGACGATCAATATGAATATAACATGGACGATCTTGAATCTCTAGAAGCACTCCCTGAAGAAATTAAAGATTTTACTGGTCTAATTGACTACTATCATAGTCGCCAGGAAGAACTGCAGATGGAAGCAGAGAACGAAGCGTATGAGGAAACTGTTACTGAATGGTATCCTGTTGAGATTAATCCTGAGCAGGTCGGTTACTACGAAACAAAAGAAAACAACAATTGGCCATTCTACAAATTTGCAAAGTGGAATGGTAAGAAGTGGACAATCGATAACAAGAAACCCAAAGATCCTATTGCTTTCTGGAGAGGTTTGAAAGAACCTGCAGAGTTGAATATTATAGAAACTGCAATGAAAGCACACAATGAAACAAAAGTGGATTGATGCATTTATGGATACAGCTGAGAGATTTGCTCAGCTGTCCAGTGCAAAGCGATTGCAGGTCGGTGCGTGTGTTGTTAAAGATAATCGCATTATCTCAATCGGATATAATGGTATGCCATCTGGTTGGACTAATGAATGCGAAGAGATCGTTGAGGTTCATGAGGATGGTGGTGTTGTAACTAAAACGAAAGACGAGGTAATTCATGCTGAAGCGAATGCTATTCTTAAATTGGCACGTGATGGCGAGAGCGGAAATGGCAGTAGTCTATTCTGTACTCATGCTCCTTGTATCCATTGCGCTAAGTTAGTTCATGGTGCAGGAATCAAAAAAGTCTACTACAGACATTCATATCGAGATACCATCGGTTTAGACTTTTTAGAAAAATGTGGTATCGAACTCGAAAAAGTTTCGTGATCGGTTTTATAAATTATCGTCATTGAAAAATTTTATATAAAAAAGTTATATAATTGATATATTCAATGACTAAGTAATAGTGTATATTTTATTTTTTAACCTATAAGGAGTTTTAATGAAGACAGTTGGAGATAAATTGGAGCCATTCGTTGTCACTGGTGTTAATCCAGGCAGCGATCAGTTCTTTGATATTACAGAAAAATCATTCGAAGGAAAGTGGAAAGTAATCGTTTACTATCCAAAAGACTTCACATTCGTATGCCCAACAGAGATCGTTGCATATGATAAGTTATTCCAAGATTTTGCAGATCGTGATGCAGTTCTATTAACTGGTTCTACAGATAACGAGTTCTGTAAACTGGCATGGCAGAAAGCACACCCAGATCTTTCTAAGATTAAACATATCCAGTTTGCTGATACTCAGCGTGAATGGGATAAATCTTTGATTGACCAACTCGGTGTATTCTATGCACCTGCTGGCGCAGCTTTACGTGCTACATTTATTGTAGATCCAAACAATGAGATTCAACACATCACTGTAAACAACTTGAACGTAGGTCGTTCACCTGAAGAAACATTGCGTGTTCTTGACGCACTTCAGACTGGCGAACTATGCGCATGTAATCGTACTGTGGGTGGGGAGACTCTGTAATGGCTTTCATTGACACAGTCAAAGAAGCATTACCTGATTACGCAAAGGACACCAAGTTAAACTTGGACGCAGTCCTTTTGCGTAGCACTCTACCTGTTGATGAAGCAATGGGCTGTGCTGTTGCTGCATTGGCTGCTACAGGTAATGGTAAACTACTGGGTGTGTTGCTTGCCGATGCACCTGCTGATGCTAATGCAGCTATGACAGCTGCAAGTCTGATGGCTCAGAACAATGTATGGTATCCATATGTTGAGATGGCTGACGATCCTGCACTTGCTGGTCTACCTGCTCAACTACGCATGAACGCAATCGCTACACATGGTGGAACTACCAAAGCCAGATTCGAAGCATACTCACTTGCTGCTTCAATCGTTGGTAAGTGTCACTTCTGCGTTAAAGCACATTATGAGACATTGAAGAAGGAAGGTTATACAGTAGAACAACTTCGTGATATCGGTCGTATTGCTGCTGTGATGAATTCTGCTGCTAAAGTTTTGAATAGTTAATGAGCGTAACAAAACATGAATGGTGGTCAACCCCAGTCTGGGAAGTAGAGACTGGGTTTGACGATCAATTTAATAATAAACTGTTACAAGAAATTGCAAATATACAGGTTGTTGGTTCGCCATACAATTTTAATATATGGGACACGAAAACACAGAATATTTCTATATTGAGACAAAAGATTCTTAAAGTAGTTCAAGAATCAACTAAGAATATATTCAACCCATATTTTAAATTCAATCCGCAATTAACAAGAGGATGGGTTAATCGTCAGAAACAGCACGAATATATACCATTACACGATCATGGAAACACAGTTATGGCAGTTGTATATTACATATACACTCCAGAAAACTGTGGCGACTTACTTTTAGTTGATCCAAGAAATGCTCCACTATGGGATAGAATTTCTGAACACAAAGTTGATGGAATTAAATATCAACGGATAAAACCCAAAACTGGAAAACTGATATTGTTCCCAGGATATGTTGGTCACATGGTAGAGCAGAATAAATCGAATGAAACGAGGATTAGTTTAGCAACGAACATTATAAGTTGGTGATAGTGTGATTAACAAAAACTTGGGTTATTATGTTTGCGGTGGTATTGAGTTTTCATCAAAGGTTGATGCTTGCCTTTATGGTAAGACTGTAAACAAACCTGTTGAGTGGGTTTTTCATAATGATGAGTTTTCAAGATTCCCATGGAATATCGAGCCACTAGAAACACTTGACCAGTTGTATGATAGAAGAGCCAGAGAACTCAGAGAGAAGTATGATTATATTATCTTGAGTTTCTCTGGTGGTTCAGACACAAATAATATTCTTGAAAGTTTCATTCGTCAAGGATTGCATATTGATGAAGTTGTAACTAACCATATCACGTCAGCAACAAAATCAACTACAGTATTAGATCCAAATGTTAAAGACAGTTGGAACTTTGCTGCAGAACACGATCTCCAAGCAGTTCCAAGATTAAAATACATTAGAGAAAAATGTCCAGGGACTAAGATAACAGTTCTCGATGTAAGTCAAGTAGTCCTCAATTCAATGAATGTGTTTGATGATGTTGATTGGGTTCTTCATAGAAACGATCACCTTTCTATTGGTCAACTATTCAGATACAACTATTTCCATTTTGGTGAAATGAAGAATCAATTCGATAAAAACTTAAAGATTGGATTGATAGTTGGTCTTGATAAACCAAAGTTGGTAATCAAAGGTGACAACAATTTCTATATCTATTTCCCAGACTCAGTTGTAAACATTACAACTATCAATGACTTCAATCAAGACTACACCAATTTAACAACAGAGTTATTCTACTGGGGCAAAGAAACTCTACCGATGTTAGCTAAACAAGCACATACGGTTAAACGCTGGTTAGAAACTAATCCAAAATTTCAGCAGTATTGGAAATCAAGCACATTCGCCACAGTCAGAACGCATCAAGAACAGCTTCTTAGAAATTTAATATATACAACTTGGGATGATAATTGGTTCCAAGTAAATAAATCTACGAGTTGGTTTAATACTGAATTTGATATATGGTTTAAAACTAACCCCAGTATGAAAAAAGAATTGAGCATGTGGAGTCGTGGTATAGATTATTTGGCTCAGCAACTACCAGAATACATAACTTATGATTCTAAAGGTAGACCTGATGCCATGAAACAATTTAAACACGAATACTTAATCGGAAGAATGAAACCAAATTTTATAGTTAAGATATGAATATTGCACTTATTTCCAAATCTTCTAGTTATGACCATCTTGCTTCAAAATTTCAAAAGCAAGGACATAGTGTAGAAGTTTTCTACGACCAAGCACTTAAATTGACAACTATACCAAAATTTGTGATGGCTTCTGGTATTCCTGTTTGTAGAGACAGTTATGTTCATACACTTTTAACAAATAATAAAATACCATATTTCTTTGTTAATAATAAATGCACAGAGTATGAGAATGATAAATTTGTCACCAAAAAGATGTTGAGATCTTTAAATATCCCAACGCCAAATGGTGAACTTGTTAATGGTGCAGAACTAAAAACTAATTTTAGAAATTATAAAACACCATTCGTAGTTAAAGTCAACTACGCATATTTTTATGGTAGACAGACTGTAATTGTAACTGAAGAAAATAGAGAAGATGTTTATAACTCTTTGTTCGGTAAAAGTCTGTATCATATAAAAGATAATGCGAGTGTTGTTGTTGAAGAATTTGTTGAGTTGGAAAGAGAATACTCATATCATGCGCTGTTCAATTATAATTCTTGGAGATTCTTTGGAGCAGCCAGAGATTATAAGAAAATTGATGATGGCGATGTGGGGTATAACTCCGTAAGTTGTGGCGCATATTCAACTCAAGACGTTGATAAGATTGTTCACGAATACGCTGATAAAATTTACAAACATTTCAAGAAATTGAATCTTATGTATCGTGGGTTTATATTCTTGGGAATTGGTGTTAGAAAAGATGGAACTCCGATGATTCTGGAGATTAATACCAGAAGTGGTGATCCAGAATTGCAGGTGATGGTTGAGTGTATAGAGAACGATCTAGCAAGATTATTTCTTGATGCTAGCTGTGATTATAGATTACCAGAAATTAAATTTAATGGTAAGCAAGCTGTAACTATTTCATTAATTAATAAACACTATGACTGGACAATCCCAGCTTACGACTTACCAGATTTAAAAGATATCCCAAGTAATATAACATATAGTAAAGATCATTTTGCTGATGGATTAAAACATGGAGTATTGACTGCTGTATCAGAAACCAAAGAAAAAGCCAGTAAAATTATTTACGATTATCTTGATAATCAATATTTGGGGCAATATCGTTACAGGAAAGACATAGGGTTATTAAAATGAACGAGAACTTCGTTGTGCACTCATCAGAAAAATTGGCAATGACTCCTGCTTTGCCATTAGTTCTAACTACATATGCTGAGTTAATACAATCTAATTTGGCAGTTCCATTTATTACCTTTAACAATGATAGTAGAATTATTTGGGTTGAAAAACATGGGGTTGTTATAGGTGGTATTGTTTGGGAGTATAAACCTGACATAAACTGTGGTTGGATAATTCTAAGTTTCACACATAAAGATTATCGTAGACAGGGTGTGAATAAACTATGCTATAAAGTTTTAGAAGAATCCAGTAAAAAACTGGGTGCGTCTCATTTGTCTAGTTTTGTTTCTATCAATAATAAAAGTCGTGTTGATAGTATGAATTCCGTTGGAATGAAGCCAGTTGCATATAGAACACATAAGAAGTTATAAATAGTTCTTATGGCATATTCAAACAAAGTTATCGATCACTACGAGAATCCACGCAACGTGGGTTCTTTGGATAAAAACGACCCAACAGTTGGAACTGGAATGGTTGGTGCACCAGCATGCGGTGACGTAATGAAACTCCAAATTAAGGTTGACGATAATGGTATTATTACTGATGCCAAGTTTAAAACATATGGTTGCGGAAGTGCAATTGCTTCGTCATCGCTGGTAACAGAAATGGTTAAGGGTATGTCTATCAAAGATGCATCCCAAATTAAAAATAGCCAGATAGCTGACGAACTTGCACTACCTCCTGTTAAAATTCACTGCTCGATTTTAGCAGAAGATGCAATTAAAGCAGCAGTTAAAGACTACGAACTAAAGTGTTCATGTAAATGATTACAGTTACAGAAAACGCAATAAACAAAATCACAGACTTACTTGCTGAAAATCAAGAAAGTTATCTTCGCATCGCTGTTAAAGGTGGTGGTTGTTCTGGATATTCATACACGTTTGAATTCTCAGACAAAGAAGAAGATGATTTTCTTATAGACAATGTAGTCGTAGACTATATGAGCATGCAATATTTGACTGGTGCAACAGTTGATTATGAAACCAAAGCATTTGAACAAGCGTTCAAAATCACAAATCCCAACGCAAAGCAAACTTGCGGATGCGGTTCTTCCTTCGCTGCATAAAAATAGTGAGTCGTCACTACTTTTTATCCTGAAGTAAAACTTTCCACTTACATTTTATAAGTAGTTCTAGAGGGCGAGGTTCACGACCTTTCCCATTGAATGACGTCAATTCATCATGCTAGAACGTGGTATCCCTACCACTGTAGTAAAATCTCATAAAGTTTTAAAGGAAGTAAAATGGCAGAAGTATTATCCCCAACAGGTATGTTAATGGGTGGCAGCAACGATGGTCTTTTCGGTGGAGGTGGTGGTTTAATCGGTGGTCTTATCCTCGGTTCTCTACTACGCAACAACGGAAATCTCTTCGGCGCAGATGGTGGAGCAGCAGGTGCAGCTCTTCGTTCACCACCAGAGCAAGTAACGGCTAACATGTCATTGATGCAAGCAGTTGGTGCTGTTGATAAAGCAGTAGCAGTTGGTACAGCAGCAATGGAAGCGAGCCAAGCAACTCAAACTATCGGTATTACAAGTCAACTGAACAATGTGACTTCATCACTTGCGAATCGTATTGATGACACTAAAGCAGCAGTTAACTCTGGTACTATGGTTCTTGCTCAGCAGTTGAATGGTGTTCAGCAACAAGTAATGGAAAATCGTTACCAGTTGGCACAAGACATCAACAATGATGGCGACAAAACTCGTGCATTGATTACTGCTCAATACGAAGCAACATTGAATCGTCAGTTGTCTGATGCTAACGCAGCAGTAATTGCTTTACAAGCACGTTTCGATACAGCAGAACGCACTCGTGGTGTTGAAGTGACTACAACTAACAACATCAATCAGATGCAACAACAACAGCAGCAACAACAACAGTATGGCCACCTATACAATGCCATCTGGGGTCTTGCACAATCTATTCGTTCCAACAATGAAGCAATCAATGTAGGTTCTGGTACTCTAACTGCTAACCCAGTTAACACCAACACTAACATTAGATAATCTAACAAACACCCACTTCGGTGGGTGTGTTTGGAGCTTGTATGGATCAAAGTCAATATCAGGGAATTAATCCATTGGTTTATTTTCCACCATTCCCACCATTCCCAGTTTTACCTACTACAGCATGTGGTAATGATAACGATGTTATCAATGTCGTTAACTATGCAAAACCAAGTCCAGTTCCTGTAACTGAAGTCACCACACCAGAGTATACTGCTACACTTGCAGATTATTTTTTATGTGTAACTCATGCAGGACAAGTAGTTATTACACTACCAACTGGAATTACGGGAACTGTGTATATCATTAAGGATTGTGATGGTAATGCATCACCAACAACACCAATTATAGTTCAAGGAACAGGTGAAAATGTTGATATTGGCACTGCCACTATTAACACATCGTTTGGTAGCATCACCGTAATCTTTAATGGAGATGCGTGGAGTATTGTGTGATGTTAATCTTCACCAAAACTAAGGTTGAATCTCCAGAGAGCATCGAGGGCGAGAATCTTGCTGCCCATGTAATTCTTTCTCGTCAGAGACACGATTCCATTCAATCACGTATGGATGAAATTGAAGACAGACAGATTAAACTTGAAAGTAGAGAAAGCGATCTGCGATCTTATATTCTCAAGACTATTACAACAGCAGCATTTGCTTTGCTATCTTCTGCAGTTTCTCTCGGTATTATGATTTCTGATTTTGTTAAACATTAAGCTCTAAAAGATTAAGGAAACAATATGTCTTATTCAAATAATCCTACCTCGATTCTTGCGGGAACAGGTATTTCTGTTTCGCCGACATCGGGAACAGGTTCAAATCAAATTACCATATCAGCAACTGGCATACAAACTCTGGCAGTTCGTATTGCAACCACAACTCCAGTAGCAGTGACTAATGATGATGATGTAGTTTCAGTTGAAGTAACCCCACAAGTACCAGTTGCAGTGACACTACCAGCTGGAGTTACAGGTCGTGTATTTAATATTAAAGATGGGTTGGGTTTGGCAAATAATCCAAATCCAATCACCATTACTCCAGCAGCAGGAACTATTGATGGCGCAGCCACTGCAACTATCAACGTCCCATATGGTTCATTGGCACTAGTGTATTCTGGTGTTGAGTGGAAAATTTTATAAGGATAAAATATGTCATATCTAGTCCCAATAGGAACGACAACTGATCTTGGTCAACTTCAAGTTGGATCCAATATTAACGTTGATTTAAATGGTATCATATCCATTCCACAAAGCATTGAAATTACATCTGATGTTACATTTGATGAGATTGATGCAACCACTGCCATAACCCTCAATGGAACACCAGTTGTTTACAAACTTCTAGCTGGAGATAACATTAGTTTATCTGCTGCAAGTGGTGTTGTAACAATATCTGCAGCAACTGAAGGTATTCTTAAAACAACTGGAACTGCTACAAACTACACAGCAACAGCCACTGATGAATATATTGGTGTTACTGCCACCCCTGCTTTAATTACATTACCTGCAGGTGTTGTTGGCAAAACATACATTATTAAAAATGAAGCTGCATCTGGTAACACAACTGTAAAGGGTACTGGTGCTGAATTTATTGATGGAACTGCGACAAAAACATTGACTAGCTATGCAAGTCTCTCAGTTGTGTTCCGTAATGGTAAGTGGAATATTATTTAATTGGAGAAATAGATGTCTTACACTAGACCGCCAAATGCAGTCCTTGCTGGAAGAGCATTAAAGCAGAATCCTGAGCCATCTCCCATACAACCAACTGGTGTATTGCCAGTATCTTTGGATGTTGAGATTGCTTCAAAGAATCAGTTAGGTGTTGTTCAAATCGGCAGCGGAATTGAAGTAACAGAGGATGGTCTTATTTCCGTCACAGGAGAAGACGATTCAAACTGTATTTTAAATGCTACACTTGTAAGCGAATCTTACAACGTTGCTGAAGATGATTGTTATATTGGTGTTGATGCAGAAAAAGCTACTACAATAACATTACCAACAAATCCTGTAAAGGGTAAAGTTATTATTGTTAAAGCTGAAATGAAACCACCACTGGGTAATCGTAAAATTACAATTACTACAGATGATGGAACATTGATCGATGGATATCAAAACTGCATCATACAAGTTTCCAATGAAACGGTAAGATTATTGTTTAGAGATGGTTGGCGTATAATTTAAGGAGAACGAAAATGAAAAAAATGGTAAAAACCATTGTTGTAGAAAAAATGGATGATGGAACTATTTGTATAGATCACAATTTGTTGCATCGTCTATTATCTTGGTCAATGGCATATGCAAAGAGTGACGATGATATCGTACACTTGGTAGATGCAGTTGTGCAAGAAAGTGATGATGGAGACACTCTCACAATGAAACACTACACATACATCGCAGATAGAATGGCGAAGCACGCAGCGAAAGCACAAGAAGCGTGATAACCATTCTCGGTTTGATTGTTGTCCGAAAACAACAATAATTTAAGGTAAGCGTACTACCTAAACAGACGTCGGTTTTTCTGTTGTCCGATAACAACAGATTTTTTCACATTTATTTTACTTTTATTCAAAACACAGGTAAAATTTGACTAAATAGATTACTGGCTGAAAATAATAACCCTGCAAGAAGTAGGGTTATTAAATTTAGTGCTTTACTTTAATTCAGAAAAGGTGTATAATTCTTACATGAACTCGAAAATGATATCCTTAGGCAGAAAGCATCTACCACTTAATAGTGGATGGTCATGCTCACGCCCACAGTATACATTTGCGATTGAGTTAGACACTGGGGGTTTTGTAAAGTAAACTAATACAAAGTTTGTTTTCCAAAACCCCTGCGATGAAAATCCAGGGGTTTTTTGTTTTTAGGGCATCGTCCCATCTGTTCTTTAAAAATTTGCGTACCAAATGTTCCCGAATGGTGTAGTGGTAGCACAGCAGACTTTGACTCTGTTAGTATAAGTTCGATTCTTATTTCGGGTGCCATATTAAAACATATTGCAGTGGGTCTGTAAGTATGAGTCGCATTCGCAAGAGTGTCCGTGGACTGGATGTAGTGTGTTTTAATATGGGAGTATAACTTAATGGTAAAGTAGCTGGCTTTTAACCAGCAAATCAGAGTTCAATTCTCTGTGCTCCTACCAAAGTTACTATGGTGTTTATAGTGTAGTGGTCTGCACATCTCGCTGTGACCGAGATAGTATGAGTTCAATCCTCATTAAACACCCCAATGCTGCTTTAGCTGATGTGGTCATAGCAGGGGTCTGAAGAACCTCGGAAAGTAGTTCGATTCTACTAGGCAGCACCATACCCGATTAGCTCAGTGGTAGAGCAATCGCTTGATAAGCGATAGGTGAGTGGATCGTTACCACTATCGGGTACCAAGTTTATGCAGGATTAATTCAGTGGTAGAATGTTTCGTTGCCAACGAAAATGTCATCGGTTCGAACCCGATATCCTGCTCCAGTTATTATGGGACGTTAACTCAGTTGGTAGAGTTCCTGCCTTACACGCAGGCTGTCGGGAGTTCGAGTCTCTCACGTCCCACCAAATATGGAAGTGTGGCAGAGTCTGGTTTATTGCACCTGTCTTGAAAACAGACGATCAGAAATGGTCCGTGAGTTCGAATCTCACCGCTTCCGCCAAATTTACCCGATTGGTGAAATGGATGATCACGCTGTGCTACGAACGCAGAAGTGGAGGTTCGATTCCTTCATTGGGTGCCAAAGTTTTGGAAGATGGGCAGGATGGTAATGCAGCGGATTGCTAATCCGTACAGTTGTGAAAGCAGCTGAGTGAGTTCGACTCTCACATCTTCCGCCAAAGTTTTTGCGAGTGTGGTGAAATTGGTAAACACAGGAGACTTAAAATCTCCCGCTTCGGCTTGTCGGTTCGAGTCCGACCATTCGCACCAAGTTTATCCCCATAGTATAATGGATAATGCAGCAGTCTTCTAAACTGCGAATCGAGGTTCGATTCCTCGTGGGGGTGCCAGTTGTTGGGCTGATAGCTTAATGGTAAAGCAGTCGACTCATAATCGATTGAGTGAGAGTTCAATTCTCTCTCAGCCCACCAATGCCCTTGTGGACAAATTGGTAAAGTCGTCTCTCTCAAAAGGAGAAGTTGTTCTCAGTTCGAATCTGAGCAGGGGTACCAGAATATGTGAGTGTGCTGCTGAATGGTTAGGCGACGGATTGCAAATCCGTTTCATGCAGGTTCGAGTCCTGTCACTCACTCCAAGATGTTGCAATAAAATATTGCTTTACTTTAATTCAAGTATCATGTATAATTAATGTTCTTGATTGAAATGCACGATTCGTCTATCGGTTAGGACACTGCCCTTTCACGGCAGGAAGAGGAGTTCGATTCTCCTATCGTGTACCAGATTTAATTGCATTGGGTTACCAAACCAGTAGGATGCATGAGCATTGGCTGTCTCGACGGAGATGGGTGCGTCATGTATCAGGAAAGATGGAAACGAAGTCTATGGACGGATACGGTGGTCACGCTGGAGTTAGTTGGAACGTAATGTGGATGGGAACCAATCGTCAGACGATGACGTGGTTAGCTACCGAGTGGTAGTTGTTGCCAAACATCCCAGTGCAATTAAATGTGGTATTAGTTTTGCTGATGTAAGCCATGGGCTTGATCATGCCTGAGTAACTATGTACATAAACGGTAAATGCTGCAGCTAATTCCGTTGAGCATAGCAAATAGTGCGTCAGCAAAACTAATATCATGGGTGCTTAGTCCCGTAATGGTATCGGGGGGAGACTGTAAATCTCTTGTCTTAGTGCCTTCTCTGTTCGAATCGGAGAGCACCCACCAAATTATTTGGCTCGTTCGTATAATGGTCATTACGTCGGATTGTCTATCCGATCATGGGAGTTCGATTCTCCCACGAGTCGCCAAGTTAGTGAAAGGAAAATATGTATTGGGGTTATCACTTAATGCTTGATTGTTCTGAATGTGATGTTGATTCGATCAAAGATAAGCAAAACATTTATAATTTTGTCAAGACATTGGTGAAGGAAATTGATATGGTTGCTCATGGTGAGCCAATTATTGAATTTCTTTGTCCAGGAGATCCTGATAAAGAAGGGTATAGTTTGATGCAGTTGATTACTACATCATCTATCACTGGACATTTTATTGATCACGATAGACATATATACCTAGATGTGTTTAGTTGTAAAGAGTTTGATCCAAGTGTGGTCAAACGTGTAGTAGAAAAGTTTTTTGATTCTCGTAAGATGCGAATGAATTTTATTACGAGAAATGCAGGTTAATAGCGGATTAGAGAAAAGGTATCTCAGCAGTCTCATACGCTGCAGTTGGTGGTTCGAGTCCATCATCCGCAACCAGAAATTAGTCCCGCAATGGCTATGACAGATAATCCCTATTCTGTTATCCACACTTCTGCGAGGTGGGTGTAAGTCCCATCATTAAAAATATGCGAGTGATGGTGGACTTCGCATACGGATGTCAAGACCTGAGGATCGTCGTCCAACATTAGCAAGACACAAGGTTCTCTGTGTAGGGACAGAGGGCATTGTTGAAAGTGTGTGCGAAAGAATAAGCAATCCAAACTGTTATGGAAGATCACCATCCTAATCAAGTCAGCCCGATATCTAGGAAATAGTAGCTTGCTGACGCTACGTGAACGATGCGATTAGGAGAGTCTTTATTATCCGACTCTTAAACATACAACAGTACTTTCAACAATGTTAGCCCCGATGGTGGAATTGGTAGACACGCTGGTCTTAGAAGCCAGTACTTCGGTGTGCGAGTTCGAGTCTCGCTTGGGGCACCAAATTTCGGTGATGTAGCACAGTGGTAGTGCAACTGCTTCATACGCAGTAGGTCGTTGGCTCGAATCCAACCATCACCACCAGTTTTATCCGAGTGTAGCGCAGTCTGGTAGCGCATCTGGTTTGGGACCAGAGGGTCGGGAGTTCGAATCTCTCCACTCGGACCAATATATAATAGCCCTATTAGTTAAATGGTAGAACATCGGTTTTGTAATCCGAGGACGGGAGTTCGATTCTCTCATGGGGCACCAAAGTTTATTCCGAAGTAGCACAGCGGTAGTGCAGTTGACTGTTAATCAATTGGTCGGTGGTTCGATCCCACCCTTCGGAGCCAATATATAAAAGGAGATAACATGGCAGGTAAAGGCAGTGTTAGTAAGCATCAAAGAGTTGTTAAGAAAACTTCCCAGAATGGAAGTAAAACAAGCACCTTAAATAAATCTAAAAAGACTCACAAGAAATATAGGGGACAAGGAAGATGACTGATGGTGGCAAAGGAAGTAAACCAAGACCATTTAGTGTAACACAAGATGAATATGATAATCGTTGGAATGCAATCTTTCAACGAGATGATGTTGTGAGTAAGTCAGAAGCAAAAAGATTAGCTACTATGCAAATGGCTGATGAATTAGAAGAATATAAGAAACAAGCACAAGATCTTTGGAGTGATAGTTGTACTACTCCAAGATCAAAATAATTGGGGGATTAGTTAAATGGGATAACATCGGCTTTGCAAGCCGAGATTGAGAGTTCGATTCTCTCATCCTCCACCAAATCGCCCACGTAGCTCAGTTGGTAGAGCATCTGATTAGTAATCAGGAGGTCGGGAGTTCGAGTCTCTCCGTGGGCACCAAATGTCTCGATGGTGTAATGGCAGCATAGCAGTCTCCAAAACTGTTGGTTGGGGTTCGAGTCCCTATCGGGATGCCAGAAAAGTCCACTGAATATAAAGAGGTGGCAGATTAATCACCGAAAGGTTTGATTAGCAGCAGGTGAAAACCCTGCACCCAATGCGGGGTTAGTTTAATGGTAAAACAGCAGATTTCCAATCTTCGGTTGAGAGTTCGATTCTCTCACTCCGCTCCATTCTAATAATAGAGGTGTAATATGCGTAAAGCAATTGACATTGATGAAGTTAGAGATTTCATCATGGCACAGACTCCAGAAACAAAAGTTTATATCGGTGGAGATTCTGAACGATTTTTAATTGGAAAAGATTGGTACGCAGATTACATTATGGTTGTTGTTGTCCATATCAATGGAAACAATGGCTGTAAGATTTTTGGTGAAGTGCAACGTGAACGTGACTGGGATCAGAAACGTGATAGACCACGTATGCGTCTTATGAATGAAGTTTATAAGATTGCAGATCTATACACCAAAATTCATGACGTACTAGAAGATAGAGAAGTGCAAGTTCATTTGGATATTAACCCAGATGAAATGTATGGATCATCTTGTGTGATAAACGAAGCAGTTGGTTACATCAAAGGAATGTGTAACGTAGTTCCTATGGTGAAACCAAAAGCATTTGCTGCATCATATGCTGCTGACAGATATAAGTCGTTCATGCAAGCTGCATAAATAGTAGTATACTACTATGTGAGGATATTATGGAAAAACAATTTAAGTACGAAGTACACGATGATGTGATATCAAAACAGCAGCAAGAAGAAGTTTGGAAATATATCCGTGGACTTGAGCACTATGCCATGATGAAGGATGCCAACTATCCAAAAGTTGGCACTGTTGTAACATATTTCCCAGAAGAAAACAAAAAAGAATACAACAATAAAGACCTTCCATCATGGAATAGTCAGTTCATGCACAGGGTTACGTTTGGCAACTCTGAGAATGATTTAGAGTTTCGTCATCGACCAATCTACAAACTCTGGAAAGAAATAAACAAGCATCTCGGTAATAGATTCATCATTGATGGCGATAAAGAAGGATGCTGGTCTAAAAATAATCCAAATTTCTTGCAGCGTGTTTATGTGAACGTGCAAGGTAACGAAGAGATTAAAAGATCTCATGGTGTTCATCGTGACACCATCGATATGAATGAAACCAGAAACTACACGTTACTATACCTAGCCAATCCAGTTTGGCATCCAACGTGGTTCGGTGAAAATATATTCTATGAGAACGATGATCCAACAGGCGATCATCAGCAGTTCCAAAAAGGATGGGGACAATCCAGAGGTTTCTCTGTTGGCTTCCCATACGCAACAATCCCAACACTTCCAGGTCGAATCATCCTTTATGATGGTAGGACATTACACACAACCAGACCTGTAGCTGAATGGGCAGAATGTTTTAGATACTCATTAGCATTTAGAGTTCGATTAAAGGAGTAGTATGTTTACTATATTGGAGGACTGTAGTCCTTATTATATTAGATTCACTTATCCAGCAGCACAGAAAGTAATTGACTTATGCAATTACCATTTGGAAAACTATAAATTCGATCATGATAGATTTCTGACATTTGATGACGAAACAGGACAACAGATATTGGAAGAAACACAATTACTTCCATATCTTGATTTAATGAAACGTCGTGTATCAATATTTTATACAAATGGTGGATATAAATCACCTGTGCATAAAGATGGTAGAGATCACAGAATCAGTATTAACTTTGCTGTTAAAGTTCTTGATGATAAGTGCACTACAAGTTGGTATCCAGATGTTATCTCTCCAGGTTATTCCCCAGATCTAGTTGACCTTACCGAGAAACATAAAGTTGGTGGTGTGAAAGCTGCGAAAAAAATCGACTCACGAGAGTTTGATGATTTCGATGAAACTAAACACAAACCAGTTAAACATATGTGCGCTAAACAAAATGATGTTATATTGTTCAACACAGATATATGGCATCGTTGGGTAAACAAATCGAATCAGCATCGTGCGATGTTAACACTTAGAGTTAATAATCCTGGAACTTTTTATTTTAAAGACGCACGGAAAGCATTGTTTGGAAAATAACATGAAATTTCGTTATGGTAGTGACGACTGGGTACATTATGATTACAGCATAGTCAATCAGCGTGCTACATTCTCAGTAAAGCTGAAACCAACATCATTAGCCAAAGAAGATATAAATTTTACGCAAGCATCAGATAATGTTGCAAAAGAATTATATCAAACTTACGGTAAAATATACGTAGCAATGAGCGGAGGAATAGACTCCGAGTATGTGGCAAATACATTCCTACGAAACAAGATTCACTTTCAACCAATTATATTCAAAGCAGAAGATCTAAACGAACTAGATGTTTGGTGGGCTATTGAATGGTGTAAGGCGAATAACAGAGAACCAATAATAATTAAACAATCAATCAAACAATTCTGTGATGGATTGATTAAACAGTCACGCATGTTTGGTGTGCGTTGGTTTCCAGGTGTATATGCGATAAACCAGTGTGCTGAATATGCTAAGAAAAATGGTGGTGTTTTGACAACAGGTTCGGGTAATTATACACATTACCCAGATCTGGTCTTATCGCAGATGAAGAAAACTAGCCAGGATGTTTATAAGTATGACGACTACAGGATCGTTGAGGATGGTTATTACACCCACCTACCTTTTTTAGTTAGTCACCAACTCAATCCAGAAATGCCGATAAACTTTCTGGAATGGAATCCGCAGATTGTTTATAGCTACATAAAAGAATATGATTTAAATTTCGACAGTGCAGTTAATAAAGCAAGAATAATGGGGTGCGACAGGAGACCAAAAAATGTAGGATATCCAGAATATTTTTGGAGAACAGAACCACTGTTGCAAGAAGAAAATAGAAAGCGAAGATTTATTACTACACCGCAAACTGAAGTAGATTATCTTGGCAGTAGAGATCGAGTAATGAACCTATTGAGAGGAATATAATGGAATCAATGGAACAGAAACCAATCACTTATGTAAGACATAACGATGAAGTTGTTGATGAGGTACATAATCTTTGGCAGACACCAGTCGTCACAGCCAGACCATTCACTGAAGAATTTATTCAACAACTGGAAGCTGATACGAAATATTTGTTGAAGCCAGGATCACCTGCTACATTTAACAAAACTAATATATGGGAACTACCAGATCTACCTGATAGTTTTAGAGAAGTAGAGAAAAAGTTTGTTGAGTTAACAGACAAATACTATCGCCCACTAACTGAGATGCCATTGCCACCATTGTTCTGCTCGAAGGGTTACTTCAGAGATATCAAACAGAACAGTGTGTATCGCATTTCACCACACAAGCATGCCCAGACTTTGGGTGTAGGTATTATCTATCTCACAGTACCTAAACGCAACGCAGGTAATTTGGTGTTACTTGATCCACGTGGTGGTGTTATGTGGCACAATCAATTTACACCATTCAAACGCATTGCTGTTGAACGTGGACTGATGGTTATTCATCCAGGTTATCTGGTTCACTTCGTTGAGCCGACTGATTATGATAACGCACGTTATGATTATAGAAACGCAGTTGTATCCAATATTCATTGGAAGCACTCAGACTTCATTAAAGAACTTGAGAAGAATGAACAACAAGTATATAAAATGGGGAGTATCGAGGTATGATGTTCTTCGAGAAGTATAAAGAATTTGTTGATGCCGATCCAAGAAAAGATCGTTCCATGGTTCAGGTTAATTATGAAACTATGACTAAACGATGTGAGGTGAGTTTACCTAAATGGTTAATCGAAGGTAAAACCATTTTAGATCTTGGTAGTTGTTATGGTGCATATGGTCAATGGGCATTAATGAATGGTGCTAAAAATTACACTGGTGTTGAATTACAAAAAGAGTTCGCACGTTCATCTAGTCAGATGTTATCGAAATATCATACAAATTTTTCTATAATTGAAAAGGATGCTTTACAATTTTTAAGAGACGCATCTTATTTGAATGACAAATACGATATAATTATAGCTGCAGGAGTGATTCATGGATTCACTGATGTAATTGAACTTATTAGACATATGAGTCTTGTAGCAAATGAATATATCATTATTGAATCTATGGAAGTAGAAGAACCAGTATACCCAAGAATTGAGTTTAAGCCATACAGAATGGTTGTTCCAAAAGAAACACCAGAAAGTAATTACAGATATTCTGAAGGATTTACTGCTATTGCTGGATTTAAAGCAGTATCATTTATCTTACATGAAAATGGATTCGTTAACGATGGTGGTAAACTTGAACCAGAAAAAATAAATTCAAGTTTAGATGCATACAATACACCGATTTATGATTATAAAACTGATAGCTCCAAAGATGCGTCCACGATTACAGTTGAGAGATACATCGGTAGATTTAAAAAACAGGAAACTAAAAAAGTTTCTTTACAATCCAATACCACATCCTCACAGTTTAAAGAACTTCCTGGAACACCCCAGTGGTCTTTTGATGATTCTGTAGCAAAACGATTCCAGCAAGAAGCAATGACCAATATACCAGATTACGAGAGAGTTCTTGGTATGTGTCTTGGAGTCGCCAACAAAAAGTTTGATAAAAACATCTCTATTATTGATGTGGGTTCTGCTCTGGGGCACACTATGGATATTTTTGTAAAAGACGGATTCAAAAATATATCTGGTGTTGATAACTCAGCAGAAATGATTACAAACAGTTTATACAAACATAAAGTAGTTATGTCAAGTAAGCTGCCAAAAGGAAATTATGATATGGTGTTGGCAAACTGGACATTACATTTTGTCGATGAGCGTAAACAATACATTCAAGATATATACGATAATATGAAACACAATGGTGTGTTTATTTTATCAGACAAGACACCGCAGGATCAAATTATTAAAGAAATGTATTATGACTTCAAACGCAACAATGGTGTGACCAACGAATACATATATGGGAAAGAAGAAAAATTAAAAGGATATATGAATTTGATGCCAGTTGAATGGTATATGCAAACTCTTAAAGATATAGGATTCAAGTCAATTCAAATAATTAATAGTAGATTTAGTTTTGTTACATTTTATTGCGAGAAATAATGGAAGATCTTTATTACTGTTTCGAAAATTATCCCACATTATCGTCAGCTTTGTTCGCAGATGCTTTAAATGCTACCTACAAAGAACATTTTCATCCACATGATTTTCGTGGAACTAAGTGTTCGTTTAACGATAGCAAGTTTATGCAAATACTCAAGCAAAACATAGGAGAAGTTACTGCTCTCTGGATTAAGAATCCACCAAACACATTCTATAATTGGCATATCGACAAAGACATTAGGAAATGCTCCATTAACTTTGTAATCAAACAAGGTGATAATGCAGTTGCATTATACAGAAAACCAATGTATGATGTTAAAGAAATCATATATTATAAGACACATACAGTTAAATACATCATCGGTAAACCTACAATTTTAAATGTTAAGAAAGAACATTGCGTAGTCAATCCATGTAATGAAGAAAGAATTATATTAAGTTTGTGTGTTAGAGAATCTTCCTACGAGGATACTTTAAGTTTTATGAAAACCCTAAACATAACTGAATACTAATATGTGGTTTGAAAATCATTTAAAAGAAGCAGCCAAATATTCCAGAACAACGACAGGATTGTTGTTCTATTTTAAACACATGTTCTGGGCATTGCACATGGCACTGGTGTTTATTATTTGGGCATTGGCAATGTTATTGCATGCATTTATACCACAGTTGTTTGGGTTTATCGTGCTGCAAAAGGTAGTTGATTTTATCAAGAGAATGAAGGAAGAACATCCAGACGATCCAATCTTGAATAAGATTAAATTCGATGAGTAGATATGATATAAGCAGAGTTGGTTTACCAATTACCAACGCAACTGTAACGCAAGAGTTTCGTGATATAGTAACCAGTCTGAAGCAGAACAAAAATTGGATCGGCATTATGGTTAGTAATGACGAAAAGAATGCACCTGCAGGATATAAGATAATACATAATATGGGTGTTGATTATACAGTTCTTAATATATGGGATTCAGATAGAGATCCTGCCAAAGCAACCATAAACTTATTGAGCCAGTTAAAGAAACTGCACTCTGAATTATTGTTTGAACGTGCAGTGTTATTTACTCCTGGCAGTCCATATTTGGATGATGCAATAAGTAAAGTGTTATTATCTGCTTATGATGATATTGAAGTTATTGACACCAAAGGTGCACCACAAATAGCAGCTGAACTTATTGGCGAGATGACTGGTTTGCAGACAGAAATTAGAAATTATTATGACGACTTCGTTCTCATGCATAACCAAAGTATAGATAGAAATAAGGTCACCATATTCTCGTGTCTACAAAATATATACAATGTAAGTTTATGTGATGTTGTGAGCCAATTAAAACCAGACAGAGTTATAGCAGTGAACGTGGGAGAAAGTATTATTGCAAAAGAATACACTTACTATGGTATTATGGAATCTTGCAATGAACTTGCAAAATCTGAAACCAGCTATACGTTTGGTTTTGTATTTGACAAATAAACGAGGTTGTAGTATAATTGTTACAGGAGATTAAAATATGAGTACATTTAAAGAGCAGTGGGAAGCAAAGAAATTGCTTAAGAAAGCCAAAAAGAAAGCACGTAATAATGCTATGAAGGAATATGGCATGAGTAAGAAAGAAGCCAGCAGTGCAGTCAAGAAAGCAGTTGGACGTATTGCTTCAAATAAACCAGTTACACGAGCAGCAGGGAGAGGTGGTTGATGAAGTTAGCCAGTTTAATTATCGGTGCGTTGTTTAGTCTGAACGTATACGCACAAGAGACAGTTAGAATTTACTCACCATACAGTCCATCGCATTCTGGAACTCCAGGAATGCTACGTATCGTGGATGAAGCCAACAAGTCACAGAACATTTACAAGTTTATCCTTGAATTCAAACCTGGAGGTAATCAGGTTATTGCACTGAAATCCATGGACGAGAACAGTCTGGCTATTATTGCACCAGCATTCGTTGAGAACGTAAACAAAGGTGCAGTAAAGGAAGAAGATTATATCCCTATCCACGCACAGGGCGATGCATGTTGGGTAGTGATTACCAATGGACCAGTCAAAGGTATCAAAGAGATGACTATTGGTGGTGTAGGTTTCGGTAATGCAGCACACCTGACTGGACTGGCAATGGGCGAGAAATATAAGTTTCCAGTTCGCTATATCGTTTTCAAGTCCAACAACGATGCATTGATTAACATGGCTGGAAATAATGGTGTGACCATGGTCGTGGATCGCTATGAAGCGTATGAGTCCATGAAGACCAAGAATCCAAAACTGGAAGCATTTGCAGCATCCTGCCCATCCAGACTGCCACAAGCACCCAAGCTGAAGACACTAGGAGAAAACGGAATTAAAGCACCATACGTATTCAATATTACTGTGGCTCACAAAGACATGAACCCTGCCAAGCGTAAAGTTATCTCAATTATTCTGAACGATGCTCAGAATAAGATTGGAGCGGATGAACTCTTTAAGTTGTCAGGTATGAAAGTCCCAACTGAATCAGCAGAAGAGTTTTACAAAGCATCTGTCAGCGTGGTACGTATACAACAAAACAGATATCGCAAAGAAATCGAGGAAGCCAGTAAATGAAACCTTTTCCAACTGACGGAATGGATCGATGCAAAGTCTGCGGACGATACTACCAGTCAGATTGCGACTGGAGACAGGGTAGATGTCCGCACCATCCACCCCATTGGTCTCGATTCTATAATTTACTACAAGCCATAAATAATTTTTTTAGGAGAAAATGAAATGTCAATCGGAAACCCAACATTCAACGAAGGCGACAAAGTCACCATCAAAGGTATCAAAGCAACAGTGAAGACACAGGTAATGGAATATCAAGGTAACGAAGCAGTCTGGGGACAAGTCTACGCCATCGATGAAAATGGTGGTTTGATTATTGCAAATCCAACTGATGTTATGACTGAGTAATGAAAACCCTACAGCAACAAGAAACCGAAGCCATCCTAGCGATGGCTCAACGCATTAAAGAGTTGGAACAATTATTGGCACAAGCCAATGAACGAGTGAGACAGCTAGAATCCAATGTCTATGGCGGATCTACTCAATAATCCACCTCCACTCTGCAAACATAAAGGATGCGATCGGTTTGCACAAGCATTTGGAGCCAAAGGTAAGACAGGTAAGCCAATCTATCTGAAAACGTGTAGGAAACATTTGAACGAAAGGATGTATTATGTGGAAAGTAAAGTACGTGCCAGACACCAATGAACGACACACTGTAGCTCTGGTTAAGTTATTCAAAGACGAAGCAACTGCAACAAAGTTCGCCAACGACCTTGGTAAACGACTAATTTCAATCACTCCATGCTGACCAATATCATTGCAGAGGTCGGTTCATTATGGTCATGGATCACTGGTGTAATCGCTGGACTGGGTGTTACAGCCACTGTTCTTATCCTTGGTTTCGTCATGGTCTATATCAAACTCAAGCGTATTCATGACAGACTACAAATGATACACAATCAATCTATATCAGAGACCAGAGATTTATCCCTGAGAATCAACAAACTGGAGCAAAAATGATCGCACTGACAGCACTTATGGTTGCACTGCTGGGTTATCAAGTATCCATGCCAGCAGTGGACAACGCAAAGTTTTCCTATACAATCCACGAGAATAAGGTTTATCGTTTCAATACACAAAATGGTAGCATGGAACGCTGTGAACTCACGGATCATCTGACCTGCACAAAGATCGAAAACAAATCCAACTAAGCGAAGCGAGGTGAATCATGGACGAAGAATCCAAAATCAAACATTCCAAGCGACTCCAACAAAAAGAAAATCATATTCGAAAAGAAACTCGAATAGCCAAACAAAACCACGTACCAGTGGACGATCCCCATAGACTTGCAAAGAAATCACCAATGAACTGTGGTAATCCAAAGTGCCACATGTGTGCCAATCCAAGAAAAACCTTTAAAGAACTCACTATTCAAGAACAGAAATTATTCCAAAATATCGATGAACAGAGAGACAGACACTCAAATGGAACACAAAGAACAGATTAATATTCTACGTAAAGAATGGTATCGCCTCAATGCATTATCAACTGAAGGAATGAGCCCACGAGATCTGGGTTTCCACGTTGGTGTAAAGTCAGGTATTATGAAGTCAATTGCACTGCTCAATCTCCATGCTGGCGCACAACAAAACACGGAAGAAACCATTCAATATTCATTATCCACTCATGAGAAGCAACAAGAGTTTGCAAAGAAACGAAACTACGACTGGGATAGCTGGAAGCCAAATGAATTATGATATACTATTCTCTAAGCGAAGCGAGGTTTGCCCATGACTGACGAAGAAGTAACCAATTATTACAATAAACTCCAAGAACACTACGGAGATAAGCTGGCTAACCCAGAGCAAGAACCAAGAAGATTCGAGTGGCAAGTAAGAATATATCGATATTACCAAGAGAGAAACAATGCAACATATAACCCTACATCATAGAGAACTGAAAGAACTACTGGAACTGGTGGAAACACTGAACCCACCCGATACTCTATTACTTGCAAGTGGTACAGTTACAATTACCATGGATAACTCAAGTGGTATCGGTTCAATACTTAAAGCAACTTTCCCTGTAAAGCAAGCAGATCGCTGGGGAGAGTGGACTACCAATATAACTGATGAAAGCCATTGGTAATGAAAGCCATTAAATCTTATCTATCCTTGCAATGGAAATGTAATCTATTCAGAGACAGCGTATCAGGTAAAATGGTATCGCTCTATGTGGATTGCTACGGAGATGAATACATGAAGGAATCTCGCTGGGGATTATTTAAGGTGAGGAGAAAATGAAAAAGAGTAAAAGTGAGGATTGTGTTCTACTACCGCAATTATTATGACTTATCGCCAAAAGACCTGCCCATACTGTTCTACTCAGCATAAAAAGCGTGGACCGTACTGCTCAAAGTCCTGCTCTAATCGTGGTCGTACTATTACCGAGACACAGAAAGCCAATATGTCTCATGCTCAAGCAAAATCACATGCCAATCGAGAGAAAACCCCTGGAGAATGGGAAGTACTTACTCGAAATCAACTGGCTGCACGTAATAAAACCCTACCCAAACACGAAGAATTACTCACTGATCCCAATGATATCTACCTTGAACCCATGAAACCTGCTCTCCCTGTGAATCAGTTCGTGGCTTCAGGCGACCTTTGGACCGAAAAAGACTGATTGCAAGACTTTTTGTGAAATAAATTTGATTTTTATTTGACTTTAGGGTAAACTTACGGTGTTAGGGTTGATAAAAAGAGTAGAAATCCTGATTTTGAGATGTTTTTAGACCAGAAAAGCGATAACCCTGTAGTCTGTAGGGTTATTTTCGAGTCTAAGTCGTTGATTTTAAACGAGTTTTTGCTGTGAAAAAAGTCCTTTACAACAATTCAGATCTGCCGTATAATAGTCTTATGATGAAATGTGAAAGGAACTCTGTGAATACTCTAAAAATCTCCATTAAGACCCTCCGTGATGGTAAATCTATCATTATGCTCGGTGATAAGAAAGTCACCACTGGCAAAACTGGTCGTGGTCTTGAGGAAGTTGTCGAGTTTCACTACAAGAAAATCACTGGTGTGAAAGCTCCTTTCAATCTTATCGTTGGTAGCACTCCTATCGAAGAGTCCAAGTCTACCAAATTTGACATCAATCAGCGTTTCTCGTTTGTTGAGAAGTTGGTCGGTATGGTTGCTGACTCTGTTCAGCCCTCTGCCATTATCACTGGCGAAGGTGGTCTCGGTAAGACCTACACTGTGACCAAGACTCTTGAAAACAAGGGTTACAAAGACATTAGCGATCTGGCTGACTTCCAAGTGGGCTCTGTGATTAACACTCGCAAGTGCTTCACCATGGTTAAGGGTTACTCGACTCCTAAAGGTCTCTACCGTACTCTGTTCGAAAACAACAAGTCCATTATCGTGTTCGATGACTGTGACTCTGTTCTGAAAGACCCAGTTGCGTTGAACCTGTTGAAATCAGCCCTTGATTCTTACGGTAAGCGTATCATCTCCTGGAATGCCGATATGAAAGACGAAGATCTGCCACGTAGCTTCAATTTCGAAGGTCGTGTAATTTTCATCTCTAACATGGACGATGGTAAGATTGACCAAGCCATTCGTAGTCGTTCCATGATGATCGATCTGTCCATGACCACTGAGCAGAAAATCGAGCGTATGGAAACGATCGCTCTGTCTGACGAGTTTCTCCCTGAGTACGACAAGCAGATCGTTCGTGATGCGTTGGGTCTGATTCGTGAAATCAGTGCCGAGTGCAAGGAAATCAGTCTCCGTACACTGATCTCGGTTTCCAAGGTTCGTGCTTCCAACACTGACTGGAAAGATCTGGCTACTTACATGTTGACTGCTTAATGGGGGTGGGGTACTCCACTATGACCCTACACTGTACAGGGTCTTTTGCGAAAGTGCTTTACAGAAAATTGCAATTGGAGTATACTCCCTCTGTAGTCGAAAGAAAGGACACAAAAATGTTGAAATTGATCGGTCTGGTTACTGTTGTTTATTTCGCTTGGTCTTGGGGTGTGATCTCTGCAGTGGCTTACGTTGCAGCGAGCATTTTGCGTGTTCTGGTTTAACGACTCCTCCATAGGGGGGTCTCCATAGAGGGGGGTCTCTATACACTACCCCTCTGTATAGAAAGGATATTATGGCTGCAGTGAAACACTTGATACATGACATACTATACATGCTACGTATGCATGCATATGACTATGATTATGTAGCATACAAATTGAACATGAGTGTTAGTGATGTACGTGCAATTGCAAAGGACTATAGAGATATACTATGATTACTATTAGTGGACTGACTAAGCGACAAGTAGAGCTATTGGACACCATGTGGGATCTAAAGGACATGGAGGACTATGAGCAGTGGAGAGATAGTCTTGATGAAGAAACTATGAATATGGTGGATACATTGGAGCAAATGGTCTTACTTGCGCAATCAGATGAAATTGCAGATTGCGATTGTGACAAAGCGTTGGCGTACTTGGATAAATTTATGCTATAGGGGGTAGGGGTAAAAATGAGTCGAAGGGATTAAAGGGACTCCTGGGTCTTTTCCCTATGCTCGGTGAAACCCCGACCCCTAATTTTAAACGAAGGGACTCCTTATGGGACTAAGAGTTAGAGTAGTGAAGAAGATTGGTGGCACTAAAATGTTATTCGGTAAGAATGGCGTCACTGGCTATAAGAGATTTGGCGATGTTGTGCTTTCTTATCATAGACCATATAAGAGTAAGGGGACTCCTGAAGAAACTTACTCTAACTATGATAGTGAGGATACGCCATGGATGACAGGGGTTTTCTGGAATATGGGGGTAATGGCTCTAGGATTCCTTGGGTTTAGTTATCTTTCGGGATCTATTCTTGCGGGACTCCTTTCCGCTTACATAGTGTATATTGGCATTCATACCTTCATTGTTGCATCTTATTGGAACGTGAATAAAGCTGATGTTATGCTGCAGTATTTTACTCCAGTATTTGGTGCATTTGTTCTTTGGTGGGCATATTTGATTTTGTTTATTGTTGCATTATTTTTAGTTTAAGGGACTCAGGCTATATTATGAAATCTATTCGTGTATTTAAAACTGTTAATTATTGGATGGACGTACCACTGGAAGACGGACAGGATCCTGAGGAAGTAGTGGGGAATCTTAGGGACTCCGACTATACATCTTGGGACTCCGAGGAGATTGACTCTGGGTATTTCGAGGAAGAGGTAGACGACGATTATTACAATGATTCAATGGATGGAGACCATGATTCTGCAATGGCTTCCGCTGGATTTGGAACTGACGAAGATTATGGTTATTACGGAGAAGACTAATGTTGGATACTAATTTGCATATTGTAATTCTATACGTTTTGGGGCTAGGATTCCTTGCGGGACTCCTTGGCTGTGCACTTAATGCTTTTGTAAAGAGTATATTTAAATGAATACCTTATTTGCGTTGATGATTGTAACAGGGGTAGGGGTATCAGAGGGTTATACTTTCGCTTCGCTTAAAGATTGTCAAGAAGCATCCAATAGAGTGCGGGACTCCTTTTGTGTTGCCAAGATTCCAGTTCGAGTGGATGTAGATATGGGTGTTGCAGGAACTATGTCTGTGGATCGTATGTTTGATCTATTGCAACACATGAAAACAAGAATGGAGAAATTGCAGTAACGATATCCTTTACTTTAATAAGGTTTTTCAGTAGAATTTCCTTACAGTCGATTTTGGCTGGGTTTTAGAAAGTATCAAAGGTGTGGATTATGGCTATGTGTGGATTTAATTTAAAGTCAGTGAATGTTAAGTTATCGATTAAACAGGAAGAGCAAGTCGTGGTCGCTTCGCTTAGGAAGCATTGTTCTAATTTAGAACGTGAGTTGCTGAATCATGCCATGGGGTATGACAGTATGACTCCTCAAGAGGTATCCGATAGCTTAGGATTTATTGAAAGTGCAACGTTGGTTATGAGACATTACGGAGATTAAGATGGGATTGATTGGACGCTGGGAACCGAAGGATATGTACCAAGAAATTTGGAAACTCTGGGACGAGGGACTCCGTCCAGTCACAATCGCTGCGCTCTTAAATATTACACTCCAGGAAGTATACGATACCCTGGACGATGGGGACTCCTACGAGGAGATGGAAGTTTATGATGAGGATTTGATGTAATGAGTTACGCACGTTGGAGTAATAGTGCTTGGTATGCGTTTTATAACGTAAATGGTAAACTGTCTTTGTGGTATGATATGGATCACACGATCGATATTGACTATGAGGATTGTAAGACCATCACTGCAGAAGAGATTCAAGCTGTCTATGGCTGTACCGAAGAAGAAGCAGCTGAAGCCATGCGATATGTGGAATATTTCATGGAAGATTATGACCCCAAGGATGGGGAGCAGTATCAAAAAGAGTTGGCAGAATTTATGGAGAAATTAAATGATAAGTGATGAAAACCTAGAGAAGTTATCCCATGAGATCGATGATATGCTTGGCGATCTTGGGATTCGTTATGAGATTAATATGCTAAGTTTGTCCAGCGTAGTTCTGGCAAGACTTGCACTGATGAATATGTTTGTTGGTAATAGAGAAGACTTCAATCGTCTGATCCATGAAGCAGTTCTCCCTGTAACTGAAAAAGAAGTTTCGGTGCACTGATTATGGTTGAGATTAAAGAGTCTTTCATTTCTGACGCTGACTGCGACTTGATTGTAGCAGAAGTCAAAGAACGTGAGAATAGTTGGAAATTCTACAAGGACATTCACGTACTTGGTAATAGTTTCTATCGTCATTTAATCTCAACGAACTTCGATCGTGACGCTGCATGGAAAAACTATTCAGAAACATTTGACACGGATAGTTTTGGGCAATCAATCTTACATACAAAACTACAGGATCTTTATGGTGTATATGCTGTTCGATACATGAAGGGTTTTAGTAGACCTGGATATCAAATCGTCACACAGGAAACTCCACGCATCTGGCACTATGATGATGAGAAGTTGCGTTACCCATATGAGCATGCGTTTCCCGATTACATGAGATTTGACTACTTTGATGAAGTGTTTACGTATACGCTAATGCTCACTGAGGGGAATTTTACCTATGAATATTATCCTCAGACATATTCCAAGTATAAAGAAGAACCTGAGTTTTATTGCAAAAAACATCATGGACTTCTTGGCGATGACTGCGACTGCGATCTCAAAGACCCAGTTACATTGTCATACAAAAAGGGCGATTTAATTATTGCAAAAGATCGTTACCTACATCGTGTAGGTGCTTCTACCTTTGCAAAAGACCAAAGAATAACTTTGCAAGGACATGGCGTGAGGAAAAATAAAGTTCTTTACATTTATTGGTAATTAAGGTATAATTATATTATGAACAAAGGTTTAACTATTCCCTTCGAAGTCGCCGATGGCATTACTCTTGCAACATTGCAAGATCAGTATGCTTATCTAAAAGAAGAACTGCGTGCTCACGTTGAGGAAGGTAAGTATCTTCATAAAGATGATGCGTATAACTCACAGTTTAAGTTGCTTCCTTCATTGGAAGTTTTAATTGAATATTTTGGTGGTAATTGTAAATGACATACAAGCCAGGAATGATGTTGAAAGCCAAGACATCAGGAATCGTTATCAAGTTAATCTCTAAAAAGAATGGTAATGGTCACTGGAACTCCATGAAAATTGGTCGTAAGAAAGCACATATGATCCACGAGGGAACTCTGGATAAATTTTATGAGGAAGTGAAATGAAAGTAGCAATCTGTAGCGATCTGCATCTTGAGTTCGGAGATATCAATCTGAAGAACGATCAGAATGCTGACGTATTAATTTTAAGTGGTGACATTTGTGTTGCCAGAGACATCGGTCGCCCAGATCCTAACAATTTTATGGAAGGTTCACGGAGCAGTCGCATCGTTGACTTCTTTAAGCGTTGCAGTTTTCAGTTTCCTCATGTGGTTTATGTAATGGGTAACCATGAGCATTATCATGGCGACGTTGCTGAGAGTGCCAACAAAATTCGCTCGATGCTGGCATCAAACATGCTAAGTAATGTCCATTTTCTTGATAAAGAAACTGTTGACATTGATGGTGTTCGTTTCATCGGTGGCACTTTGTGGACTGATATGAATAACGAAGATCCTGTAACTCTTGCACATATCCGTGGCATGATGAATGACTTCCGTATTTGTGCAAACAGTAATCGTATACTTACACGTAAAGTTCCCGTTTACAAGAAAGATGAGAATGGTAACTACGTCACTGAGAAAGTTGGAGACATCAATCGCACTGTTCAAGATGGATTCAAATTCAAAGAAGAACCTGCGACATGGTGTCCTGAAGATGCAGTTGAAGACCACAAGAAGATGATTAAGTTTGTTGAGCATGTGTATTTGGATACGCCACTATCAATGAAAATTGTTGTGGTTGGTCACCATGCTCCAAGTAAATCTTCTACCCATCCTCGTTACAAAGATGAGACACTGATGAATGGTGGATATAGCAGCAATCTAAACGAATTTATTTTGCAGCGTCCAGGAATTAAGTTGTGGACTCATGGTCATACTCATGAAGACTTTGACTACATGATTGGTTCCACTCGTGTTGTGTGCAATCCTCGTGGTTATATCAACTACGAAGATCGTGCAGATCGTTTTGAATTGAAAGTGGTTGAAGTATGAGTGATTATACACCAGACAAATGGGTAGTCGTTAAGATTACTGGCAAGGATGTTCCACCTATTCATAAAGTTTTTGCTTGTTGGTATGGTGGATATGCTGGGTCTGACTCTTGGAAACTAAACAGTGGTATTACTAGAGCTACTCTTGAGGGGAACATGTATTCCTTTGAGGGTAGTTCTGGTTCAATCTATGATTGTCATAAAGGTTGTTATGGAACGAATGCGTATGGTGGTTCTGTACTCAATGGTATGATTGATCGAGCTGAAAAGAATGGAGTCTCCATGGAGATTCTACCAGAAGAAACTAATTGGTTGGAGATACATTATGAGTAAGACACGATGGACCATAGAAGTACAGGAAGACCCTGCAACTGGCGAGCAAATTTTGGAATTCCCTGACGACCTGATGGAATCTGCAGGATGGAAAGAGGGAGATGTCCTCGAATGGATTGACAATAAAGATGGAAGTTGGACTTTGAGGAAGAAAGATGAAAACACAAAAACAGATTGAGAATCATATTGAAGATATCAATAACAAAATTTGTCCCAATGAGATCGAGGAAGCTGTAGCATATCTTTATGCTCAAGTTTTGAGACTTACAGACGAAAACCAAGAACTTAAAGATAAAATTAAATTTATGGAGCAGGACTATGCCTAAGTTTACACTAATTGCAGAACATACAGATCTTTATGGTAAGCCAGATGGCACCAAAGTAAATTATGAATTTTACGTTGATAGTCTAGACAATGTTCTAGAACATTTTGATTTGTTTATTCGTGGTTGTGGATATTATCCGCAAGGAGTTTTAGATTACATCGTAGATGAACCTTCAGACCAAGAATGGTACAATGAAGAATTCCAAACACCTACTGAAACTAAATACAACCCCGATGAAATAAACCATTCAGGATTTTATTTTGATACGGAGAGAAACAAATGAGTAAAGTATTTACCGATGTTCATGTTTTCATGCGTTCAGCTGGACAAAAAGTTGGAGAAGATAATTATGACCAAGCAGATCTTTACTCTAGTTTAATTGACGAAGAGTATCGTGAATATATTGATGCACTTCGTGCTAAAGATGACGCAGAAACAATTGATGCATGTTTTGATATGATTTGGGTTATCGTAGGCTACATGCATTCACGTGGCTGGGATTGTGAAAAAATCTGGGACGAGGGTGCAGAATCCAATCTTGCCAAAATTGATAAGGTGACTGGAAAAGTTATTCGCAGAGAAGATGGTAAGATCTTAAAACCAGAAGGATGGAAACCACCAAATTTCCACAAATTTGTAAAAGTAAAAAAATAAAAAGGTATTACCATGAGAATTAAACTTTATTTAGATATGGATGGCGTATTGTCAGATTTTAACACAGCATACCAAGAAATTGGTGGCACAATCGACAATGGAAGAAAATTTAGAAAAGCTGTAATGGAATATAAAATTTTTAGAGATTTAAATTTTATGCCAGACGCAGAACAACTGTTGACGCATGTAAAAACAATTGATGATATTGATATTGAAATTCTAACATCAGTTGGAACATTCGATCCATTTGTTGGCGATGAAGTTAAAAAGCAAAAGAAAAACTGGCTCAAAGAAAAGAACATTAATTACAAACCAAATTTTGTTCGTTCTAAGTCAGAGAAATCAAAATATGCATTACATCCATACGGAAGCATGTTCCCAAACATTTTAGTGGACGATTCAGCAGGATGTATTGACCCATTCAATAGAGCAGGTGGTCGTGGAATTTTGCACACCAGTGCAGCAGCAACAATCCCTCTGCTTGACACAACTATTACACAACTTCGTGCAATTGACGGATTAAGGCTAGGATGAATGATTTACTCACAACAACATTTAAATGGATAAAGGATGATTGGTACTCTCACCCAGTTCGTTTCATCATTGAATTACTTGCTTGGGCTATTAGTATTGGGTGCAGTATCACTATGGCTCTTACTGTTCCCACTCCGCCATTACTTATTCTTTATCCTATTTGGATTAGTGGTTGTGCTATGTATGCTTGGGCTGCTTATACTAGGAAATCATTTGGGATGCTGGCTAACTACATGCTCTTGGTGACGATTGACTTTATTGGCTTAATAAGGATGCTAACATGACATTTAGATTTTGGATTCAAGAAATGTGGATGCAACATAAAGATGAATATATGGAGTTAGGAATGGCTATCCCAGAAGCATCTGCGCAAGAATATTTTAGTAAATATAAGTATTGGTTGAAACGTGAATACAAACATCAAAAATCTTTGGAGAATTTGGGCTAAAGCGATTGGTGAGAAGAGCGGTAGAACAGACCAAGAGTCAGATCAGATTGCATACGTTCGAACTTTCATTTTAGCTGTTTACATTATTACAAACTTGTTTATTATTGCAGGTGTTGTACGACATTGGTAGCTTTACTTTAATTCAATATTGGAGTATAATTATATTATGAATATATTTTATCTACACCACGATACAAAAATTTGTGCAGAAATGCACGTTGACAAACATTGCGTAAAGATGATTCTGGAATATGCTCAACTATTATCTACTGCTCATCGTGTCCTTGATGGTCACGAGTCCATTACTACTTCGGTTTCTGGGCGTAAGAAAAAAACTTGGACTATTAGCGATCATCGCAACGATGTCCTTTACAGTGCTACCCATATTAATCATCCTTCGGCTATTTGGGTGAGACAGTCTCTTGAAAATTATCAATGGCTATACAATATGTTCCGTGATTTGATTAAGGAATATAATTATCGCTACGGTAAAGTGCATAAGTGTTCTATGTTGCTTGGTGAGTTGCAGTATCCACCCAACAATATCCCCAAAGATAAACCATTTACTGAACCGACTCCTGCCATGCCAGACCACTATAAAGTAGCAGGAGATTCTATCACATCATACAAAAATTATTATCTCGGCGATAAGACGAGAATGTTTTCTTGGAAAAATCGTCCAACTCCGTCTTGGATTTGCTAAATACAATTATGCCTACATACACTTTTATCGATACAAACACTGGCGAGAAGTTTGACAAATTTCTGAAAATTGCGGATCGTGAGCAATTTCTCAACGACAACCCTCATATTCAATCTGTTATAACTGCGCCAGCAATTACAGGCGATCACGTTTCTGTTAAAAAGGATACAGGATTCAAGGAGGTGCTGCAAAAAATTAACGAAAGAAATCCACATAACGATTTAAGTAAAACTTCCTCACAATTATAACTCAAGGATTTTTAATGGCTCGCACATCAGCTGCAAAGAAAGTAGTAGACATTCATAATGACGAGCGTGAAACAAAACCTGTTACCAGTAATCAGTTAAAATTACGTTTAGATAATTTAAAAACATTTCAGCCACTCACCGATAATCAGAAATTATTTTTTGACGCATATAAAACAGGTGATTATTTTATAGCATTACATGGAGTAGCAGGTACTGGTAAAACTTTTATTGCACTCTATAAAGCAATAGAAGAAGTTCTCGATAAATCAAACCCATTCAATAAAATCATTGTAGTTCGCTCTGCTGTTCAATCTAGAGAGATTGGTCATCTTCCTGGCGACGTTGGTGAAAAGATGGAAATCTATGAACAACCATATCGTCAGATCTGTCATCAGTTATTTGATCGTAAAGACGCATGGGATCGTTTAGAAGAACAGGGTTATGTAACCTTTATTTCAACTTCTTTTATTCGTGGTATGTCTTTCGATAATGCAATTATTATCGTTGACGAAATGCAAAACTTGACATATGAAGAGATCGATACAGTTATGACACGTGTCGGGCATATGTCTAAAATTATTTGGTGTGGCGATTATCGTCAAACCGATCTAAATAAAAGAAAGAACGATGTTACAGGTATTTTGAAATTCTTTGATATTGCTCAACACATGAAAGCGTTTACTCGCATCGAGTTTACTGTAGATGATATCGTTCGTTCATCGTTAGTTAAAGATTATATCTTGGCTAAGTTAAAGTACGAAGATTACGAGGATAACAAGAAATGATAACAGCAGAACAATTCAAACATTTATTCCCAAGAGCACAAGATCCAGCATCTTGGGCTACATCAATGAATAATGTGTTTCCAACATATGAGATTAATACACCACATCGTGTTGCAGCTTTCCTCGCACAGTGTGGTCACGAGTCTGGTGGTTGGACAGTATTTGAAGAAAACTTAAATTACTCCGCACAAGGTTTATGTAGTATTTTCAAGAAGTATTTCCCTACTCTTGAATCAGCGACACCTTATGCACGCAAACCTGAAATGATTGCTAACAAAGTTTATGCTAATCGTATGGGTAATGGTCCAGAAGAATCAGGCGATGGATGGAAATATCGTGGACGTGGTCCGATTCAATTAACTGGTAAAAACAATTACATGCAGTTTGCCAAAGATATGTTTGACGACTGGCAGAACTTATTTGATAACCCAGATTGGGTTACTGCTGATAGAGACTTCGCATTGATGTCAGCTATTTGGTTCTGGAATAAAAATGCATTAAACAGAGAAGCAGACGCAGGCGATATCAAGACAATGACACGTAAAATCAATGGTGGATACATTGGTCTTGACGATCGCATTAAACACTACAATGAGGCTATACATTTACTTACATAATGAAAAATTTTATACATCATGATTTACCCAAACTTGAACGTGACACAAAACCCGATGGTACGAGGGTATATAAAACGCCATCGGGTCGAGCCTATCCAAGCATCACCACAGTTACAGGATTGCACTCAAAAGCAGCAATCATCGCTTGGCGAAAAAAAGTCGGAGAAGCAGAAGCCAACCGAATCTCAAATCGAGCAGCAACACGTGGAACAAGAATTCACACCCTCTGCGAATCCTATTTGCGTGGAGAGTCTGCTGAACCAGATATATTCGATCAAGAAGTTTACAGGTCGTTAATTCCACATCTAGACAAGATAAATAACATACATGCGTTAGAAGATCCGCTTTATTCAGATCATCTGGAAGTTGCAGGAACAGTTGATTGTATTGCAGAGTATGATGGGAAACTTGCAGTTATTGACTTTAAAACTTCTGCAAGAGTTAAGACTCGTGATAATATTTACGGATACTTTATGCAAACATCTGCTTATGCAGTTGCTTTCGAAGAACGAACAGGAATTCCTGTTGGTAAGTTAGTTATTATTATGGGTGTTGATGACAACGAACCATTAATCTTTGAAGAGAAGAGAGATGACTGGATCGGAGAATTTAAAAAGTTGCGACAAGATTATAAACGAATAAAGAATATTTGACATTAATGAGAAAGCAGGGTATAATGGTATTAAATGCTGAGATTGCACCAAATATAATTATATTTGAACAGAAAGAACTTCCTGAAGGATGGAAAGAGGGAGATATGTTTAAAGTTGTTATTGGTGCGAACGGACAAGTTACGCTAATCAAGTCAACAAAAGATGGCGTAATGTAAGAATTGCTGTATGAAGCAATGAGAAAGGTGTTCTGGACGTGGGTTCGACTCCCACCACCTCCACCTGAACATATTCCGAACCGAGTTATCGGTAGCAAAGCGAAACGCTGAGTATGTTCAGTTGGGGGTGCCATGGTTTCGACAGGGCAATAAGTAACAGAGTGGACAGCACGACACAGAGAGTCGTAAAAAGTAAACAACGTAAACGCAAACGACGCACAGTTCGCATTAGCAGCCTAAACACTGCTTAGGGTTTCGGTAGGTTTCCTCGTAACAGAATAACCTACCACGAATTAGTGAAGTCTTTGCTCGATGTTAGCAACCGATGCCCAATTGGCTCTTGTACTAACTAAAGTGGCGACATTAATTATGCAGTGGATCATATTAACTTTTACAAGGAACTATCATGAAATCGATTATCGCATTAGTAATGTTGTCATTCGCAACTGTTTCTTTCGCAGCAGAACCTGCAAAGAAGCCAGAAGCAAAGAAAGAAGAAACAAACTGCGTAACTAAGGACAAACAAGGTAAATGTCCTCCTGCACCTAAGTCTGAGAAACCTACTCCTAAGAAAGTAGAGCCAAAAGCTGACGCAGCGAAAAAGTAATACCTAAATAATAGACAGTGGGTTGGTGGAACCCAATAAAACCACCTTTTTACACACAACACAGAAAGGTAGTAAAATATGAGTAACATGACTCCGTTCGAGATTCGCCTTGAACTATTAAAAATGGCGAAAGACATGCTTAACGATGAATATTACGGTAAGCGTGAACAAATTAGCAACGACTGGCATATGAAAGTCGAATCTGCTAAACTCAATGGTGGCACGATTCCTGATCATCCAGGTTTTCCTGCTATCCCAACAGAAACTGAAATTATTGCTAAGGCTACTGCCCTGAATGGTTTCGTTTCCAACATCCCACTAGATACAAAGACTAAGAAGTCCACCTGATAGGGATCGGAGTGTGCAGTCACATGCACACTCTTTAACTTACTAAGGAGATTTATGAATTTAATCCGAGTTACATTTATTTCGATAGCAGTAATGGTAGCACTAACAGCTGCTGCTACATTTTATAGTAAAGGATACACTATACTTAACATTAAGTATGGACAGTTAACCACTGACGCTAGACAACAAGTTGATTGTTTGGCTGAAAACATTTATTATGAAGCAGGGCATGAACCCCGAGATGGTCAAGTCGCTGTTGCTATGGTAACGATGAATAGAGTATTAGATCCAAGGTTTCCGAAAGATATTTGTAGCGTAGTTAAACAAAAAACTAAGGTAGAATCAATCGGCGACACAAGAATTGCTTGTCAATTTTCTTGGTTTTGTGAGCCAAGAAAATCTATAAATCAAGAAGTATATAACAAAAATTTAGAAGTTGCGTTATATGTTTATGCTAATTATGAGGTACTAGAAGATAATACATATGGCGCAAAATTTTATCATGCGGATTATGTACGACCAAATTGGAAGAATTTACAGAAGACTACAGTAATTGGTAGACACATTTTTTACAAGGATTAAAGGTGCAAAATATGATGCAAAAATTGAATTTACAGGTAAAAGAAGAACACTCACGTCATTCGTTCTTCTTGTTAATGGAAGAAGTTACATTAGCAACTTGTAAACAAGCAGTAGAATGGATCTTTGAAAACAATTTCCAAGAAGATCGTGCTGACTTACTTAACATGGTAATCACTTCTCCAGGCGGAGATTTAAATGCAGCAGTTGATACTATGCGTGGTTCAGCCATTCCAATTAGAACAATTGGTCTTGGTCAAATCGCTTCAGCTGGTCTTATGATTTTTATTGCTGGCGAAAAGGGAAATCGTATTCTTACACCGAATACTTCTATTCTGTCACACCAGTATTCATGGGGTGCGTTCGGCAAAGAACATGAGTTGTTCGCAACAGTCAAAGAGTTTGACTTGACGACCAAACGTATGATTAGTCATTATAAAAAATGCACAGGATTATCTGAGAAGAAAATTCGTGAAGTGCTTTTACCTCCACAAGATATGTGGTTATCAGCAACCGAAGCAAAAGATTTGGGGTTATGTGATGCAGTTAAAGACATTAATTAAATACGCAAGATATTCAGGAATGTGGTTTGGTGTAGTTGTTAACCCATGTCATTGGGAACTGCGTTTTGATTTTTTACATCCAGATGATTTAAATCCTGCAATGCGTGGGATTTTTATTAGTCTCGGTCCAGTTTGGATTCGAGGTATTATAGATGATGGAACATGGTAAGGAGAACTAAAATGCCAGAATTAACTAACAACAGTAAAGATAAACTTGGGTTTATCATTGGTATAACATTAATCGTTATGACAGCATTAGTATGTTTTACGTTTTATAGTTATCATCAAACCAACGCTATTAAGTCAAATATTGAATCAGCAATCGTTAAAGGTATTGACCCAGTGGCAGTAAAATGTGCATATTCCAGTGGTGATGTTATGTGCGTAGCCTACGCAGTGGCTCATGGACAAGGAAATACCCCTACTAAAAAATAACCCTACAGATCGTAGGGTATCTAAGTCGTTGATTTTATAGGGGTTTTTTGGGGGGTTTACAATAATTCAGATCCAGTGTATAATAGTCTTATGATGATTGAAAAGGAACTGTTATGAAATATCGTGTTATTGTGAATGGCGTATCTTTTTATACTACAGGTGCTGCTATCAAACGTGGCGTTGGCGATTTTGTTGCTGTCAATACAGTTGTGCGTCAACTGTTCGAAAATATGTTTAATGCTGTTGGCATTTCTTCCAGAATGCACGTTTATGATCACAAAATGGAAAGAGTGACGTATGATGTTTCGATTAGTAAAATCGTTTAAGGATATATTATGTCAACTAACCATAGTGAAAATACAACCATTTCAGATCAAGCAGCAATAGAATTTTTGTGGAAAAAATTAAGTAAATCTAGTACTGCTGGTATCAGTCTTGAACAAGCAAAAACACTGGCGATATGGGGTGGTGTTTCTGTAAGTAATCTTCTAGAACAAGCTATTCTCGACAACAATAAAAAATTGAAAAAATCTAATAAAGATGGCGAAGATTATACAGATGGTTCTGATGCAAAATATATGACTGCTCGTGCCAGAAAACATAACAAATATAAAGATAAGCATCAGTATACAAACAACGCTGCAGTATTATCCCCAGCAGCATTAAAAAATAAACATGGTCATTTACGTATATTCATAACACACTTAGACGACCGACGTAATAAAACAAATTATAGAATGTTTCTTATTCCACTTCATGATTGGAAAACCAGAATGATGAAAGGTGGAGTTGACTTTGCATTCTCATCTAAGACTGGAGATTTGGCACCCAGATCCTATAAAAGATGGGGTGAATTCGAGGTCAAAACCTTTAAAGAACTTTGCAAATAACTGCTTTACTTTAATTCAATATTGAGGTATAATTATATTATGATTCTTATTCACACCAGTCTTGGTCGATCCAAGAAACGTAAACAAAATGCAAAGCAACGTGAGTTGCAAGCATCATGGGAAGCCATGTTGAAGAAGTATGCCACAAAGAAGGTTGCTCCTAGGAAAGAACAATCACTCAGTGATGTATACTCACTCGGTACACCTGCTTGTCGTGAGACACCTAAGATTCCGAGTCTCCCCTTTACTGGTGGTCCATGTACTAAAGCACCTGATAAAGTGTATACTGGTACTGCGATCAAAGGTATTGGCACCATGCATAAGTCGAATGCTGTTCCTATTTTTTCTGATGAACAAGCAGTTGACATTGCTAGAATGAGGAGAGGTTGATGGAAAAGAAAATCCTGATGAAGATTCGCTTGAAGCAAGATGGCACTTGGGAACATGTTTATAACGATGGTTCTACGGATCAAGAGTTTTATGAACTGAACATTGTTGAACTTGCTAAAATGCAACGTGCCAAATACATTGAGCAGTCCCAAGATTATCTGGAACAAGCAGTAGAGTTGTCTGGATATAAAGACGCAATAGAAGTTATTGATTATATACAACGAAAGACTAAATAATGAACGCTAAATTGAATAAAATTGTATCTGCAAGTCATATGGGCGACGTAAAGGAAGTGCAAGATCTTTACATTAGCCTATTGAATGACAAGATGAAACTTGACAAATTTTTCAGTTTGTATCTTGATAAATTCGGTAACAAAATGGATCCCGAAAAAACAGATACTAACATCTGGAAACTTTATAATATTAAATCGAAAGAATATTCTGAACTTAATCATGCTATTAGAACAGCCAATTACTACCTCAATAAACACACTACGAATGTTTAAAACATCAAACGAATTTTCTCTTTACATTGAACAGGTTGTCAATGAAAAGCGTATCACTCATATGGACGCTATTCTTGAATACTGTAAAGAAAACTATCTTGAACCACAAGACATTGCTAAGTTAGTCAACAAGTCTTTGAAGGAAAAGGTAGCACTCAATATGCAAGAACTTAATTATCTCCCTAAGAAAGCACAACTGGATGTCTAATGGACGGATTCAAAGCGTATAAGTATTACATAGCTGTCAGACTCCATTTCACTAAAGACAATTTCGATGTATTTAAAAATCGTGGTAACCTAAAGGGAACACGTGATGCATTTAATGCTAGGAATGATCGTCTTATGTTTGAGAAACTTGCAAGAAAATATCCAGTAGACAAAGAACTAATACAATACTATGTTGCAAACTTTGCTTACGGTAGCGATACTGCGGTTTATTCAATGGAAGAAGCAGATAGTAATTTAATTGAGTGGAATCGAAGAAAGCAGAGTATTACTAAAATCTTTTCTGATGATTGCAATAGAATTTTATTGGATGCTTGCAAGAACAAATTTAAAGAAGATTCTATTTTTAACTTGACAAATAAAGGTTATTGTAGTATACTTAAATTATTCCTTGGTAATCAGATAACACTTGAAACTGTCAGAATTATTGACGACTTTCATCCTATGATTGATTCTTGGAAAACTAACTCATCAATGATATTACTTTGGGAAAATGAAATACGTAGAATAGAAAAATCTAAAGGTTTCGTGAAATACGAAAATGTTAAAATTAAAAAGGTTTTTGATAATTTCTTGGAAGAAGTAAAAGAGTTATAAAATGGGTAAGACTTGGAATAATCATTCGAAGAAATTCGATGATGAGCAAACCAGTAAGCGATCTGGTAAACATGCCAAACATTCTAACAACAAAAAGAGTGGAGGTATGAAAACGCTAAATAGTTATGTTGAAGAAGATTATGATGATCCTTTCGAGGATGAACTTGAAATTCATGATGAGATTTTTATACAACATAATACTAATACAAACGACGATACTCCGTAAATACGAAAGGTAATAAAATGGACATTCAAACACTTCGCAAGATGCGCAATTCTGACTTCGGCAAAATCGCTGGAGAGTTCGAGAAAATCGCAAATCCCCAAACCCAAACTAAGTCATACGCTGACGATCGCTTCTGGAAACTAGAAGGTGATAAAGCAGGTAATGGCACAGCCACACTTCGCTTCCTACCACGTGTAGAAGGTGATGAGCTACCTTGGGTACGTATCTTTTCTCATGGATTCCAAGGTCCAACTGGGAAATGGTATATCGAAAATTCCCTCACTACTCTTGGTGAGAACGACCCTGTTGGTGAATTGAACACTCAACTGTGGAACTCTGGTTCTGATGCGAACAAGAAAATTGCTCAAGCACAAAAGCGTAAACTAAGTTTTATCGCTAACGTGTTGGTTGTTTCTGATCCTAAGCATCCAGAGAACGAAGGTAAAGTATTCCTATTTAAATTTGGTAAGAAAATCTTTGATAAGATTATGGACAAAGCACGTCCAACCTTTGAAGATGAGAAGCCAGTAAACGTGTTTGACTTCTGGGAAGGTGCCAACTTCAAACTGCGTATGCGTAAGAAAGATGGTTACACTAACTATGACGAATCTGCGTTTGCTGATCCTACCGCAATTTCAAATGATGATGAAGCTATCCTCAAGATTGCAAACCAGCAACACAAATTGGCAGAGTTCCTCGATCGTAAGAACTTCAAGTCTTATGATGAGTTGAAGAAGAAACTTGAGGAAGTTCTTTCTGGTGATTCTTTTGCTAGCAAATCTGCTGCAGAACTTTCTGAAGAAGAACGTCCAGTTGCTGCTGCACCAAAGATCGCAAGTAAACCTGCACCATCTATTGCGTCAGCAAGTGACGATGATGAAGATGTAATGTCTTATTTTGAGAAGATTGCTAAAGAAGATTAATCTTTAGAGTAGAAAAGAAAAGGGAGCTTCGGCTCCCTTTTTTGTTATGCAAATCGTGTTCTTATATAACGATTCATTGTCTGTTCTTGATTACGAACAGGTAATTGAACTATTGAATTTTGAGTGGTTTGATTATTTGTAACTGGTGCTACAACTGTATTTCCACCACCACTTGCGCTGGCACCCATCGCTGCAGTTCTAGCTCCGTCATTGGCAGCTGATTGATTAGAAACAAAGTTCGCTTGTCCCATCGCTGCACCCATAGCAGCAATTTTTTCAACAGGTAAAGCAGCAATTGCTTTAATGTTTTCTGGTTTAATGTCAGAGAATACTCTTAGACCAGCACCGAGTTTCTCAACACCAATACCTGCTTTCTCAATATTTTGTCCTTGTTCACCAAGAGCAATAATTTGATCGACAGGAGTTTTTTGCCCACCTGCCCATGATAGGAAACCAGTAACCAAGTTACTTAAACCACTAGCAACGTTGGCTGCAGCAAAAGCAGCCATACCAAACGATACTGATAGAAGACCAGCACCGACCTGCATAAGATTCATACCATCAATAGCAGCTAGTCTTTCGATTGAACTTGTGATCGCATCAATAGTTCCAATGATTGCTTCAGAAATCGTACCAATAACACCCATAACTACATCACCGACTGCTGTAATTACACTTGGAATTTGTTGAATAGCAGCTACGAATACGTTTTGAACTACATCTGCTACCTTGATTAGAACTGGTGCGAATGCTTCCATAAATGGTGCAGCATACTCAAGTGCTTTACCAATACCCATAAACGCTAAAACTGCAGCAGCAAGACCTAACATTACCTTTGGATTCGCCAAAGCAGAAACACCTTGTGCAATACCAATTAGTATCCCCTTGATTGCGCCACCAATACCTTTACCTAATGAAGAAAGACCTGCACCTAATGCTTTAAATCCTGCTCCAAGACCACCTAACAAACCAGCACCCATTCCTCCACCATCACTAGGAGCAGCTGCTTTTGATTTATCTCCGCCAAGAGCAGATGTGTTCTTTGATATTTCTTGCAGTAGTTTAGTTTGGGCTTCTTCTCTGCGAGAAGATTCCATTTCTTCTTCAGAAACATTTACCGCATCATTCTGTTCTTTATTGCTCTTCTCAGTTCCAGCTGGTTGTGGTTTTGCTATAAGATTAGCACGTAAATCTGTTTTAGCAAATGCATCAGATAAGGATTCACGTTTAGACAATAAACGCTGTCCTTCTTTAGTACCAGCTATCTGTTTATCATTTAATCCAGTATCTTTTTTAAACTTCTCCAACTCAGCTTCATTGGACTTAATACTCTTTGCTGTTTTGTTTCGTTCTTCGAAATCTTGTCCAAGTTCTTTATAAGACTTTTCACTTCCAAGTTTCTTTTGTTGATCAGCGAATTCTCTTGAAGCAATTTTCTTATCGAAGATACCACCAACATTAATTGCTTTAAGTGCGGTTGTTCCTGTTGCTCTAACTGATCCGAATTTATCAGCTAATCCCTTTCCGAAGTTCGCAAATTTATCTTTAATTGAGTCGAATGTTTTAACAGTCTGTGCAATATTTGCAATCGCTTCTGACTCTTCGCCTTTGATGCGTTTCAATTCTTCTGCAGAAACTTTACTTACTTCAACAAGTTCTTGTTGTTGTTCAAGTTGTTTCTTTTGAACTTTAAGCATGTCTTCTTCACGTTTAGCTGGAGACCCAGTTTCAACGAGTGTTCTAATTGTTTGAACGTGCTCCAGCGATAACTGTTGAACTTCCAACAGTTTCTTAAAGTCGCTCGATTGAACGTGGACCATCATCGGTGGTTTAGCCATACTTTACCTTTTTTTCTGTGCTTCTAATCTTTGTTTTTCTTCTTCCAAATGCTTAATTAACATGGCAACATACACTTCTCTTTCAAACGGAATCATATTCTCAAGTTCCGTTAGCGAGTATTTGTGGTACTGCATCAAAGCGAAATTCATTTTATAATAATTGAACAAACTATCATGACAAAGGTTTATTAAAAAAAACTTTGGAGTCCCTCCAAAACTTTATGATGCGCACGATTACAAACAGGACAATTATAATTAACTTCTTGTTTTAATCTCGGCATAGTCTCAAAGAATTTTTGAACTTTAGCAAACTGCTCAGACGTTAAATTATTAATAAAGTCTAATAGTTCTTCTTGACTTTGTTCTTTTCCATAAAATAGTTCGTTACCTTGATAAATGTAATCAATACACTCAGCAACAATTTTAAATAAATCATCAAGGTTGTTTACATCAAGATTCTGTAATTTCTTTAGCACTTGCATCGTAGGGTATTTCATCACAACACCAACATCGCCAAATAAGTGAATTTTATTGTTATGTTCTGGCGATTTCTCTACCTGCAGCTTTGTAATATCAAAAGAGATTTGAACTCTGGCTTTCTCATCCTCACATACATCGCATGGGAAAATTAAATCTACAGTTTCACCAACAGACTTTGCACGTAATTGAGTGAAAATATATTCCATATCAAATGTTGCAATGTCATCGACATTAAAATCTCCAACGACACAAGTTTTAATAACATCTTTAAGCGTATTGACCATAACCAGTGGGTCTTCGCTTTGTTGTGCCATCATTAATGCTTTTTCTTCACGAACCAGAAATGGTCTATATTTTACTTCTTTCCCAGTAGATGGGATCGACAACGTATACGTTGGCGTACTACTCATCGGCAATGCCATGGTCACTCTCCTTTAGTCATATTCTTAATAAGTTTATTCAACTCAGCGGTGCTACCAACAAAGATAGCGTTATTATTAGTCACCTGTTTAGCTGCTTCAGCTTTACTAGGTGCATCAAGTTTTTGTTTCTGTTGATGTAAATCCATTAATTGTTGATTTACGTCAGCTAATTGTTTCATTAAATTACCCACAACTTCAAACGCACGTGGATGTTCAGATTGTTTAGCAACTTCCAGAGCATCTGTTAAAGCTACCTGTCCTTGCTGCAATAACACACGAAGATTGTTTCTGGCAACTGTATAGTCATCCTCAATCTTTTCGTTTACTGGAGTTATAGTATTACCAGATGAATCTAATACTTCAACTTCAGTTTTCTTTTCAATCTTAACTGTGTCAAAAACTTCTGACAACTTATCATCAATTTTCATAATAATCCTTTATTTATGATCTACCATCAAAAGTCATAGTGTTATAATCTTGCTGAAATCCGCTAAAATTAGAACTGTACTGTTCTGGAACACTTGGTAGGCTAGTTAATTCTCTGTTATTAATTGTTGGCATCTTTAAGAAACGATCCCAAGGAGATTCTTTAGTTTCTTTTGGAGCTGAGAATGATCTAGAATTCCAATATTTGTAATTCATACTAACTTGCAATTTCATAACTTCTTTCTGATCGTATCCAACTTGGATCTGCCCAACATTTTTCGGATAACACTCTTCCATAGTTATTTCATAGCGTTTTCTATCTTTAGTATCTTCTACTTCAATTTTAATTTCGCTAATATAATCATCATAATAATTAAAATTTCTTGTGAATGGGTTTTGAATTGACTCTATCCATTGATCGAAGAACTTTTTAACTTCCATGTTATTGTCTACATAGAATGACATACTCGCATTGTCAAACATCTTTTCATTTGGTGCTTCACGAACTTCACCATGTATTCTAATCTGGTTGGTTGCAATAGTTACTCCAGGAATGGTTATATCTGAACAAAACAAAAGAATTTTTCTCATGTTTGGAGAATATGACATACTCTTTGGAATTCTTAAAGATACATTATATCTCGAAGTCCTCATCAACCCTTCGGTTTTAACTAATGCGACGAAATTCTTTAAGTTACCGTTCTTTGGTTCAGCCATGTTTAGCCCATTTTTCTAAGTGAATCTGCCCAGACTGCATCTTTAGACGATCCCATAAATCTCTCAACTGGGAGCAACATTGCAGTAGCCCAATCATTTGCAGGAATTTCTCTAAATGGAGATCTTACATGATTTAGCAGATAATGTTTAACGCAAGGAATCGCTCCATTATAACGAGAGACTCCATCTATAAGTGCCCAAGAATATTTGATTCTTGTAGTTTCGTTCATTTTATCGTTACTCTTAAAAATCATTAAACGATCCAACAAACGAACACGAAGCTGATATGGTAAATAATGCATATTTAAACCTAAGAACCCACCTTCTACCTTTCTGAAGGGAAATACCAAAGGAAATCTGTCATAGTATGGTAGGGTGTCTTTTAGTTTTGGGTCATAAAAATACATGTAAAGTTTACCTGGAGTGATACTCGTTTTTAATTGCGATGTATCACCCTGTAACACTTTAGGTGGTGTTATTCTCTGTTTATTTAACAGTAAAACCTGTTGTTCAAACCAACCACGAGACTTTTTAGCTGCAGTCTTTAGATCGTATTGGTTTTTCTCAAACACGTCTAGTAATGTTGATGGATTTTTGGCCATATTATTATTTAGGCATTATAAGCCAAGTTCGTTTTCTGTAATGATTTTAAATTCCCATCCACGATCTTTGGCGTATTCAGTAGCTGCTTTCCATTTAGCCTGATTTTTGATAAACGTCATAGATTCAGTTAAATACCTTTGAGTCTGGCGTCCTGGGTACTCGGGTGGTTGGGTTTGCTTAAATGGCTTAACTTCAATAAGATACGTTTTTAATATACCATCTTTTTGTTTAACCTGTATCTGAAAATCAACGAAATACCGATGTATTTTGTTATCTGTGGGACATCTATAGGGAACTATAGTTTCCTCTGATCTCCATTTAATAACTGAGGGATTTTTATCGCACCAAGACGCAAATCTGGTCTCCCATGAACTTCTCATAATTATGTTTGTTGGATCCCCAGCATATTTTTCTGGAAATACTGGTTTGAATAATCTTTTGTGAAACATGCCTAAATAATATGATAATCGATCAACTATTTAGCTCCAGGATACAAATATGTCATACACAGACGAGATGGGTGTTAACTATGGCGAAGTTGCCACGGAAATGAATGGCACAGCTCCATCTAAAGAAACGTCAAAAACGTCAAAATCACAACCAGCTGTTCCACCAAAAAAATTATCTGGTCCTCTATATACTTCCAGAGAAAGAACTACGTTCAGTGACAAAACATATAATATAGAACAACATTCATATCCTGAAGATATTATGAGTTTCCAATATGGCGGAAATTATGTAATTTTTTATATTAACGTAGCTGAAGATTCTAAATTGTTTAATGATAAAACTGTTCAAACTGTAGCTGATGTACCAGCCAGAGATAGAGGTCCTACTATCGCGATGAACGAAAAATTATATGATGATCCTAGAAGTGGAAAAGCAAAAATGGCTTTCACTGGGATAAATGCTGCTGGTCAGGCTATTGAAGGTGCTATGGCTGGTGGGCTACTTGCTGGAAAGGGTGGTGCATTAGTTGGTTCTGCACTAAATGCTGCGCCAGCTGCGATTGGAATTGGTGCTGCAGCAACTCAAGCAGCATCTGTAACTCGTGCACAGAAAAGATTAAAAACAGCAATCGCTTTACATATTCCAAATCAATTAAATATTCGTTATGGCGTTTCTTGGGGTGAAGAAGATACATTTTCTTATGCAGCTGCAGCTGCTGGAGCAGAAGCAATTCTTAAAGCACTAGAAGGTGGTGGAGCCAAAAACCTTGGTAATGATGCTGCAGCAATTGTTGGAGCCATGGGTTTAAAGAGTGATAAACAAGGTGCAGCTGCCAGCGCAGCTTTTGGTCTTGCAGCAAACCCAAAGAAAGAACAAGTATTTAAGAATGTTGATTTTAGAACATTCCAGTTTGACTATCAATTCTTTCCTAGAAATAGTGATGAAGCCAAAAATGTAATGAATATTATCTATGAATTTAAGTATCATATGCACCCAGAGTTTAAAGATGATAATGAATTTTTGTATGTTTATCCATCTGAATTTGATATAGCATATTATCAAAATGGACAAGAAAATCCAAATTTACATCGTCACACTTCTTGCGTACTAACAGAAATGAACGTAAACTATACACCGAATGGACAGTTTAATAGTTTTGATGATGGTATGCCGACACAAATTAATATAACATTAAGTTTCCGTGAACTTTCACTTCTTACTAAAGATAAGATTAAGGATGGACTATAATGTACTTCGAAGATTTTCCAAAATTTTTATACGACTTCGAAATAAAAGGTAAACGCAGAGCATTTGTTGTTACTGATATAACAAGAAATATTCGTTTCCGTAGAGATGTTCTAGCAAACATAACTGTATATGATGAATATGATGTTATAGATGGTGAAACTCCAGAAATCGTAGCAGAGAAAATTTACGGCGATGCTCAATATCATTGGGTAGTTATGCTGGCCAACGAAAGATTTGATTATAGATCTGATTGGGTAATGGATTATCCAAGATTGTCATCTTACATCGAGGACAAATATGGCAGTGAAGCAGATGAACCGCATCACTATGAAGATGATAAAGGTAACATTGTTCATTCTTCATATCCAGGTGCTGCTTCTGTTTCTAATCGTCAATACGAAGAAGATGTAAATGAGAAAAAGAGAAGAATTAAAATAGTTTCTCCTCAAATATTAAATACAATATTACTTAATTACGATGAATTATTATAATGCAAGCGAAACAAACATTAAAATTTGCTGGTGATGTATCAGTAGGTAGAATCAGGGTAATATCTCAAAGCGGATTTTATCAGGATATCGCCAATCAAGTTGCAGGTATTCAAATTTTTGAAGATCTGTTATCTCCGTTTATTACGGGTACATTAATCGTCAAAGATTCTCTAGATCTAATCAACCTATTTCCGTTTGTTGGTGAAGAATATGTTGAACTTGATATTAAAACACCAACATTAAAAACAGGAAATATCTCTGGAAAGTTTTACATCTATAAGATGACAGACCGAGAGATGCTTAAAGATAAACAGATGGTTTATCAGTTGCATTTCACCTCCCAAGATGCATTAATTGATTTGAATAAAAGTATTAGTAAAACTTTTACTGGAAAAATATCAGATATTGCAAACACACTATTAACAGATAAAATTAATGGTATACAATCAAAAAGAAAAAATGTTGTTGAAGAAACTTCTAATGAAACAAAGTATACTTCAAATTTTTGGTCGCCTATTAAAAACTTAATATATTTGACGGAGCACGCAAGCAATAAAAACTATTCTCCAAGTTATGTGTTTTTTGAAAATAGAGACGGATATAATTTCGTATCTTTAGAATTTCTTTATAAACAACCTATTATTGCAGAATTTAAATTTGATAATTACGTTCGTGACGATCGTGCACTTAGTGGTAGCGTTAAAAATTTAGAAGAAGATTATAAAAGAATTATAGGTATTAAAATTCCTACAGGAATAGATTATATTGATAGGATTACTTCTGGTGTCTATGGTTCTAGGATGTATACACATGATATCGCATCTAAGAAAATATCAAGTAATAACTTCGATATGTTAAAGAACGCTAAAAAGCAGAATCGTTTAAATCCATTTCCTCCTGCTTCTAAGAAAGTGATCTATCGTTATAGTTCGACTGTTATGTTCAAACCCAAATATTACAACAACTTTTCAAACTTTGGCGATGTCACAAATACAAAAATTGTTCAAGAAAGAATATCTCTACTAAAACAAGCAGAGTCTACTAAAATACAAATCGTAGTTCCAGGTCGTTGTGATTATACAGTTGGTAAAAAAGTTTATGTTAAACTTAATAAAGTAGAACCTCTTAATAAGAATGATAAAAACACAACTGATAATATGTTTTCTGGAAATTATATTATATCAGCAATAAATCATTTTATTACAAAAGAAAAACATGAAAGCACTTTAGAGTTGATAAAAGACTCTTTATTAATTAATCTTGATGGGGCGAAATAATGCAGTTATATACTGGTGTAGTTGAGAACAGATTAGATCCACTAAAACTTGGTCGTTGTCAAGTTCGTGTAGTAGGTATTCATACAGACGATAAAACTTTATTACCAACTGAAGATTTGCCATGGGCATATCCAATGCAACCAGTCACTTCTGCTGCGATTAGTGGTTTGGGATACTCGCCAACTGGTCCAGTTCCTGGAACTTGGGTTGTTATTTTGTTCCGTGATGAGGATCAGCAACAACCGATTATGCTGGGTACTGTTGGTGGAATACCACAAACTAAATCTGGCTCACGAGCAGCTGACGATTCTAACGATTCTATTCTGCCAACAGAGGGTGGTGGATTGGTTGATGGTTCAGGTAATCCAGTAGTAGATGGTTCAGGTAATCAAATTAAAACAGGAACTCCCGCAGCAAATAATTCTGCTCCAGTTCCTGCACCTGCGCCAGCACCCAAACCAGCTGCAGCTCCAGCATCAACTGATGTTAATTCGAGTATTCCTACAACACCACCACCAAAATCTGGAGCAGGTAATAAAGCAACTGATGGTATCAAAGCACTTATTGCAGCTTGTGATAAAGTTGGGTTAACTACAAAATACGCAAAGGCTGCTTTACTTGGTATTTGTGGTGGTGAGTCGAAGTGGGTTCCACAAAGAGAAGATTATAATTATAACCCAACAAGACTTAAACAAATATTCTCTGGCGCAACACCAGAAATTGTTGAACAATATTCTTATGCAGTTAAGAAGGGAATGCGACGTGAAGAATTTTTCTCATTCTTCTATGGTCCAACCTTCCGTGGTAAAAATTTCTTAGGAAATAAAACTGCCGATGATGCAGGAAAATATTATGGTCGTGGTCTAATCCAATTAACTGGTCGAGAGAACTACGAGCGTTTTCAGAAATTAGCATTAAAAGAAGGGTTAAATGTTGATATCGTCAATAATCCAGATTCTCTGAATGATGACTTAGAAGTTTCTGCTTTAGTTGCAGCTTTATATTTAAAAGTTAAAGTTAAAGATTCATTAAAACTTCAATATCAAGAAGGTTTCTTTGAAGCAGCGAAAACTTCTGTGGGTAGAAATAGCCCAGACATCGCTTTAGTTAAAAAACAATTTTATGAATACTTTTTAGGTGGAACAACTAGCATTGAACCAACCAATAAAGATGCAACTGCAATTGAACCAAACGTAGATCAGAAAACTATTGACGCAGCTCCGCCAGAGAAGAAAGAAGCGTATAAAGAAGATCGATCTGGTAATGCTACACAATATGGATTCACAGATCCATCTGGTAAATATCCATTGCGTGACCATATGAATGAGTCTGATACAAACAGACTTGCTCGTGGTATTATCCAAGGAACGTGTTTTCAATTTAAAGATTTGATGCGTGAGAAATCTGTTCCAACTGCAAATGGATTTAAATGGTCACAACCTGTTTCTGCATACAACACTGTTTATCCATTCAATAAGGTATTTGAATCTGAATCTGGGCATTTAATGGAGTTTGACGATTCTCCTGCTGGAGAACGTATTCATTTATATCATCGAAAGGGAACTTATCTTGAGATGGATCCTAATGGTTCACAACTAAACTTCGTTGTTGGTGATAACTATCAAATTATATTACGCAACAATAATCTTTACATTAAAGGTTCTGGTAACGTAACTGTTGCTGGAAATATGCGTGTTTTAGTTCAAGGTAATGCTAATATTGAAGTAGAAGGTAGAAGTAATATTATGTTAAAGGGCGACGCTGAAGTTGGCGTAGCTGGCGATTTAGATATGACTGTTGGAAAAGACTTCAACTTAAAAGTTGAGGGAGATTATAATGTCATGGCAACTAACATTACAAATTATGCACAAGAAAAGCATCAGACATATGCATCTTCCAATGTTGAGGTTAAATCTGATATGGCAATTCATAATCTCGCTCAAGAAGTTTATATCACTTCTACTGATGAAATGAACATCAAAGCTGGCGGAACATTACACGCTGATTATTCTGAGGGTCAGTTCGGTAATGGTGCAGCATCAGCAGAAGTTGACGAAGTTGATGCAATAGAATTAACAGCACCAGAACTACTCAACTCAACAGTTTCTGAGTTTGAGAATTTATCACCACCAGAAAGATCTTTTGATGATATAGCTAAGTTTGAAACACCAGACGAATGGGAAACTCCAGCTGGTGCTCAAGAAAAAGAAAAAGTATACAACACACCCGAGTTTAAAGAACCAGAAAACATTAAAATACCTGAGGCTCAAGAAGTGCCACCTACAATTACTCCATCGCCAGCACCTGCCAAGAAACCTGTTGATACTGCACCGATTTACAACACGACGCAGTATGGTGCTTCGTTCAAGTTGTCAAAACATTTTACTATCGCTCAACTGGTTCAATCTGATGTTGAAATACGAGATGTTGCTATTGGCGGTAAGGTGTTAACCAAACAAGACATTGTTGCAAACCTAGCAGCACTTGCAACGAATATTTGTGAACCACTATATGAGTTGCTTGGACCAACTAGCGGAAAATTTGCTCCACAATCTCCGAAGGGTGCTTGGTGCATTAACTCTGGTCTAAGAAATGGAGCTGGAAGATCGCAACATGAACGTGGTCAAGCTATTGACATTAGATATAACCCCAAAAGAGACTTTAAAGCCATGTGGGACTTCTCACTTCAGTTAGAAAAACTGTTACCATATGACCAATTAATTCTTGAATATAGAAGACCTGGATCTAAACATAATCAAGGTACTGGTTGGATGAATTGGATTCATATATCTTATGATTCTGCAGCATCAAGAAGACAAGCGTTTACAATGATTGATGATGTTTCTGTAAATGCGCAAGGACAAGTGCAAGCTGGAAGTCGAGGATTATTCTTGTTTGGAACAGCATAATGTGGGAACCTGTTAATACTTTATTGGGCACTTATGCCGAGATGGCTTCGTTTAGCCACACAATAGAATATTATACAGAGGAAGAGGGAGATCCAACTGCAACACCTCCAACTTCTGGTGGTAGGACTTATTACTCAGTGAGAATTATTCCACAAGAAACTAATCCAAGTAGTGTTATTGTTTCTGGAGCAACTTTGTCTGGTTTTTATAGAGGTATATTTAATGATGGTTTGACGACTCGAGACAGTAAAGGAAATATAACAACAATTACAACATTAGGTTCAAATGCAAGTGTTTGGGATGCAGTTAATCGATCCAATGTTCACGAAGTTATAGGATTTGATCCAGATATGACTCGTAGTAGAACTTTTAGTTATTTGGCTCAAGCGTATAATCCACTGATGCCAAATACAGTAATTGCTAGCCAAACATATACTGTTCTTTGTCAGGATAGGAACTGGACTCCAGGTATGTTGGCTTTAAAGGAATTGGTGTCATATGCCAGCAGTAACTAGACTTGACGATAAAACTACAGGGCATGGGTGTTTTCCTCCAACTGTTATGATAACCACACCAGTGGCGAAAACTTATTTTAACGGAAAATTTGCTGGTGTTGTTAGTGCGAATTGTAAATGGGCAGCTCATACATGTGGTAATCAGACTCACAATTCAGATCAAAGATACCCAACTTCTGGAGCCAACAAAACATATATTGAAGGGTATAAAGCAGCAAGAGTCTCTGACCCAATAGCTTGTGGTGATACAATTGGTCAAGGATCTTCAAATTCTTTCATAGAATAGGACTAAATAATTAGATGGCACGCAATACAAGAAACTTTTCGGATTTAGACTTAAATTTCACTGCTCATCCAGTGACGAAAGACATCGTTCTTAGATACGATGAAAATGCGGTAAAAACCAGTCTAAAAAACCTAATTTTAACATCAAACTTCGAAAGACCTTTTCATAGCGAAATAGGTTCTCCAATCAAGCGTTTGTTGTTCGAGCCAGCCACACCAATGTTGGCTGTTGTTATGAAACGTGCAATCGTAGATACTGTAAATAACTTTGAACCTCGTGTTGAGTTATTAAACGTGGACGTTAATGTAGCGATAGATAGCAATGCTATCAGAGTTACCATAGAATTTAAAATAAGAAATACAGAAAGACCTTTAAGTTTAGATCTTGTATTAGAGAGAACCCGATAATGGCAAATAAAAAGATAAACGTAACAGATTTGGATTTTGATGCAATTAAGCTAAATCTAAAGAACTTCCTAAAAGGACAGCAACAATTCCAAGACTATGATTTTGAAGGTGCTGGTCTTTCTATTCTTTTAGACGTTTTGGCATATAATACTCATTATAATGCACTGTATAACAACTTGACTATTAACGAAATGTTTTTAGATTCAGCCAGTAAAAGAAATAGTGTTGTTTCTTTGGCGAAGATGTTAGGATATGTTCCTCGTTCTTGCACATGTTCTACTGCTACTGTTCGTTTAACAGTTGATAGTGGAATTACTGGTCCAAGTTCTTTAACTCTCCCTGCATATAGCACATTTGTAACTACTGTTGACGGTATTCAATATTCGTTTTATAATACGGCATCTTATACAATTACTGGTTCAGGAACATCATATACTTTCGATAATATTAAAATTGTTGAAGGAACCCCACTAACTTTTAGATGGGAATATTCTGAAGGAAGTAAGTATACTATTCCAAATGCAAATATTGATATATCAACACTAAAGGTAAAAGTTCAAGAATCAGCGAATTCTGATTTATATGAAGCATTTACAAACGCATCAACTATAACTACAGCCGACGCAACTAGTAGAGTATATTTTATAAAAGAAGTTGATGATGGTTTGTATGAATTATATTTCGGCGATGGTGTTATTGGTAGAGAGTTATCTCCTGGTAATATTATCCACGTTGAATATATGGCATCATCATTGGACGCACCGAATGGCGCACGATTATTTCAATATACTGGCCAAACCCTAATTAGTAATGCTTCTAATTTAGTTACATGTTTAGCACCAGCTTCTGGCGGATCAGTCGCAGAAGATATTGAAAGAATTCGTTTTAATGCACCAAGAACATATGCAGCGCAAAATCGTTGCGTAACACCAGATGACTATAAAGCATTAATTTATTCAGCATTCCCAACAGCGAAAGCAGTTTCTGTTTGGGGTGGTGAAGATAACAACCCACCTGTTTATGGTAAAATTTTCGTTTGTGTTAAACCAATTGATTCTTCTAAACTAACGCAACTGCAGAAGTCAGAACTCGTTAATACAATTTTACAAAGTAAAAACGTAGTTTCTGTTATTCCTGAAGTTGTTGATCCAGAATATTTGAATATTTCTCTCAATGTTAGTGTTAACTATAACCCAAGAGAAACAACAAGAACTGGTCCAGAAATTGAAACGATTGTAACAAATACTATTTTTGATTATGATGATAATGAATTGCAAACTTTTGATGGCGTGTTCCGTTTCTCCAAATTGTCTGCTGCCATCGATGCTTCAGAAAAATCTATTAGCAACAATACTATGACTGTATTGTTAAGAAGAAATATTGCTCCACGTTATAATGTTTCTGCGCAATATCTTTTAAACATTATCAACCCAATTTACTATTCAGAATTTGCAGGTGGATCAATAGGAACTACAGGATTTTATATTGATGGTAGTGATGAGATTCATTACCTTGATGATAATGGTACCAATGTTCGCTTATTTAAATATGGTTCCAATGCTCAGAAATTTATTATTGACGAACAGATTGGAACAATCGATCATGCTAGAGGTATTATAGATATTCGCAATTTACACATTACTGCATTGGCAGATATCGATTGGGAAATTACAATAAAACCAAAATCCAATGACGTAGTTTCTGCGCTAACTCAAATCGCCAAAATAGCAAGAGACCATTTATATGTTACTGCTATCCCAGATCAAACTGCAGTTGGTGACTTACGTGCTGGATACAATTATACATTCAGTGCTTCCAACGCAACAGTAACAGGCGATAGAGTAGGCTAAAAATGACAGCTCCATTAAGAAGAAGCAAGATATCTTCATTAGTAGAAGGACAACTCCCTGAGTTTGTTCGTGAAGATCATCAAACTTTCGTTGCTTTCTTAAAAGCGTATTATGAATATTTGGAAACTACTTCTCCAGATCTTAGAGATTTAAGAGATCTAGATACAACTTTAGATTCTTTTATACAACACTTTAGGAATGAAGTTGGTATTAATTTGCCAACTCAAATTAATGCAGATCCTAGATTTCTTTTACAGAGAATCAAAGACCAATATTTGGCAAAAGGATCTGAGTCGTCATATAAATTATTGTTTAGACTTTTATTCAATAAAGAAGTTTCTATTGATTATCCATCTAAACAAGTTTTTCGTGTATCCGATGGTAAGTGGAACCAAGACGTTTCTATTATTGCAAAAGTTACATCTGGCCATCCAGACCAAATTGTTGGTAAACTTGTTGATGTTATTACTCCAACTAAAATTATTCGTGTTCAGATTGATAGAAGACAGTATATTGAAATTGAAGTTGAGCGTGTTGTTGAGATTGCAGAAGACATCTATGAATTTTATGTAGATCGCAGATTTTTCGGTAATATCGGTGTTGGTGATAGACTTCGCTATAAAACTGCGGACATCTATTTCACAGCAGACATTCTAGCTACAACATCAACGCTAAAAGTATTGACTCCAGGAACTGGGTTTAAAGTTGGACAGCTTTACGCCATTAGAAATGGTAAGGGTACTGGTTCTATTATGAAGATTACAAGAACCAATACAGAAGGTGGTATCTTAGACGCAGAGTTTATTAAGTTTGGTACTGGTTATTCTACGGATTTTGCATCAACGATTTATGCAGACTTGGGACAATCGGCAACTGGAACTGGCGGAAGTTCACTACAGATTATTGGTGGAAATATTAGCGTTGCTGAAGCAACTGATGGTTTTGTAGAAACAGGTACAATTAATAAATCGGACTATGCCGTAACTGATGCTATGGATGGCAGCTATGCTGGTGAAATTATTCGTGAATTCGGATCTTCTGGTGGAGTCAATGAACTCTCTAGCCCATATGATCCAGCAGTTATTAAGATTAATCTTGGAGCACTCGCCAAGTATCCAGGATATTATGTTACAAATGATAGCTTCTTAAACGATGCTATCTTTATTCAAGACAGTAGATACTATCAAGCGTTTTCTTATGTTTTAAAAATTGATGAGAGTTTAGATTCTTACAAATCTATTGTTAAAACATTATTACACCCAGCTGGTATGGCTGTATTTGGTGAATATGAAATTAAGAATGAATTTGATGTTGCATTAAGTCTTGAGGCGATGATTAAAAATCTTTCTGTAACAGCTCAAGACGAAGTTACAGTCAATATTGATTACATTACGGCTAAAGGTGTAACCAAAGGACTTGAAGATTATATTACTACACCCGATAGTAATGTATTTTCGATGGATAAATATATTGATAGAACGGGAATTGGAGACGATTTAGCGACTCCAGTCGACACAGGTTTCGTGTTACTGAACCCATATGCAGACGCTGGTTGGTTCTTAAACGACGATGGATCATATGTTAATGACCCGACCAACTTTAACACTTAGGAGATATAAATGGACTTAAATGAAAATCTAAAAATGAAGGGTGAATTAACCATCATTCACAAAAATGCTGACGGTAAAATTAAAGACGTAATTAATGTTCCAAACTTAGTTGTAACAGCAGGTAAACAATATATTGCTGCTCGCATGGTAGGTTCTGGAACTAACGTAATGTCACATATGGCAATCGGAACTGGAACTGCAACCCCTGCAGTGGCAGATTCTGTTTTAGGAACTGAAGCTGGTCGTGTTACCTTGGCTTCTTTCTCTTCTAGTGGCGCAACTGTAACTGCCACTGCAACTTTCCCAGCTGGTACTGGTACTGGAGCAATTACTGAAGCAGGTATTTTAAATGCAAACTCAGCAGGAACTATGCTCTGTAGAACAACATTCCCTGTAGTTAATAAAGCAGCAGGTGACAGCATCGCTATCACTTGGGTTATTACCGTAAGCTAAAAGAAAAAATTAAATGGCATCTTCAGCACTATTAAAATCTGGGTTGCACAACTCAATTGCGAAAGGTCTCTATAATGAGATTCAGAATCGCACAGCCAAATATTATTATTTTTTAGGGAAAACTCTTCAGTGGGCTCAAGAGTTGGAACCTCCATTCCCAGTTAATTCTCTTGATTATGATTTAAAAACACGCAATGAAATAATCACTATGAAAGAGATTCGTTCAACTGACGTAGCGTTTATTGTTGAAAGAAGAAATTGGGAGAGTGGTAGAATATATGATATGTATGACGATCATTATTCTGATGAATTAGATGGCATTAATTTAATTTCTGGTGGATATGGCTTCGCTGATCCACCAACAGTAACAATCACTGGAGGTGGTGGCTCAGGTGCTACTGCAACTGCTTATATTGCAAACGGTATTGTAATTGAGATAGAATTAACAAATCCAGGTCGTGGATACACTAGTACACCAACAGTAACTATTACAGGTGGCGGTGGAGAAGGTGTTGCTGCAACAGCAGTCCTTCCAATATCATATTCTGGTAAACAGGCTATGGAAGAATGTAACTTCTATGTGGTTACTGATGAATATAACGTATACAAATGTTTAGATAACAATAATAATGCACAATCTACATATAAACCTGTTGGTACTACTGTTGATCCAGTAATTATGCCAGACGGATATATGTGGAAATATATGTATAGTATTCCTATTGCGCTACGTAATAAGTTTTTGACTGATACATATATGCCAGTTGTTACAGCATTAAGACCACAGTTTTATTCTAGTGGAGCAATACAAACAGTTAAAATTGAAAAACGTGGGCAAAATTATACTTATGCGAACATTTCTGTACAAGGTGACGGATCTAGAGAATTAGACCCATTGTTTATTATTGGAACTAACTTATCATCCAATGGATCTGGATACATAAATGCAACAGTAGAAATAGATCCACCTTTTGCTGCTACAACTTGGGCAGCAAATATTAATGTGTTACTTGGACAAAGATTTAGACATAACAACAACATCTATGAAGTTACACTTCCAGGGACTTTAGCGTCGCCTGCACCAACTCATGGATCTGGTATTATCTCCAACGGAACAGCTGCTTTAAAATATATTGGAACAACAGTAAGAGCTACAGCAACTGTTACGTCTGGTACAGTGACAGCAATTAATCTTATTGGCGCTGTCAGAGAAGTTGTAATGACAGATGGCGGATTAGGTTATACTTCTGCTCCATCAGTTTCATTTAGTGGTGGTGGCGGAAGTGGTGCTACTGGCTCTGTTATTATGATGGGAACATCTGTTCAAACCACAGTTATTACAAACTCTGGTGATGATTATACATCTACACCAACTGTTAGTTTTGGTACTGCATGGACAGCAGCAACATCATTAACATTACAGCAACAAGTTTATGTGGCTAACAGACTTTATACTGTTACTACCGCAGGAACTACAGGTAGTGTAGCTCCTACTCATACATCAGGATCTGCGTCAAGTGGAACTGCAACATTACAGTACGTTGGTCGCCCAGCATCAGGAACAGTTATTCTTAGATATGGAACTGGTTATTCAGTTCTACCGAACCTAACTATTAACTCAACTACTGGAACTGGCGCAACAGGATATCTTTCTGGTGTTAAATCAGAAGCTAAATTACTACCATTGTTAAGTAATGGTGAATTAGTTGGTATTCAGATTGATGATGGTGGTATCGGTTATACATATGCAAACTTAACTGTAGATGGCGATGGTGATAACGCAGAAATTTCTGCAGACCTTTCTCCAGGCGACGTTTCAACTTTACAAGCCAACACCGAATTGTTGACTATTGATGGACGTATTATGTCTATTAAAGTTATATCTGGTGGATTTGGTTATGCTGGAGCAACAATAACTATTGAAGGTGATGGTACTGGCGCAGCTGCAGAAGCTATTACAGAAAACGGTAAGATTAAAAAAATCCGTATGACTAATTATGGTCAAGGATATCGCTGGGCAAGAGTTACAATTACAGGTTCTGGTTTCGGTGCCACAGCAAGAGCAATTATGACTGACTTTGGCGGACATGGAAAAGACTCAATTAATGGTCTTTATACAAGATCGTTAATGTTCTATTCAAGTATCTCCAGAGATAAAAACCAAGGATTTGATGTGAATAACGATTTCCGTCAAATCGGCATTATCAAAAACCCAAGAAAGTATGCATCAACATATTCTTTAGATTCTACGTTAGCATCTGCGTGTTTCGTTGTTACTGGAACAATCAATACTAACAATTTTGCCAAAGATCAAACTGTATATTTGGCTAATACTGGATCAAAATTTAGAATTGTTAACCTAAACTCGAACTCAGCATTATTACAATCTTTAGACAATGCTATACCAACAGTAGGTTCTGTTTTAACAAATGACGCATCACAAAGTTTTACAGTTTCTGGTTTAACTCTGCCAACAGTAGATAAATATTCTGGTGATATGCTTTTCATTGATAATAAGCAAGCATTTACGCCAACAGCAGACCAAACAGTAACTCTTAGAACTGTTATAAAATTCTAATAAATAATAGTAATTAACTAAAAGAGTAAAAGATGATCGATTTCAATACCGAACCATATAATGATGACTATAACGAGAACAGTAAATTCTACAGAATTCTGTTCCGCCCAAGTTTCGCTTTACAGGCTCGTGAACTCACGCAAATGCAGAGTATTCTGCAGAAACAGATCCAGCGCCATGGAGATAATATCTTCAAACAGGGTGCTATGGTTCTACCTGGACAAATATCAATTGATACGAATGCGCAATATGTTAAATTGCAGCCATTGTACAATGGTATTGCTGTAGAGACATTTTTAGATAGCCTTAACAATAAGGTTATTGTTGGTGCCAATTCAAACCTTAAAGCAGAAGTAATTAAGGTTCAGAGTGCTGAGCAAAATGAACCATCAACCATTTATATTCGTTATAAAGACTCTGGTAACAATGGAACTACAAAAGTATTTGCTGCTGGCGAGGTAATCTCAACAGAAGATAATTTATATTCTTTTCAGGCTGTAGCAGAAAACCCAACTGGTATTGGTTCTATCGTTTCTATCGAGCGTGGTGTTTATTATGTTAATGGATTCTTCGTTCTTGTAGAATCCCATTCTATAATTCTTGACAAATATAGCAACACGCCATCATATCGTGTTGGCTTGAATGTAGAAGAAAAAATTGTAACTCCTGAAGAAGATGCTACGTTGTTGGATAATGCTCAAAACAGCTACAACTATGCTGCTCCAGGATCGCATCGTTATTATATCGACTTAACTCTAAAGAAGATCTCTTTAGAGTCAGCTTCAGACGCAAGTTTTATTGAGTTACTAAGAGTTGAAGATGGTGTCAATAAAAAGATTACTACTAAGACAGAATACTCTGTTTTAGAACAAACATTGGCTCGTCGTACATATGACGAGTCTGGCGATTATACAGTAAGAAACTTTAACATCGATATTCGTGAGCACCGTAACAATGATCGTGGCGCATGGACACAAAACACTGCATTCTTAATCGGCGACATTGTAACTAACGCAGGTAAAACGTATGTAGCTAAGAATAGCGGAACATCAGTTACTACTGCGCCAGTGCATACTACAGGTATCGCATATGATGGTCCAGGTTCTACTGGTATTCAGTGGGAATATACATTAACCCCTCAATATAATCGTGGTATTTACAAAAACGGAGATGAGTCTAAACTTGCAATCGGTTTAGAACCAGGAAAAGCATATGTTCGTGGATATGAGATTGAAAAGATCGCCACAGAATATGTTTCTGTCAACAAGTCACGTGAATATGCCCAAGCAGATAATGCGTTTATTTCTGCTGAATTGGGAAGTTATGTAACAGTAACTAATCTATGTAAGATTCCTCCAATCATTTACAACTCTGTTGTAAACCTAAGAGATCAATTAACAACCACACGTGGTACTGAAGCAGGAACTATTATCGGTACTGCACGTGTTCGTGCAATTGAATGGGACAATGGTTCTATCGGTTCTAATACTGCAACATATAAGTTGTTTTTATATGATGTTAATTTGAACGCAGGTAAAGAGTTCTCTCGTAACGTTAAATCTATTGGGCTAAATTCTTGGGGATTCACTGCTGACATTAACCCAATAACTACTCCATTAATCGGTTCTGTAACTGCTGCTGGAACAACAGTGACAGGTAATGGTACTTCTTTCTTGACACAATTAGTTGTCGGTGATTACATTTATGTTAATGGTGCTTCTTATAGAGTTACAGCAGTCGCTTCTCAAACATCATTAACAATCTCAGCTTCTTTAACTGCGACAAATGCTGCATTTAGTTTAGTGAAGACAAATATATTAGCGACTAACTTAGAGAAAACTGTATTCTCTCTACCTTACAGTACAGTTCGTTCTTTAAGAAGTGCTTTAGCAACAAATGATACTGCGTATACAGTTTCAGCAGTATACACAGAAACTGTTGCGTCAGGTAACATTAATATTAATGCTGCTTCTGGAACATTTGCATCTGGCGCTGTTACTGGAAACTTTATTGTAACCAGAAATGATAATGGCGATGTTCTTCCAATCAATAGCGTAACTGTAACAGGAAGTTCTGCTGTTATTAACGTAGGAAATGCAAACGATGGAAAACAATGTACTATCGTTGCAACTGTAAATAAAACTGGTTCTAGTTCTACTGAGAAAACTAAAACTCACGTAACTGGTGCAACTGTATCATTTACTACTCAAGCAACTGCAACACCAACTATTTTATCTTTAGGTAAGGCAGATTGCTGGAAGATCAATAGTGTTAAGATGGATTCTGGATCCTTCTCTTCACCATCAGGTTCTTATACAATTGACATTTCAGATCGTTATGATTTTGATAATGGTCAACGAGCAACTCATTATGATCTTGGAAGAATTGTACTAAAAGATACATATGCTCCACCATCAGCACCTATTCAAGTAACCTTTGAATACTTTACACATTCTGTTGGTGACTATTGCAGTGTTAATTCATATCCTGCAACTATCTCTTACTCACAGATTCCATCAGATTTACGTGATGGTTTAGATTTCCGTCCAAGAATTGATGATGATGGTGTATCATTTAGTTCAATAACTCAATTACCAAGACGTGGTTCCAACATTACCACAGACTTCACTTATTATTTGGCAAGAAAAGAAAAGATTGCTGTTGATGTAAATGGCAATTTCTTTAATATCTCTGGTACATCTTCAATTAATCCAGGTGATGCTGAAGATTCATCAACAGGTATGGTTCTTTATAAGTTAACACTTGCTCCATATACATTTGATACAACAAACAATAATGTAATTATTGACTCTATCGACAATAAACGCTATACAATGCGTGACATCGGTAAATTAGAAAAGCGTATCGACAATCTAGAATATTACACTTCTTTATCTCTACTAGAACAACAAACTGAATCATTGAAGATTCAAGATTCTACTGGTATGGATAGAATGAAAAACGGATTTATTGTTGACAATTTTACTGGTCATGGAATTGGTGCAGCGGAATCTGTAGATTATCGTTGTTCAGTTGACATGAACAAAGGAGAGTTACGCCCATTCTTTACAATGAAAAACGTAAACCTTATTGAGAAAGCGTCTACCAACTCTGCTCGTGCTGCAGCAAAATATGCTCAATATGGGGATGTGATTACTCTACCAATTATCGAAGATGTTGAATTGGTTAAACAACAGTTCGCTTCTCGTTTGGAAAACATTAACCCATTCGCAGTATTCACATTTATCGGTGATGTTAAATTAAATCCTCAAACTGACGACTGGTTTGAAACTGATCGTCGCCCAGATATTATTAACAACGTAGAAGGTAATTTCTCAACTATCAATGCTCTTGCTGAAAAAGCTGGAGCTTTAGGCACAGTTTGGAATGCATGGCAAACTCAATGGACTGGACAACAAGTTAGTGGAACATTCGGTTTTGCTAACGCAAACTCTGGATCTGTTAATTTTGGTGGTGCGTTTGGAACAGTTAGTGCAAACTTTGGTAGTTCTGGTGGTGGCGCAAGACGCTGGGTTACTGCTGAACTTACAGCTACTCAGGTAGGACAAACAAGATCTGGAATCAAAACAGATATCGTTGCTAAGATTGACAAACAAGTTGTCGCAGATCGTGTGCTATCAACTGCTGTTATTCCATACATTCGTTCAAGAAATATTCTTGTTCAAGTTCGTGGTCTAAAACCATTGACTCGTTTCTATCCATATTTTGATGATGTTGACATCGCTTCATATTGCACACCAGCTTCTAAAATCACTTACACTATTACCAGCGGAACTTTTGATGCATCAACAAACGTAGGTGGTATTGCTGCTGAAGAAGCACGTCGTATCAATGGTGATTCGCAAGTTTGTTTAAATCGTGGTGACTACATTAGAGGTGTTACAAGCGATGCTACTGCTGTTGTAGTTGGAACAGAGTTAGACTATGACACTAACACCAAGTCATTATGGGTAGTTAACATTAAAGGAACATTCCAGACTAATGAACAAATTACTGGTTCTGTTTCTAACGCAGTTGGCGTTATTAACTCTATCACTTTAAATACAACTGGTGGAAGTATTAGAACTAATAAGAGTGGCGACGTAAACTTATTGTTCAAAATTCCAAATACAGACTCAATTCGTTTCCGCACTGGATCACGTGAGTTTAAACTTGTTGACAGCAATACTGCTAATGGAGAATTCACTTCCCGTGGTCGTGCGCAATATAGAGCAGAAGGTATTGTTGAAACTAAACAAGCAACTGTTAATGCAGTTCGTAATGCTGAGTTGGTCCAGAACGTTGTACAAGATAGTAGAACTATTATCGAAACATCATCCCGTGTCTTATCTGACACTGGTTGGTATGACCCACTTGCTCAAACATTCTTGATTGATAACAAGGGTGGTGCATTCTTAACTAAGGTAGACATATTCTTTGCAACAAAAGATACAGCTATCCCTGTTACATTGGAGATTCGTGAAGTTGTGAATGGATATCCAGGTAAGCGTGTTCTTCCATTCTCACGTGTAACTCTACGTCCAGAACAAGTTAATCTATCAACTAACATGGTTGATTTGGATGGCGTTGCAACTCCATCGTTCGATACACCAACATCATTCAGATTCCCATCTCCTGTATTCGTACAAGACGGATCTGAGTATTGTATCGTGTTAATTTCTGATTCTAACAAATATAAAGTTTGGATTTCTCAACTTGGTGATACTGTTCCAGGAACAAGTAGAACTATTTCTGAGCAACCATATCTTGGATCATTGTTTAAGTCACAGAACGCATCTACTTGGACAACCGATCAAACACAAGACTTGATGTTTACAATTTACAAAGCTAAGTTTGATACATCAGGTGTTGGAACTGTTCAGTTTGTAAATGATGTTCTTCCATATACAACTTTAGAAAACGATCCATTCCAAATGACTGCTGGCTCGAATATTATTCGTGTATGGCAGAACAATCATGGTCTAACAGATGGCGCTAAAGTAACTATCTCTGGTGTAGCTGGAACATTAAATGGAATCCCAGCTGCTGAGTTAAATGGTTCTTGGTTTGTAAGCAACATCGATCTAGATTCTTACACAATTACTACAGGAACTTCTGCAACTAAGACTGGTTATTTTGGTGGAGTAACTGTAAGAGCCACAGGACAGACGCAGTATGATGCTGTTATGCCAATCGCTCAAGTTCAGAACTTCTCAGAAACTTCAACAACATACTCAATGAAAACTACATCGGGTAGATCTGTTGATGGATCTGAAACTCCATATGTTCAAGACATTTCATTTGGCGATTGTTTGGTCAATGAAAATAATTATTTCTACAGCCCTCGTCTTGTTGCTTCTGAGATAAATGAAAACACATTTACTGGAGGTAATAAATCAGTAACTTTCGCTGTAAACTTATCTTCAACTAATGATTCTTTATCACCAGTTTTGGATACACAGCGTATAAGTTTAGTGGCTATTTCAAATAGAATTAACTCACCGACTCATACTAATGTTAATGTAACCCCAACTGATTACACTCAGTTATTCACTGGAGCTACTGGAGCGTTTAGTTTCTCTGGCTCTACATTAACTTCTACAGTCTCAACAATCAGAAGTTTAATGCAGACTATTGGAGTTGGACAGTATATTAAAGTAGAAGGTTCTACAACTACTGCAAATAGTGGACAGTTCTTGGTGACTGATGTAACAGACAACGGAACTAACTGCACTATTACAGTTTCTGGAGTAACCTTTACTTCTGAGAATGCTGTTTCTGGAACTGCAATTTCAACAGTCAATTTATTCACTGACGAGATCGCTCCAGTAGGTTCTTCCGCAGTTTCTAAGTATGTTTCCAAGGCTATTAAGCTGGCTCTTCCATCTACTTTCATGAAGATTAGATTTGCAGCTAATATACCTAATCAGTCTGATGTTGCTGTTTATTATAAGACTTCTTTAGGGTCTTCTGGTAATCTGGATAAGACTAAATATACTTTAGCGACTCCAGTTTCTACTCCTATTAAAGTTGAAAACGGGAACGAAACATTCTATGACATAGATTACTCTTTGGCTAATTTAAGTCAATTTGATTCTGTTCAGGTTAAACTGGTTATGAAATCCGTTAATACATCTGCTATTCCAAGAATTAAAGACCTAAGAATTATTGCGTGTGCCTAATATGGAACAAAATTACCTAAAGGTATCTGGTCACGAAAACCTAGTACGAGATATGTCTTCCAAGGCAGTCATAAATACTAGTATGGTCGAATATGAAGAATATATGGCACGTCGTAGAGCAAAAGAACAAGAACAAGAACTTATTGCAAAACAGACTGAAGAAATAAATAATCTAAAGTCAGATATATCTGAGATTAAGCAAATGCTACATGAATTGCTTATTAAAGATCGCTGAAAAATAAGGGAAAATAATGGCGACACTCGTTTTAAGACAAACAAAGGGACAACCCCTTACCAACTCAGAAGTTGATGGAAACTTTACCAACTTAAATGATGAGTTGGCAACTAAACTACCTTCTGCTACTTATACCCCAGCTGATATTTTAACAAAAATCAAGACTGTGGATGGAGCAGGATCTGGCTTGGATGCAGATGCTCTGGATGGAATGAACACAAGTTCAACCCTTCCAACAACTCTGGATAAAAGTTCTATCGTTTCTCGTGATACATCTGGTAATATTGGCGTAAATGCGCTAACAGTTGCAGGTGCTCTTACTGGAGCTGGAGCTACATTTAGTGGTCCAGTATCTGTAGGTTCTATCACTATCGCTGGTGGATCAATTCCAGTTTCTGCTGGTGGTACTGGTGCTACAACTGCTCAGAATGCAAGAACTAACTTAGGTGTTGCGATCGGGTCAGACGTTCAAGCGTATAGTTCCAATTTACAAGCATTGTCTACAGCTACGCCAATTGCAGATAGATTACCATATTATACTGGTGCAGCTGCTGCAGCACTTACACCTTTTACTGCATTTGGAAGAACTTTAGTTGGCTCGACAGACGTCTTTGCTGCAAGAACTAATCTTGGTGTAGTTATTGGTACTGACGTTCAGCCATTCGATGCCGACT